GGCCATGCGATGCTCCACCTTCGGGATAATTGACTTCAGTGATCTTTACCTTAACTGTTCGACAACTCATTTTTGGCATCCTTTTCCTTTGAGTCTTTTGATCCAAATTTCTGCTCCATCCACCTAAAGATATAATCTACAACAGAGGTGCACTTTGGAATATCTGGATCATTTGTCCTGCCAGATGGACCGAAGCAGACACCTGCGAGTTTCTTGCTTAGGATATTAAGCGGGATGCCATATTGCAGCAAGAGACTTGTTTCGACTCCTATTGTATCTAGGAGTCCTCGCAGCGTGGAACCTGCCTTGCCCATTTTGAGAAAGAGTTCTCCTGGCCTGCCATCCTCGTAGAGTCCCACAATAATGTAGAAATCAAAGATGCCCTGCTCTGGGTCAATTATCTCAACTCTATGAGTTATTGCTGGACGAGTTGGATCAAGATGAATACGTGCTACCATCCTGCGCACTCTCAATCTTCACCTTGCGCCTCCTTCGCGATGCGGGCGGCACGGCGGAAGTCACCGAACGTGTACGTGGTACACTCCGCGCCCATTGGTGTCGTGAGAACGATCTTCTCATCATCGGCCCAGGCCCAATGCCGTGAAAGTCGCCCTAATTTAGCAAATGGCTCCAGCGCCGCCCGCGCCTCCCTGAGCTCGGCGACGAGGGCGAGGGTTTGCTCGGCGCGACGCCGCTCTATCGTATCGCCCTCACTGTCAGCCACAACTATCCGGTGGTGTTCCTCCACCTCTATCCGCGCCAGATCGCGCTCGGTGATGTTGGTCATGGCGTCACCTCACTTATTGTCACCTTACATGTCCCGTACCCACAGACCCGCTGGTGGGCCAACTCTGAGAGATCGATATCGATAACGTTGGCGCTACACCCTGGACAGACATCCTGGACGATCACCCCCTGGCACCCCGCTGGTCCGCAGAGCATCAGGCGAACTCCACAGGGCCAGGGAGAATCTGGTCCGGTTGCGGCAATAGTAGGGTCCGACGAATCGTAAAGGTTATCCGCGTCGGCGTCGATTCGCAGCGCACATCCCAGCCATCCTCCGTTGTAGTCCACGGCGTCTCCCCAGGCGGCACCTCCTCCGTAGTGGGTCGCCCAGACGGTGGCGATTGCCGGCCAGCCTCCAGGGCTGCCACTTCCAAGATACGCATCCGTTCCTCCAGCCGATGCACTTGCTCCCATACTGGTCGGTGGATATGAAACGGCACCGTCAGCGGGCTCGATGCCGTCGCCGCGCCTGCCGAGGACGGCGTAGGGTTCAGTTCGCAGAAGGCTTTCTCCAGCCCAGTCTCGATGTCTACCAAGTCCCTGTGTAGCAGGTGTAAAGCATCCCTCAGCGCTGCATCCATCTACCGCTCCTTCGGCCGCCGTCGTATCGCCTCGTACTGCCAGCGTCGGTGTGCCCACTCCCTGCCCAAGAGGAACAGGTAGGTGCCGATCCCCATGCCGCCCAACACTGCCAACGCTACCCAGAGGATGATTTTGTCCATAAGGGCCTCCATTCGCAAAAGCTAGCCCCAAACTGATCGCCGTCAGGATTACGCCTAGCTGTGCCAGCCTGGGGATCGGGCACCTCAGCGCCCTTCCTTCTTGGGCTTCGTGTCCTCACGAAGCAAGCCCATCGTTTCGGCTACATCCTCGATTGTGCGGGTGACGGTTGCAGTCACCCTAGTTGCTAGTCTGTTGATCTCTTTGAGAACACCCATCACTCCTTCTCCTTCCCCGCTAGCGCGTCGAGGCGGGCGAGCATCGCCTGGACCTCACAACCTTCCATGTGCGGCTCAGGGTCTTTACACTCACAGGCGACACACTCTTTATCCGCCCCACGGAGGTCTGCGGCAGCCATCATCGCGGCGAGGACGGCATCATCGTCCGCATTTGAAGCCTGCCAGAACCGCTCGCTCGGTGCTCGGTCAGCAAGTTCTAGCAGGCGTTCCTTTGTCTCTTGGCGCCTCTTCCATGCCTTCTCAATCGTCATGATTGGCCACCGTCCAGCCGCCACACATGCACCTTGTAACGAAGGATAGCAAGGGCGATCCGCAGTTCTGCTAGCGTCACTGCGGCTTCATACGAGATCATGGCCGGCCTCCTGGTGGCTTCCACCACTCTCGATATGGACACCATCAGGCATCTTCCTGGCTACCTTCGGCGCAGGCTGCGTGAGCAGGGCGCGAGCCTCACGAATACCCCCCTGGGCATCCATGAGCCGATCACTCTCGAAGTCATCGGCCAGCGTACGCCCGATGTCGTAGTCAGCACCATCGAGGCGCTTGATAGCCTCAGCCTGTCGCTCCTTCAGCGCCCCCACCCGCTGCTCCGCCGCCGCGAGGTCGGCCCGCAGTTCCTCATGGCTGGCAGCGAGTTCCTGTAGGATCGGGTACTCTACCCAACGCTGTGCGATGTCCTTCACCTGGTCAGCCGTCAGCATCACGCGCCTCCTTGAAGTGGGCGACGGCGGTGCTGAGGGCAACCACTACGGTGCGCTCTGTAAGGTCTAGGTTGCCGTATCTCAGGATAACCAGGGCGCCTTCTGCCGCCTCTACCAGTTCCCCCACCGCCTTCTCCATCTCGGCGGGGTCCTTGAAGCCGAGGCGGGCGCAGGCGTCAAGAACAGTTTGGGCCTTCCGATACCGTTGCACTTCTGGACATTCAGTATCCAGGTCGTGAACCGTATGGCACCGTGTACAAAAGCCTGTCGCGCTCACTCCTCAACCTCCTCCACAAGAGAATACATGCGCCAATTCATATCCGCGTCTCCGATCGGTCCAGTAAATGATCTATGATCTTGATAAGCATCAACTGACCAAATGTGCACAACCCCACAAATTGTGCAACGACCATGAAAATGAGGATATTCACTTTCCTCACAGCAGCATCCTACAGTCTCTATCTTCCAGCGATGCTTGCAAATTATTTCCAAAAGAGACATATCTAACTTTCTATCCAATTAATGTCTCAAGATCTCTGCAGTTATTTCACATGTCCCATAACCACAGACATTTTGATGCGCCTGCTCTGACAGATCGATAGTATAGATTCCACATCCTGGACAAGTGTCTTGAACGATCACTTCCTGGCACCCCGCTGGTCCGCAGAGCATCAAGTGGACTCCGCACCTCCAAGAAGATTCATATCCGGTGGCTGCGATGGTAGGATCGGACGAATCGTACAGATTATCGCCTCTTTGGTTCTCCGCACGTCCACATCCCAACCACCCGCCATTGTAATCCAATGTATCACCCCAGGCTGGGCCTCCTCCATAATGGGTTGCCCATATTCGGGTGGCGATTGCGGGCCAGCCTCCAGGTTGAGCACCTTCTGCTTCAGGATTATCATCTCCGTCTGTATCTGGTCTGCCCACTCCTGCCACTGCTCGGGGGATAGGGGCGGGCTCGATTCCTGCGCCTCGTCGCCCGAGGACGGCGTAGGCGACCAATCGATTATCTGACCCTCTGGTCCCACTGCAAAACCAGCTTGCCAGAGTTTGTGTGCGGCCTTGAGACCCAGCATATAACCCCGAGTGCGAGCCGCATATACATCGTCCTCTGTTGGCATCATCTATCGCCTCCTTATGGCATTCCTCTCCATAGGCAAGCAGCCATTGTGTCTCCGCCTGTAAGTTCCATTGACAATCTGTGCACCGAAGAAGAGCAGCGCGAGCGTCAGGACTGCGCCCGTCAACATACCCGCAAAGAACAAGTTCATTAAGGCCTCCTTTCTGATATACAATACCGATGCTGGTTAATCCGACCAGGAGCAGGCCCAGCACCGGCCTTAACCATCTCAGAGCACCTTTTCTCCGCTATTACGGAACCTCATCGTGACCTCCCAATTCTGCCCCGCCATTTATTCTATCGTCCTCAACACAGTCTTTGGAGATATTCTTATCATGCCAAGAACTAACCAATTCTGACCTCTGGAATCATGTTTATTCTGCCACTTTCTGGCGAAAATCCTAGCCTCGTCAGCATTAGGAGCCCTAAAGCCATGGAGAATGATCCCAGCCTCACTATCTATGATGAAGTATTGCTTTTCCAATCGACCAACTCCAGAAACTTCTCCAACGGCAACACAACCAACCATCGCGAGCGATCTGCTCGCAGCGCCAAAAGATCAGCCTTCCCTAATGCGGCATAGAGAGTCTTCCATCCATCCTTCTGTGATTTGACCTGCGCCTTCATGCCATTTGGCAAGACAACATCTTCGGAGAATTGTCCTCCCGCTGCGCCAGAGAGAGGAACACGCTGTCCCCCTGTCAGGTGCGCAAACTCATTCTCCCGTCTATATCCCTTGTCTCTTTGCATTCTTCCCACGACACCCTCCAGAACATTCCGTCAAGGCGTAAAACACGTGGATCGCAAGGCCTGAAAAGAAAGGGCCTACCGAAGCCTTAGCCGCTAATAGTTTCTTACCTGCTCCGAAGCTACGCAAGGGTGATTTTACGTGGATCATTCAAATACCCAATTTGCTCTTACTTCGCATTGCTGCAAGTTGTTGTTTCTGGGCCTCAGAGAGTGGTTTATGTGCGCGTACATAAGCATGCTCCACTGCCGACGTATATCCTGTCCAGCCACGGAGCAACAACCTCCTAGCATAAAGATCAAAGTGTTCTGGTCCACATTCTTCATAAAGAGCCTTGCAAGCCTCACAATGATTTGGATCTAGTTTGTCCCGTTTCATGGTGTCCTTCCTGTTGTTATCTGGGCCTCGAGAGCCCGCAGCGTAATTTGGCGTGACACAGTATCCTCAAATTGACCATAAATTGCCCACAATTCTTTTTCTTTGAACCTAACCACAGGTAATGTAAATCGTTCAAATAATTCTTTATCACGAACTGCGTCCTTCTCAGAATCATGCCAATATTCTCCATCAGCCTCAAAAGCCAAATGATGCGGTACCAACTTGTGAGTCTCGGACATTTTGCGTTTGGTCTCAATCGAATGTTTCCTGCCAAGCATTGCCTGACGCATTTTCTCGATCGATTCTGGTTTGTGCCGAAAGCCAATTTTGGGCATTAGGGATGTCTCCCTGTAGTTATTTGGGCCTCTAAACTTTTTATAGTTATCATACGGCTAACGGTATCCCAGGAAATTCTATAGGCATCCCGCAGCCCCTTGATAATACATAGTTTGGCATCTTCTTCTATGAAGAGACGCTTAGTCTGACGCAATGTCTCATTTACTTGAAGAATTGTTGCCTCCTTAGTCTTCTCTGTGAGCTTGCTGCTATCTTGAAGTTTGGAAGTAGCTATCATCATTGCCACGTCGTAACCTTCCTTAAGAGTACTGCGGCGACTCGTTATCTGGCCCATCAGGGTCTCCAGATAAGTCAAGTAAGCTCCAAACTTTTGGAGCAATTCGCTTAATTCACCTGTTGTGATATCATCTCTCTGAGGCAGAGTTTCAAGATTCGGCTCTGGCACTCCTAGATTCTGCACCCACTCAGTGCTATCCTGGAAGACAGTCCACCACCCCCAGCCGCGCCGTACCGCGATAATCGAAAGTGGCAAAACGATAGGATCAATCCCTTGCTCATGCATTGTCTTGACTTGTTCCCATAGAGGATCTCCCTCAAGACATTTCCAATTCTGTCCGTATTCGTCTCGAATGAGAATTTGGGTCTCCGTCTCCGCTATCAATTAGTTCTCCTCGGTATATTTGATTACACTAGCAACATGCTCTGGCGTTAGAACAAATCCAGAGCACAAAGGATAGAAAGAACACCCTGAATCACGCGCCAACGGCGTCCTCTCAACCATCATGCCACTCCGCGCCCGTTCCAGAATATTCTTTAAGCGTCTCTCTATCCCATCCCAGATAGCAGGATCTAGTTGGTATATAAAGGGTTTTAGGGATTGGTCATTTTTATCCTCATATAAGAAATATGTTGGCCAACCATGATGATGACGCATGTAGGGATGCACTTGTATCTTGTGCGCAAGAGTTGGTTCTCTGAGAGCCTTGAATTGTTCATGGTGCATAGTCTTAAATTCAAAGACATAGCGCTCACCAGTTGTGCGATTCCTCACAAGATCGTCGCATTCGCCTCGGATGCACAATTCTGGCAATTCCACGAGCCGGTCAGAATCTTTCTGCACCAGCGAGATGCCAGCCTTGTGCAAATATTCTTTCCAGTATCTGTCTCGGCAATGACCATTGTCGAAAATACGCTGTGTCCTGGCCGTGTGCGTCGTTTGTTGTTTGAGCCCAAGAAGCTCAAAGAGCAAACAAGCATCGCATTGATGAGAGAGACTAGAAGGATGGAACCAACCTGAATCACTGCGAGCCTTTAGACTTTTCTCGTGCCAGTTCTCTACTTCATCAACAAGCCAAGTTCCAGTTCTGAGGCCTATCAGACGACGTAACGGAGTATCTAACTTTGGATTAGGCATTGGTTCCTGCCCTCATTTGATGTTTCCTCGGTTCCGATGTGCTGGCCCACTTCTCTAAGAATGGTACGAGCCGTCTCTGAAAGTTGTCGCCATTAAGACCTTCGGCCTTTATTCGCAATGTTGGAATAAAATATCGTTCTTCCAAGAAGGCATCTCGCTCTCTGTCGCTCTTTCTCGTGTGGCCTGGACCATCAATCTCTACGCAGACATGGAATTCAGGGAGGTACAAGTCCAAAACCTTTGGAGTGAAATCTTGACATTCACTCAAGTAACTTATCTGGAGTTTATCCAGATATTTCTCCGCCTGCCGGTGCGGGCCTGTCCTTGTCGTTTCATCCATTGCTAATTCTTTTCAAAGCAATTTCTACAGCCGTAGCATCGGAATCACATCCCAGGAATTTTCTAAATGTTTGCTGGCATGCCACAGCCATTGTCCCAGATCCCAACATCGGATCAACTACAAGATCCTCTGGCCTTGTGCTACCAAGAAGCAACCTCTTCATAAGCCTGATAGGTTTCTGCGTTAGGAACCCAACCTTTTCTTTTGAAAAGGAACACTGATCCACTGGCTCAATATCATCCCACCAGTCGCTATATACAAATCCTCCACCTCCTCCACCACCCCTACGCTCATAGTTCTCTGGCTTCGGCCTCTCAATTCTTCTCCATCTCCAATCCTTGCCAGCGAAGCCTGCAATTAACTGATATTGACGAGGCCAGAATCTAGTAGAACGGCTCTTGAATCCGCTAATCCAGCCATTGCGCCAAGCAATACATCCTCGCAGTGGAGGCAATTTACCTCCGAGCTCGAAGAACATTTGAGGATCACCATGCAAATAAACAATGCCCTTTAGACCAATAAGTTCATAGGACCTACAAACTATCTTGCACAGATTCTCTAAATCAAAGCCACCGAAGGCTCCGTGCCCAAATGGCGGATCAATATAGACCATATTAGCAGAATCAATCTGCGACAAGAATTCTAAAGCGTCAGCTTGACAGATTTTGATGCTCGGTTTTGTCTGCTCCACAATGTCTAAGCTCCTGTTTCAATAATTCAAATGCCTCTGGCTGGTCGCAGAAATGTTGCCTTGCCGCCGCTCGCCCGAGCCATTTGAGAGACTGCCAGGAATAATACGGTGGCCGTGCCACAATAAGACCTCTGTTGATAGCCTCATCAATATAAGATTGCAACAAATCCAGTTGTCCTTGAAAGCGGAAAGGAATACTCGCCACGCCTTGTGGTGTCCCTGTCTTGTTCTTCTGGCAAGAGACCTCTAGTGTGAATCCCACCCGCTGAGTCCCTTCTAGAAGCCATCCCTCTCTTCTTGTACGCAGAATTATATGACTGTAGTGTCGCTGCCCTCTGCCGCCAGGATAAACTTCTTCTGGGCCATAGCCTCCCATGCTAGAACGCAATTGATTAATGGCAATGAAAATTGCCTGTTTGTTCAAAGGCATTATGGTGTAGAAGAGCAGATTAACTAACTGGGCCAGCAAACCCATGGTCTTCTCTTCCGCAGATCTCTCCAAAATTGGCATTGGAGTCATTGAAGCAATACTGTCAAGAATGATGAGCCCTAATTCCTTGTCGCTTTCAATCATAGAACGCATAACATCGATGGCTTTTTCGCCAGTTGTCGGTTGACTAATGATCAATTCTTCAGTATTGACTCCGCTAGCCTGCCACCAAACTTCGTCATAAGAACGCTCAGTATCTACCAGGAGCACATGCGAGCGCCCTTCTTGCTCTTGTTGCGCCTTTGCAGCGTACTGGGCAATCAGAGTCTTGCCTGTGCTCTCTGGTCCCACCATGAGCGTTGTGCGCCCATAAGGAAAGCCACCGTTTAGTATCTCATCAAGGGAAGGAATACCTGTCGCGAGGCGGCGAATGTGTAGACGTTCATCATTCCCCTTCATGAGCAGTCCATCTTTTATGAGTTTGTCTACGGAAGGCAGAGTCGTCGTCATGCAATTCTCCAAGCATCCGCCGCCGACCCAAATTCAAAGCCCAGTTCTTTCCAGGCAGGTATCAGAATCTGTTGTTCCAACAATACTATATTCCCACCAATCTTTGGGTAAGCAATGACAAGCCTCTTCAGGGAAAGAGAACTGGCTAGACCAATTCCATCAGAAAATCGTGAATGGCGTTGCCAGAATTTGCGGCTAGTCCCATTCGGCATTCCCGCGTACTTATCATAAAGAGTCAACCGGCTGGCGAACAAATCTGGAGGCAATAGATTATCACGAGCATAACGCTCATAATAAATGCCAGGAACCAATTGCCCCCAGATTGGCGAACCATTGCGCGGCTTGGGATGGAGTTCTACATCTCGCTCAAGCCAATGACTATTGGAAAAGAAATCATAGAAGACTCTGAAGGCTCCATAAGGTAGAGATTCTGGCCTTTCCAAAATAGAATGGGCCTCTATTCCCAACAAATGCAAGAGTTGAAGAGCCAATATTTCATCCATGGTTAGTTTCCTTTAAGAACTTCGATCTGCCGCTGTAGATCAAGCAGGGCGCGGGCCTCTCGAATTTCTCGTCTCACATACTCGACACGCTGACGATCTGTAACGCTTAGACCGAGATCATCTAGTAAACGATCCGCTGTGAATAGTGCCCGCTCTAATGGTTGGTCGGTCTTCGCCAGCATGTCCTTCAGAGCCACATTCTCAGCACGGAGGTCTACGTTCTCGTTCTCCAGGACCGTCCAGCGTTCAGTTTCCTCATTCCCGAATGACATCGCTCATCTCCCTATGGCCTTCATGAATGCTCTTCCTGCCATTACCCAATCTGGATACATTTCGCAATGCCTAACCCAGTCTGGGCCAAGCGCAGAACTCTTGTATCCGCAGCGATACACTGCCAGAAAATCAGATGCAAACTCCAAGAACGGCATCTGACTTTGTACCATATAACCATCAAGTATTTGATTCAATTCTCCAATTAATACATCGTGCGGCAACAAGCCTTTGAAGAGCGGTCCAGGTTTCGGCAATCTCGGCAATGGGCTTTCATATTCATCCATCATGCGCCTGGTAATTCGATGTGCCGGACCATCCTTATACAAGTGTAGGCTATTGCTAATGTGAGTCTGAATACCAATCTTCACGCCTAAACGAGCCGCAATATATTGGAGGAGAAAACTAAATTCTGCCTGATTAATGGCATAGAGGCCCCAATGAATATCATTGCTGCGGCAATAGATGGTAAGATGCAGCCTGCCATTACGTAGTTTGAAGGTTAGGATGCTATTGCAAGGCGGATCATTTGAATCTGTAGTCAAGTCTTCAATTCGCCAGATAAGAAGTTGTGCTCGTCTGTCGTTAGGGTCGGCTTGCAGTCTCTGGATGACATTCTCTATCTGATCTGCTATGCGCTCGCCATAGGCCCCAGACATCTTGACTCCGTCGTCAGAAAACTGAAGAATGTTCTTGTTGTACGGCGTTAGGGCTGCCACATCATCTCGTCCTGCCAACACCCAGAGAGATTCGCTCAGGGCCAGAAAGGGGTTCCATCTTCTTCCAGGAACAATATGCACCATGCGCTCGGGATATCGAAAGACAGTTGCTACATTGAGAAATTCAAGTGTATCCTTAATTGTGCCTCTATTTCTAACGGACACATATTGACCTAGCAATAGCAAAGTTGAGAGTTGTCTACGATAAAGATGCATCGGACAACAACTTCTGAAAACTATCAAGACGCCATAACCTTATCGTAGTGTTGCTCGAGCCATCCAGATTCCTTCGGCAAGAAATAGCGCTTGCGGCCCTTGCCATTCTGGAGCTTTTTGTATTTCATCCACTCGCAGCATGAATGTTCTATATTGCGCAGATTAAGAACCTTGTTTTGCCAGAACGGCATCTCCATACCATCAAAGCACTCTGGCTGTGCATGTCGCAGTTCCAGAAGTTTCTCATATTGGATCTTGTAATTTCTACTCCCTGTTAGAAAATAAAGACCGAGTCTTGCTCCTGGTCCAAGGTTGGCCCAATCATCAATACTCCAGGGCAACAGACCATCGACCAGAAGAAGATCACATACGACCTCGTAGGCCGTAAACATAGCCACTCCATTTAGTTGTGTTAATTCTTCGGCAAATCCCTTCAGATCCATGCACGGAGGAATTTCTCCGACACTAGGAACTTGTTCCCAAGCCTCGTCCATAAACTCTATGAAGTTTGTTATGCGATCCGATACACGAGGTAATTGCAAGGTTATGTATGCCTTGGAGTAGATCGAGCCAATCTTCTGAAGCCCGCGCAGCTTGTCTTCAATATCTTTCCTAGACCATTCCCAATCTCGCAATTCAGGAAACTTGCCAATAGCGGACCATGTATCAACGCTATTCACTAATCTGTAGGCTAAGGTTTGCCAGATAGCATCACCCAGATTGCCCTTGAAACAAGACGCTATATTCTCTAGATACCAGACCGTGCCTCTATCTAATTCTCTGTAAACATTTGTAAAGTGATATTGCGCCAAAACAAGATCCTCTGTCCATGGTGGAGACTGTTTGAGAAAAAAACGACGATGCCAGATCTTATGCCTCTCCGCGACAAATCTAAAGAAGTCTTCATCCCTGCTCGGCGGTTGCAAAATGTTCCTCTTTCACAAGTTGCAATTCCTGCCAGGCAGAGACCAGGCTGCCGAGAATTCCCCCTCCGCCAATGTCCTCGCCATAGCGAAAGATGAGAGCTAGCACATTAAAAACTGTGTCTACTATCTCTTCTTCTATCAACCGAACATTATCTGATTGCATGACCTTGTTAATTCGACGATCACCGATTTTGTCATCCAAAAGATATTCTTCGCCATGCTGCTCATACCGACTTATGACTTGAAGCACAAGATCAAATGGTAGAAAAGCCAGAAAATCTTCAAGAAGATCCGTAGAATCAGGATACCATTCCTTAGTTTTATTCAACCACAACCGCGAAGGACTCTGCGAGGAATACTGGCTCGCGGGATCCATCTGTGGAGTTTCGACCTCTGATCTCGAGCGCTGGTCCACCATGCACCTCCTTACAGAACTGGCTCCAAAGATCTGGGAACATGATTGCTCGGAAGGTTCCCTTTGTGTTCCCTAGCGTCACATATCCCATATATCGTCCTTTGTTGTACCCTGGTTTCACAATCTCTCGCTGACTCATGTCGATCAACCAACCGGAGATGCTTGATTTGCGTACATCGTTGGCTTTCTCGACAAATTCCTGCGAAAGAAGATTCGTGTTGAAATCATAAAGCTCATCCATGATCTTTTTGTCGCCATTGATACCAATAGAAGTCAAGACTCCTGCTTGTTGGAGCATCATGCGCTGCTTCTCACTAAGAGCTCGTGAGCCCTCTTGTTTCGCCGCCAGATCATCTAAACTCTTAGTTGGCCTCCTCGCCATAATGGCCATCACAGTTGCCGGCCCCAAACCTCGTATTTTGCCAAGCCCTATACAAACTTCCCCATTGCGAAGAGATGTCTTATATTCACTGAAGTTTACATCTGCTGCCCGCCAATGAACTCCATAATGATAACTCTCTAGCAACAAACGAGGAACATCGGTGCATTCATCAAAAACTGCTGCATAGAAGATTTGTGGATAATATCGTTTATACCATGCCATCTTGTAGGCCAAAGCGGCATAGGTCACAGCGTGAGCGCGATTGAATGCGTACCCTGCGAAGCCCTTTATGGCCTGCCATATAAGATTATGATCTCTTGGACATCCTCGTTGAAATCGTTCTTCCATCTTCTTGAAGACTTCAGGATGGACATATTTGATGGCTTCTTTGATATCATCCTGAGCTGCGTCATCAAAACCTCCTAGAACCCGACATATCTCCATAACCTGTTCTTGGTAGAGAACAATTCCTCGTGTCGAGGCAAGTATTGGTTCTATTTCTGGATAAAAATCTGTGAGTTCTGTTGTTCCCTCGCGATATAGATCAACAAAGCCAGCAGCGCCTGGCAACTTCAAGGCATTAACTGCCACAATGTCCTCAAAGTTACTCACAGGCAGTCTCTCAAGTACTCGTCTGGCTGCCCAACCATCAATTTGGAAGATCTCTGATGTATCTTTCCTTCGGAATACATCGTATACCTTAGGATCGTCATACTCTTCTGGAGCCTGTGCGCCAGATGCTCTTGCCATTTGCTCCAACTGATCCAATGTATTTAGACCAAGTATGTCGAGTTTGAAGAAACCAAGTTCCTTCAGTGCATACATATCATACTGAGTTGCCATCTGTTGGCTCGAAGCGACCCAGACCAATGGCACTTCTCGCTCCAGAGGGCGATTCTCATCTGCCAGAACAATACCTGCTGGATGTACAGAGAGATTGAAGTAGAGTCCCTTCATCCCCTCGACAACCTTCCGGACATCCTCCGCCAAGATACTAAGATCTGTGAATCCCCATTCCCCCACCATGCCTCTGCAAACATCATCCATTCTTGGATTTGGCCAACCAAGAGCTCGCAATACAGAGCGAGTAGCCCCTCTTGGACCATAATGCCCATATGTTACTATAGGAGCACTATGCGCATACTTCTTCTGGAGGTAATCTAGAACCTCGCCTCTACGACGACTACTGACATCAATATCGAAATCTGGAATTGTTGGACGAGCCGGCGAGACTGCTCGCTCGAACAGAAGTCGATGACGTACTGGATCCTCTGTCGTTATGCCAAGAATGTGACTTATAAGACTTCCAGCCATGCTGCCTCGCCCAGACACCATAATACCCTGCTTGTGGCACCAGGCGACAAGATCATATGCTACCAAATAGGATTGCGCTATAAGCGGAGCCTTCTCTAGTACTCTTAGTTCGCGCTCATAGCGCTCCTGATATTCCTTCGGGCGATCCACTTGGAAATATATCTCGCAGAGTTGCTTCAATCGGGCGATAGGAGCAGATATCTTGGGAACATGCCAAGTACGCTTCTCTAACTCGGGGATTCTGAATTCTCGACAAAGATTTGCTACTTCAATAGTATTACTAGCAGCTTCTGGCGCACCAATCTTCTCTGCAATTTGATGCATAACATTGGATGGTTTAAGGTAGAATCCCTGCGCATCAAAGACAATACCCTTGCTCGCAACTTGCCTCGAGCGCAAGAATTGCTGATGAATCTGCTCTCGCTCCTTAGAGATATAATGGCAATCATTCGTCAGAACACAAGGGATACTGAGGTCGCGGCTAAGTTCCTTCAAGCCTCTGATAAGCAATTTCTGTTGCTCTGCCCATTCTTCATTGCCCGAGTGCCACATCAATTCTAAATAAAAAGCTCCTGCATGTTTCGCGAGAAGTTCGGCTGCCTGTTTTGCTCGACCATCGCCAGCAACGACCCAGCGCGAGATGATACTCGTGAAGCATCCACTCAGCACAACCCAACGCTTCATCAATTCTTCATCTATAAGTTGACGCATAGATATACGAGGCCGGTAGTAGAATTGTCTCTGGGCAATATTGTTAGCGCGGATGAGATCCCGATAGCCCTGCTCGTCCATCACCAGAACAGTCAAGTGCTGAGGATAATCGGCTACCTCTTTAGGATCAACAAATAACTCGCAACCAACAATAAATTGCAATCCTGCCTCGCGGCAAGCCTTGTAACCTTCTACAATACCGCCTAGACTACCATGGTCTGTAAGAGCAAAGGCTGGCTGACCATCTGCCTTCGCTGCTGCAACATAGCCGATAACAGTTGCTTGCCCATCAAGAACAGAGTATTGAGAATGATTGTGAAGATGACAGAAATCAGCCATCAACTACCTATGTTCCAGAATACCACTGGTGGTGTTAAATCATGAATATGGGCACACAACCAATTCCATGCTTTTAAGTCATAATAAGGATTGCAAGGAAAAGGGCTAGTGCATTCAGCTCTATCTCTATAGGAATAACCCTCATCTATGATAATTGTTCCCTCCCCCAATCGCTTTCTCAGCAATTTCTGACTGTGACTGTAGCCCATATGAGCCACTAATTGCGCTCGCCCAGACAAACCCGCCGCCACGCCCTTTGCTATTGTGCCTGTACTGACTGAGACAATCCATGTGCCCCCAAACAAGCTGTCAGGAGTGTATTGCTCCACTTCTTTCTTGGTAGCTTCCGCACTTTCTGCAAGTTGAAGTCCATTGGGCAACATATGCCCTCTGCCACCTGTCAATTCCAACAACTGCCGCTTGGCTTGATGGAAAAGAATAGCAGAACGCCCTGCCTTTAGTGGTATAAGTTTCGCCCCTAACATGCAAGCTCTGATCTGACCTTCACGCATTTCAATGTCGTGTCGGTAAAAAGGATAGAAATTATAGCATTGATGACCTAGTGCCTTGCAAACATAAGCCGCTCCCCATCCAGCTTTAGAATGATACGTATCCAGGACCCCGATTATAGAATCTGCTGGGTAATTATTCAAGTACTTCGCTAATCCTCTGATCTTGGAAAATTGTGGTCCTTCAGGGCAACACAAATCTTCGCGCTTGACCCAGACAGTCTTATCCCCCACCTTGTGCAATTCCCAAGGTGTGTCTTCTAAAACAATCCTGGTCTGCGCATTAATCGACAAAGACGAATCCGCGTTTGCGATCATGTATCCACATTTCCTCTGCCTGATGTTGGCCAGGTTTAGCCAAGAAGTTTGCTTCGCCTGCATGATAAGCGGCACGAGAAATAGTGTAGCCAAACATATCAAAGAGATATGACGAAACCAGAGCTGTGTAATCCTCTATCCTAACAATAGGAACACCAAAATGCTTTGTATAAAGTTTACAATTGTGTCCCAGGTGGGTTATTGCCGTATCTGTCCACAGAACTGCTTGTGGATCTTTAGCAAATAATCTAGAAAAAGGTTCCGACCAATCACTACCTTTGATGTGCTGATACAATGTCCAACTATTGAAATCCGCTATGAAAACATCGCCGTCTGCGACCCCCATAACCTGCCGCGAATCTGCCTTAATAATTGACATATGAGAACAAGCACCAAACACCCTTTGCAGATGATCAATGCAATTTTGATCTAATTCAAACACTGTATGAGATAAAGGCACAAGTACTTCTTCCGCTATCAAAGCACTTCTGCCTACCCCGCCAAAAAATTCCACAACTCTCAAACTCTTGGGAAGAGAAGAAAGTAACCATTCTATCGCCAAGGCTCCGCCTGCAACATCTGCTAGTCTTCTTTTCAACTGGACAAAGAAAGGAGCAAATTGGACAGCAGTTGGGTAATCTTTTGCCAGATCTGATTCTGAGATAGGAAGCAACCATTTTTCGCAAATCAAGGCTTTCATCCTAGGCCTCCATCAAAGAATAATGCGGTATCCTATATGCCATTCGTCTTTGCATGCCCATACCTTCTTTCAAGTTATCTGCTGTATCTCCACAACAACACACAGATATACCAAGATCGTCATGAACAAAACTCATCCAAAATGCCCATATCGCTTTAGAGAGAAACTGACTAGAATAATCATGCTTGGCTTGTGTAATAACTGCCACTCCAGAATAAACATAGCCGCCAACCAGACCCGAAATGATTCCGTTTCCATTTAGGGCAAAAAACATTCTCGAATTGGCAAAATGACAATGGGCTCTTATCATCGCTCTGTAATGCCCTCGCACAACCATAAAGTGGCGCTCCTTGGCCTTTTCATACCATCGTTCCAGAATATCAAACATTTGCTGTTGGCCAATTTCGTCCCTGGAGACTTCGACAAACCTGTATCTTCTTAAGGCAGAGCGTATTTGCCACCGTTTGTTGGCACTCAATTCAGAATTTTGCCAAGAAGAAAAAGAATACCACACAGATGCTTTCACCAACCTGATATAATCTAGACACTCCGGCAATAGGAGAGAGTTGAATCTGGTAATTCCCAAATTCTTAAGGCATAACGTTGCCATGTGGTAGAACTTCTCAGTCTTTTCTCCCTCCCAATGAATCAAAGTAGCCTGTGTCTTCTCTTTCCGAAGATACCAAACAGCCTCCATCATATTTAGGCGCAAAAGACAAGATCCTGGTTTGGAATAGGCAAATGTGGAAATAACCTCTGGAAAACTATAGTAGCTTTCACTTGGCAAAACCTCTATTCCTTCCAAGGTATATTGTGGAATTATTGCCAAAGATGCACTATGCGTCATTATTTTCTCAGACCACATTCATTCTTGCCATCAGTACTTCGTCAAGCGAAGGTAATCCCCATAATTCTGCATCTGTTGCCAAATTAGGATTACGACCTCGCTCTTTGGCACATTCCGGCAAAGGCGAGGAATCAAGCAATTGCCAATCCTCTTCCCGTCCCTCTAGTCTTACAGAACAATAATCTTTGTACTGCAAAGCCTTGGCAGATAACAGAACTACGTTGCGGCAAGCCTTTGTTCCATATTCCTCACAATACAAACAACCCTTGCGATAGCATCCTGGCAATGGTTCAAACCTAGCATCTGGTGCTGACCGATAATGAATGGGCACGGCTGGACCATGACATTGATCGGCAGTGGTGAACCAAGGCGCTAAGTTCGCGCCTCCTTTGCCATTGTTATAATATTCGTAGCACAAGCTCATGGTGATGTTGTGTTGTCGTGTCCAAGGCAACAATTCTTGCAACCAAGCCACTCGCGTATCTTGACGAATCGTGCGAACACCACCGATGATTTGTGTCATAAGGGATTCAAACTCCTCCACCCCTTCTAGATGACCTCGCCGGAGTCTGTCCAACAATTCTTTGTAAGAACCCAGATTAGATTCGCAGAACTTAAAAATAACATGATTTGCTCCTGCCTGGGCCAAGCAGCGCACCAACTCCTTCATATCATCCAAGGTGACAATCCCAGGCAGCACAGGATTGACCTGGATACTAATGTAAATGCCCAAATCCGCGTATTCCCGTATAATCTCATACAATTGATACAAATGGAACGATCCTGGGGATAATCTCCTGAAGACCGCCTCATCTGCCACATTCACACTCCACTCCATATAAGAGTATGGACTTTGCAACAAAATATCTTTGGCCCAATCGGGCGGAAGCTTCCGACTTAAGTAAAAAAGAGGAATACCTTCATCCACAAACACCTTGGACAATCGCTCTACAACATGATAGCGAGTCTCTAGATTCTGGAAAGGCTCTGTGAAACTTGATATGTAAGCTGGACCCACGACCATCATTTTGCTAAGGCGATTACGAATAAAATCTGGGTAGTCTGGGTTTACCGCCGGCAAACCTGTTGCATGATAACCCCTGCTCCCAAAATCTATATAACAGAATTTGCAGCCTATCTCGCAATATCCAGTGTACGGTATAGTCAATATTGCTTCGGAATAACAAGGTCGAGGCCTTACCTTATCAGAGACATGCTTGTCTTTGTACCATCCTCGGGGATTAGGACTACTAGAAATTAATAGATGTTTAACTGGCTCGGTGTACACTTTTGCAGGTTTCGTTTTGCCACCCAGCACCATGCTTATTGGTATAGATTGATATGGACCTTGATCATCCACGCCCTCTTCTATTGGAGCAGCCAAGCGAAACCGTCGTTGCCGATATTCCTCATCCGATTCCGATTGTGGCTTCCCAACCTCGTTCATCCAGACGCCTCCAATCTCGTATTTTCAAAGTTATCACCATCGATCAAGAATCAGATGGGAACATCCTGGCGATTACCAATTCCCTCAGGCCATTCGTCCCAAGTCGCAAGGACATCTTGCGCCTGTATGTCACCAGCGCGTGCACGGCGAATCAATTCCTCGGAGACTGGAATTCCCTCGTGTCCCTCGGTTGTCTCGAGAAGTTCACCAAGTCGTGCCGTGCTAATCTGGCACAAATCCCGATCAGCAAGATCCTTGTCTTCCTCAATACCAATGTCAATGTCATCACCAGGAATTGGCACATACTCTGCTAAGGTATTCGCCAGAGAACCCCAGCCAATCAAAGCCTCTTTTATATCACGGCAGTCCTTGCCCACATAGTAATGGCCTGTTTGCGTGGCTTTGTATTTGCACAATATAGTTTCTATTTCCTGCACATTTATGGGCCGCTCGCTACGAGGAGGAGCCACCCAATCCGAAAACTGTTCCTTTAATGCCGATACAACATAATCAAGTTCCTGGTCGTTCAGCGGAGCCTTCAGATCACCCTTCAATATTACCGCCGCTCCTTTGCGCACTTCCGCATATATGCAAAGGGAAGAACCAGGAAACTCTATTTTGGCCAATCCCAGTCGTTCCAACATATCTGCAAGTTTCCATGTTATCCATGGACCAAACATTGGAACTGGCGCGCATGCATCTTGCACCTGATTGAATGTGACACACCTGCATAATTTCTCAAAGAAAGCCTCAATAGCCTCTTCACACGGAAAGTATATAAGAGTCCGTTGCGCCTGCTTGCCACGGAAATGTCTACGCTCCATGCCCCTCGGGAGAGTTCGCAACGTTTCCTGAAGCCAATTCTGCCAATCATCGTGATCTGTTGCATAACTCGCAACGCCTGCGTGGTAGAACAACCAATAAACCCAAAGCCAACGACAAAGAGAACCGCGATTTAGTAAATTATTGTCTATCCCTCGCTGGAGCATTATATATATAGGATCAAGATCGCCAGTTGTAAGCAGGCTCTCCCCGAATTCTACGCAAGCCTGCCAATGAACAGGATTAACCTTGGTTGGAACATCCATTCTTGTACTATCTCCTTAAATTTCTAGCATAGACGAATGTCAAGATCACCACTCCTGGCAGAAGACCTGTAGCTCTGTTCAGAGCATAGACAAACCATAAGCTCTGTCCAGCAAGCCCAAACACCCAAGCCCAGTAACTTTTATTTCCGGCCAGCCACATATTGACAAGCGTCATGACACTCAACATCCAGGGTATGTAATCCAGCATCTAACCATATACCTTCGGCAGAGCAATCCCCTCCAGAGCGAACACATCCAGCAACTGACGGTATGCTCTCTCATGATTAAGAATCCGTACTATTTCGCCCGCTTGCAGAGCTTTGTTAAGAATGCTTCGAACTCTCTCAAATTTGTCAAAAATATTGTTCGGATTGATGGTCCTGCCATTGTTACGGATATAGACTCGGCTGAGGCAAACTTCCTTCGGTGTATCCAGAAATACCCAAGTAAATTGTCCTGGACCAAGTTCTTGAGAAAGATTATGCCATCGTCCCCAGATTGCGCCTACGATCATACCCTCAAATAGCACATTGCCCCGTTCGGCATATTCTCGCACCATAGGTTCTATACGGTCAAAGGGTTTGATAGAATCACATCCGCCAGTCTTCATTGTATAAGGGCCAAGAACAAACGTGTTGAATTCTGGGATATGAAAGACCTCTGCGGTTCCTCTGGCATCAAAGCCAACAGCCTGATGATCATGCTCAATTAAGAATCGTCTCACCAGTGTTGTCTTGCCACTGCCAAAGGTGCCGCAAATTAGAAATATCACTGCAACCTTCTACCAAGTTCCTGCTCTATTTTGGCTTCTAGCTCCTGCTCGACAAGCGTCACTGTTTCTCGGAGAGATTGCTTGGCATCTGCCAATTGCTTCTCTAGGGGCTGTTCTGTGTCAATCTCATCTACGCGCACCATGAAGCGCATATATTCATTATGACCAGGATCGCCGATATGCATCGTTACGCTGCACTCACACCCCACTTTTGGCATTAGAACAACTCCTCTGGAGGTACATCTTCATCTGGAGGAGGAACAATTGCTTCTGCCACAGCCGCCACTGCTTCTTCCACCATTGCCGCAGGAGCCTTTGCTGCAGCCGCTGGTGTCGGCTTATAGGTGCTGGCCGGAGCAGGTGATGTTACTGGAGCTCCTGGTGTATAAGCCTTCACAGTCCCAGGCGTAGATATCTCTGCTACAGGTGCAGGTCTGCGCACTGTCTCTATGCCTAACAATTGTTCTCGCAGAATATCAATCACAGGCTTGGCTTCTTGCTTAGCCTGCGCAACTATCTCATCAGGCAGTGCCCCAGTATTCGGCACAACATGAATCTTGTATCGACGATCCAGACCTCCTCCTGTGGACACAAGATTCATCTGGCTGGCTCGCAGATTGCCAAGTTGCTCGCCGAGGAAGATGATGTCTGCCAGAGGAGATTCGCGCCAAGCACTTGTATCCCAGAGGCGAAGACCATTGACAGGTTGCTTAAAATAGTTGCGACCAGAATAGAAAACTGTCTCCAATTGCTCCCCCTGCTTCAATTGTGTGCGCAAAATATCATCTATCCAGAACCAGATCATCATTCGGTCCTTCTTCTTGATATCCTGATCACACAGAGGACAGGGGAGGTCAGAAGTTGCCACCAAAGACTTCGGGCAGAACTTTACATCACCAAAGCCTCCCTCTCTCTGGGCAGGCAACTCATGACCTTCAAATACTTCCATGTAGGGATCATCATCTTCGCCGCTGGACAGAAAATGGAAGAAGACTAGGTCTCCTTCGCGCGGATAATACCATTGTCCTCCTCCCTTGGGACGCTCTGCCTCGATCTGCTGTTGCCGTTCCCTGAGATCCTTGATGCCAGCCATTAGTTCCTCCTTCTTCAGTTCTTCAATCAGGACAACCTATAAGCGGATCAGCGATAGGTGTTAGATCTCCAGGCCCGACTCTGAACTGTCCTACAAATACGTTGTCCTTCAACGCCTGTACATTGAACAGAGTCCGGTTGTACCACTCAGTACGATCCCTCAGTTGCTGAACGAGATCGGTGAACCGCCCTGCCTGCTGCTGATATGTCAGGTCGAGGGTAGCAGGCTCACCTGCACCTATGATAACAACGGCCTCCGCCTGCTGGATGGCATTGACATAGACGCAGCGCGTCTCAGCGAAACCTCGGAGGGCCTGGACAGTGCCTAGGCTAGCGAAATACAGAGAAGGCCATACAATCGCAAAGGTGATGGCCGCGAGGAGCCCAGGCCACATTAATAGATGCCCTGGTAGAAAGAGCCAGACTCGCTCGTCTTTGCCTTTGTCACGGAAATCGCCGGAGTCATCACCATGTCCCAGGATGATGAGTATAGCGCCAAGAATTATCGCACCCACAGCTCCAAAGAACGGTAACATTATGACCTCCTTTAAATTTCTACAAGATTATGCGCCTGTTCTATACCGAGGCGCACTTCCTCAAATGTGCACTCCTGAGGATCCTTTCGGTATGCCGGAGCATTGGCCCTAAAGAGTTGTCCCCAAGTGAAGTACCGCTCCAGAATACGACGAGATTGCTCCTCGACCTTGTGTCCCGCCTCATCTGCGTCGAACCATAACACAATCCTCCCCGCACCATGCTGCAATAGAACTGAGGCCTGCTTGATGCTCAGCATCGCCCCCAGAATTGCCTTGGCACAATATCCTGCCTCGCAGACCCAGATAGCATCCAAAGGCCCTTCCACTAATACTATCGTGCTCTGCCAATCCTTTGGCAGCCCGTAGAGGAATGCACTCTTATGCATCCCTAGGCTGTTCATATACTTCGGTTGGACAGAATCTGAATTGCGAACAATGGTGCCAAGGAATTCGCCATCATCTCCATAAGCTGGTATCACAAGCTGTGAATAGAGTTGATCATAACGCAAGCCCCAATGTTCCACCATGCTCCAAGTAAAGCCTCGATTGAATAACCATTTTGGCATCTCCGTAGCATTTAAACTCTCATAATGTTGTTGCCAATTTGATATCGGTTCTTCTGCGATAATCGCTGGAGCCGGCTCCACCAATTGTTTCTGCAATATTTCGATGCCGCCAGATTCATGTTGCGCTATCCATGCCAGAGCTTCTCTGAGACTACAATCCATAATCTGCCGTACAAGGTTAACAAAGTCACCAGACCAACAGCCAGCGAAACAGATGCCTCTTCCAGTCTTGAGATTCAAAGAAAATGATGGATGAAGATCACTATGGAATGGACAATGAGCATGCAATTCGTTGCCGCTTATCTGGCCATCAATTCCCAAGGCTGCTATGAGTTCAGTATAATCTTTCATGGTTTTATCGGCCCTGGCGAGGTCATCTCCCCTTGCCACGGCAACCCCGCCAGAGCCTCACGACAGACAAGGACCGCCATTTTGTCTCCCGCTCTGGAAACTGGTCGGCCCACCCGCTCATAAGGCGGGGAAGAAAGCAATAGCGAGCCATAACCAGTTTCCAAAGCGACAGACAAATCATATAGATATACCAAGAGCTCTGAATACCTTCGCAATATCCGGAGGATCCCATTTGTCGCTCTTCAGTATCTTGCCATCCTTCCTACGGAGTGGCAGGCCATCCTCGCCCAGTTTTGTCATGTTACTGCGATGCACTTCCTCGAAGACTGCATCAATAGGAATACCATGAGCAATTGCTGTCCCATAAACAACATAAAGTAAATCTGCAAGAGCGTCTGCGATCTCAATTATGTCTCCAGAAGCGACCGCTACACAATATTCTGTCAACTCTTCAAACATCAGTTCATAACGTAACTTTCCCTCTGGAATCTTTGCGCTTGCCTCTTCTCGCGCAGGAAGGCCAAAAGCAAGATGAAATTGTCGCACCATATCGGCATTCGTCTTCATCAGTTTATCTCAATCCCCAATTGTGCCATCTCTTGCAGAATCAATTGCTCATTTTGACCATGATGAGACATATCGAAAATGTGTCCAGAATCTACATCCCAAGCTAGTGCCCATCGAGGAGCCCACTCTGTATCTCTATCACGCGTCTTCCTAAGACTATACCAGAGAAGTTTCCGATAGTTGCGATCTGGAGCCATGGTTATAATTGTATTTGCCGCCTGCACAAAGGAATCTCCAAATGCTGCATCATTCAGCGATGGCATTAGAAAATCCTCACCTCGTCCCAGTGCGACATCTGTATCTGTGCGCCGTCCTCGCCTGCTGTTGACTGCTTGGTGAGTAACGATAATAGGAACTCGTATGGCCGTGGCCAGTTGCTTCAGTCGATAGGACAAAGATCGAATCTTTTCCCAGGTCTGTTGGCCTTTATCTTCGTCCTTGAGCAAACTTAAGCCATCAATAAGTATGAGCGTTGGCTTGTACTCCTTATGCAGCATCCTAATGTCGCCGACGCTGACAGCCTCGCCCTTGATACTATCTACTGTAAACCAACGTTCGCTTACCTTGACCTTGTCACGGTAGGCTGCATACACTTCTATCATACTAGAATCACCTGCCACTATTGCTTTATGACTGAGAGGAATTCCTAATTCTGCTGCAATCAAGACATCTATGCGCAAGGCCATCTGTGATTCTGGCATCTCTGGGCTGATGAGAAGAATTCTATTCTTGGTCTGCATCCACGCAATCGCACCCAATTTGTTTATGAACCAGGTCTTGCCAACAGAAGGTCTGGCATAGATACCGATTAATTCTCCTGGCATCCAGCCCTGATGACTACCATCGATGGGTTTCAGACCTGTTGGAATGCCCCAAAGTTGATATCCCTTCTTGCGCATCTCTGTCCTCTTGAGATAGCGTGTGTATCTCAAATCTGCTCCAATATCTGTTGCAGCCATATGTCCATTTGTAGAGATATGTATCGTCTCCAGACGGTCTAGCATAGCAGCGCCAGCTTTGTCGGGATCTTCCTCAAGGAGTTCCAGATTATCACGCCAGATCTGTTGTATTTGCCGTATCTTGACATAATGCTGCAATTGCTGGAGCCAATAGCGAAAGTCACCTTCTGGTGGTTGCCAGTCTGTATAGGACGCTCTTATCTGATCGTGTGTTGGAAGGATCTGGTACTGCTGTTGATAGTTACTAATCCAGGCGAATAGATCGCCCCATACTACAAAGTCCTGTTGACGAATACCTGCTTGCCAAATCTCTAGGAGCTGCTCTGGGCTTGCTATGGCACCGATGAGTCCTGCCTCCACAGCAGCCTGCGGTGGTCTTGCCAACAGAAGCCTCCAATCACTACATCGTCAATTTCCACGACTTTGGAAGGCTCCTCTTCCTACCTGCGCCTGCACTCCTGCAAGTTGATTCTTTACCCATTCTGTTAACTCTTCTCTAACTCGTGGCAGAGCCGACGTTGCCCTGGCATCTAGCCAATTCTCTGGCAGCAGATCTCGATATGTCCAATAACAATTCGGCAACTTCACGGCATTCATTACAGAGCAAAGCAGTGCCTCTGCGATAAGTTGATCTCTCTCGATCCAATCCTCAAATGCATGTAGAAACACTGAAGGATTAGACCATGACTTTTCCTTCTGGAGATAGAAACCAAGCAGCACCTGGCTCGGCTCGATACCCTCTTCATCCATGAACTTCCTAAACAGCCTAGCATCTCTGCCAAGAACAACATTACCTCCACAGATGGACTTAAAGAGAGGGACAAGGTCAACTGCTGTTAATTCTGAAATGTTCTTTTTAGGCATTAGAGAGACCCTGGCAAGGAACCCAAATTCTGCGCTGGGTTGCACATTGGACGGGGAACACACGAGATTTCACCCAGACTCTCCCGCCTCGCCAGGATCATACACGGTGAATAAGCCATCTGGCCTGCACATCGTCTTACGAGGCAATCTAGCCAACAATTGAATTCCTCGCAGTCTTCGCTTGGCGACTCATCCACCGCCTGGGAGACTGAATTCGTCTACCGGCTTGCTCAAGATTCTCTCGTTCCACTGAGGCCATCGTCTCATTCAGTCCCCCAGGCGAGGGGCGAACCCTTCGCCTCCTGCATCCCTGCAGGCAACTAGCTAAAGGCAGATCGCGTGGTATCAATCTACCTTCATCCCCCAAAGTTTTCTCCAGATTCCTGCTCTCGCAAGAACTCTACCAATAATCTTGTTCTTGCCTCGTCGCACCATGCGACGAGGACTTCCGCTCGTTAAAGCTTTAACATCAGCCGAGAGTCGTGCACTTCTAAATAGCAGACTTGTTAGATTCATTGCTCTGGCTCGATCTTAAATGTTTTCAACTGCTTGTTCTTCCAAAATCTGGAGTATCTGGCATACTACCGCTGCTTGCCCTGCCAATTTCCTTAATTCTTCTCGCACATATTCCTCATCACGGTACATACCCTTCTGGGAAATTCCACTTATCCCTGGAACCAGATCCCAAGCATGAGCACAATCAAACCCGAACCACCATATATCCTGCCCTGTCTTGGTCGGATATTCGCTGTCTTCGCCTGCATGTTCCTGCTCATGTACCAACAGCCTGCGTGGGAAGTCTGAAATAGGAGGACCCATCTTCGCGTACTCTTCTATCTTGACTTCCAGCATCGCTATCTCAGCCGGATGGCCCCAGTTCTGATGATGCGAGAATGTCAGGCCACCATGGACTTCTGCACTAATATCATCATAGCGCTTCCCATACCAAGGATGCGAGGATGGCACACCAATATAGCCGCATAAGGAGCCGAGTTTATCATGCTTCGTTATAGCAAAAGGGAAATCACCCTCGATCCAATAATTAATCAGAACCATCTACCAATCTCCGCAACTGTGCTTCTGACCATCGTGCTCGCTCTTCTGTCGCTGCGCGATTTATCACATCGTCAAATAACATCTCTCGCTTTGCGAGTATCTTATTCATACCGACATCGATAGTGCCCTTGCACAATAATTTCACTACGTTGACTGGCCGTTCTTGACCAATCCTGTGCAATCTGTCCTCACGTTGCACCATGCGAGAAGGATTCCAAAGCATATCTAGGTGGCAGATCATATCTGCACCTGTAATGTTCAGGCCGAAAGCTCCAGCATCCGTGCTGGCAAGTACCTTGCCTAATTCTCCTCTGTTGAATGCTTCTATCCTCGGCACTCTCTCCTCTGCCGGTACATATCCTGCGATGATGGCTTCCTCCGGTAGCTCGAGTTCTTTCACGAGCAATTCTGCCATCTTAGCAAAGCGTGTGAAGACAACTGCTCGCCCTTCCCATTCTGCCAACAATTCCCTCAGAGCTTCCAGCTTGGAGCCGTGGAAATTGTTATCCTTCTGGCTAATGAACCCCACAGGCCCACCCGAGAAAACCGTCTGATCGCTCCCTTCGGGCGTTGCCAAAAGAGCCGGCGAGCTAGTAAATTGTTGCAGACGAAGTAATTGTGTGAGGACATTGGCTTCTGATGCAGATCGGCCATGCTCTGCGAGCCAGAGGAGGAAAGCCCGCTTGATCTTCTCATACTCCTCTCGCTCCTCTGGCGAGAGATCGATCCATATCTCGTTATAGAGTTTTGGAGGCAGATAGGATGCAACCTCAGCCTTAGTGCGCCGGAGTAGCCATGGCGCTATTCTCTCTCGCAGCAATTCATGATTCTTGGAGCCTATTACGTTGCCCCAGAAGTCTAGTATCAAGTGCTGATCCCGAAAACGACTAAAACTGCCAAGAATCGTTGGTCGAAGCAAACTCATAATACCCCAGAGTTCTTCTAGGCGCATTTCCAGAGGAGTGCCTGTCAGAGCCCAGACATTATCAGAAGTCTGCACAATCCGTTGTACCCGTCTCCAGGTCTTGGTCTGTGTATTCTTACATTTCGTAACTTCATCCAATACAAGAACATCCCATTTTCGATCAAAAGGCCAGTCCTGAAGAATAGTCTTCTCATAATTGGCAAGAACTATGCGACCACATTCGCCATGAGCATCAAAGTCTTGCCACATATCCTTGCGTTTGTTGTCGGGTACAATAAAGGGAACCCAACAATCCAAATATCCCCATTTTTCGATCTCGGCCAGCCAATTCCAGAGCAAAGTTTTTGGAGCCAATATTAGAATATCAGCAGCCTTGATTACAAAGGCTGCATCTAATGCCTCCTTAGATTTTCCAAGGCCCATAGAATCTCCCAAAATTCCTTTGCCTTGGAGCGCCAGAACCTCACTGCCTACCTTCTGGAAGCCATATTGTGCACCATTCAGATTCTGATATTTGACTTCCAGGATCTTGTGTAGCTGCTGGCGAAATTGAGCTTCTCGCTCTCGCGCCGCAGGAGTAGATTGATAGATAAAATGATAACGCTCGAGGTCTAGCACAACTTCTGGTCCTGTGGCCAACCATGCACGAGAGGACTTGTCCCAGAAGAATCCTGGGCATTGTTTGACTGCCTTGACCGTAGCCTCGCTGTAAGGGAAGGTTAGACAGAAGCCTTGTTCGCCATGAACGTCGAGGAGGAGTTGCGAATTCATCATCCCAAAAACTTCAGACTCTTTGCTTCGCCTTTTTGATTGCGCACTCGGATTCTGCTAAAGCTTCTGAAAGTTTGTTAATCAATGTGCCCAATTGTCTACCTCGCTCATAATTGGCAGGACCGATCATAAGCGCATCTACTTCAACAATATACTCGAGCACAGATTGGCAAAGATCCTCTAATGCCTCCAAAACCTCGGGTTGCGCGTTCATCTAATCTCTGCGTCGCGCATACGCCCACAATCCGGGCAAGGCCGGCTACCCAGCAAACCTTCGATCCTATCATCTGGGTATGACATACCACAGAGAGGACAAAACCATGCTTTACAGTTCTGCCCGTTGGTTAGGACCATGTGACATGGCCCCTGGTGAAAGTAGCCCATATCCTCTCGTAGAGCTTTGCCCTCACGCACACAACACACAGGATGATTTCTAATCCTTGCATCATAAAGATAGTTTCTAACCCTCTTGCTTAACATCATCTCTAATCCCTGTGTACAAAGACTTCGTAATAACGAATACTGGCCCGAATCTCGCCGACAGAAAGTAATTCAGGCTTCATTATCTATGCCGCCATAGAAGTAATTTCTCCCAAAGTGTTCTTCTTCGCTTCTCCTCTAGCAAATCTAATCCTTTCTGTACCAATGTCTGGTTCTTCGGTATATAAGAACCATCGACAGAATGACCTGGATCAATTCCTTTCCAATTCTGGGACATAATTGATCTTCTTGTTTCCTCCACCTATTACATCGTTGGAGCAAGTTCCTTTGGAGAGCTCAAAACTTTGAGATATTTCTCATGCAGAGAGACAAGTGCATAACCACCACGGAGTTCTGGACGAGAAACTTCTATAGTCCATATTCCTGGTTCTGGAGATTCCTCTCCTTGCCATCGTTTGCCAATTCTTCCACCTTCTCTAGTCTGATGGCAGATAATTCCTTCTTTCCCTCTGGCCCATTTGGGAATTGCTTTAGAAGATTTGATTTTGACTTTCGTTCCACGTTCAATGTTCATCCCAATTGGCGAAGAACTTTCTTTATCGATCTTATCTGCGCGTATTCGCAACCAGATCGCTCCATGTCTTTTATTTGTTCCTCAATAAGTTGTCTTAGTCCTTTACCATTGCGTGATGGAGGATTGCTTGGGCCTTGCTGTAAAAACCCTGCGAGTTCAGGACGTTCGACCAAAAGAGTTTTTAGATAGGGTTGAATACTATTCTTGTTGCGCATGGAAGATTTCTTAATTCGTAGACGCAATTGCCCGCGTCTTCTTCCTAATTTCAACCCAGGATGATTGAACTTGGGTTTGTTGCAATCTTGGCAGCATGAAACAAGATTCTGAGGGACAGTCTTGCCTTTAGGCCATGGAACAACATGATCAATATTGGCATTTTCATAAGTGACTTCACGTTTGCAATATTGACAACGATATCTGTCTCTCTTTAGGACGAACATTCTTAATTTAGCAGGAGCATAATGATTATTTTTGAAGGCTTCCTGCAAGAAGAGAGTTTCTTTTCTACATTCTGGACTGCACCAACGAGATTTCTTTTCAAGTCGACTTTGACAACCTCTGCAATAATAAGGTTTTAGAATTCTTTGTTTATTTTTCATTCTTCAAATTTGTACTCTTAGAAGGGTTAGACCTGCCCCCTTCCCCAGAGTGGGGATCAGGGTCTCTTAGTGAGGGTTGAGCCTGCCCACGCAGTCATTGCAGCCTGTCCAGTCACGGCGTGGGTCACTGGGTCAAAGACTAGGGAGCAATGACGACTGTCTCCCTAACAGGCAAAAATGGTCAGAACCTAAGCCCTGGCCAATTTGGATACAACAAAAGATCGCTGGTAGCGGTCTCTCATTCTCTTGACGAGTTCTCTGGTGCTAACAGAAATGGCTCCAAACCGAATTGCTTGTTGCCGTTTGCTAGGAGCCAGATCATAATGTGGGAATATTTCATCATCTTGGAACCATGAGTATCGCAATCCGAGTTGGTGGGCAAAGGAATGCAATTCTTCTTCGTTCTCATCACTGACCATATGGCACCATGCTAAGTATCGCGTACGGCTTTTGCAGTGGCGAAGTTTATCTATCAGAATCATCGTGATTCGTCAATGCAACAGCATTCTTGAATCTGGACTTCTACCCATTGGACAGGCCCATCCGGTCCGTGATATTCTGGCGACATCTTGCCGATGGCAATTCTGGCTTTGTCTAAAGTCTTGGTCGTCGCTAGCGTTCTTGGGGATGTGCTCCGACCCCATTTGTCCGCTGGCAAGAAACCGAGTACATGAAAATGGGTCATTCGGAATCATCCCATTTTGGACATAAATAAGACCGCTCCTGGTGAAGACAGGCTGGGCACCCGAAGTCCAGGAGCGGTCTAAATGGCTCGCCGTCCGGCGGGGCGGCGGAAAGCCCAATTGTAAATTGCCCAGTTGTCTTCATGGTAACCTAATTTTAACCCTTTTGATGAGAAAAGGAAAGTCCCCTCTCATCAAAGCTATTAGAACCTCTACTTTTCCATTTCCAAGTTGCTCCTGATTTGTGCCGTTTAGTATGTTCCGCTTGACTCGCAAAAAGTTCCAGATTATCTGGGCAGTCATCATCGATAATTCCATTGATATGGTGTATGACTTCCCCTGATAGGAGCGGTCTTCTAATCATTTGTTCCATCGCCACATGTGCGCGAAAGCGCCAACCAGTTTTCGTCTTGATACACATACGACCCTGGACATGATGTGTACTGCCGATTGGCACCCCTTTACCTTCTCGCCCAATGCCTGGACCTTGTCCATAGATCTTCCACCAATCTCTTAAAGTCTTTGCAAATCTAACTTTTAGCATGGAACTTCTACGAGTCGCCCAACGAGCACGAAAATCAGAATTCTGCCAAAGGCGCTCCCTGATGACGCTAAGTTTCTCCCTTGTTTCTGCTGATTTCATTGCTGCGTTGATTTTTGCTCTATGTTCCGGAGAAAATATCTTATGCTTGCCCATAGCACTTGCACTCATCTTAGCACGAATCTCCGGAGACCAAGATCCACTTTTCCGGTTATGCCCTTGCGCAAAGCGGTTATTACATCTAGCCCCACATCCACATTCGCAAAGTTTCTCTGTCGTACTCGGCATGATTAAGTCTATCAATCGGGATTATCAGGCTTCTTCAGGATTGCGCAAGGCAGCGCAACGATGAAGAGCGCCGAACCAAAGATCCACCATAAGAGAAAGTTGCCACCCTTACCATGCGCGATCGCCGCAGGTAAGATGCCGATTATAATTGCCAATATTAGGAGAGTCATGCTCGTGTTTTATCCTTCACTTTATACATCGTTGCGAGGCTTTCCTTTGGATTTACAGGAGTCCAAGAGCATGGTAAACCTTCTGCCGCGCCTCCTGTCGAATCTTGCCCTGCTCTGGGCCATTGATGCGCAAAGTATGATTTATCTCTGTCGCATTATATCCAGAGGCTGGAGCCAGGAGTACTACTCTCTCCACCATGGAGAACGTTTGTACGACGAGCAAGATTTGATGGCTGACAATATTGACTTCAGCCATATGCTCTGGCTCCTGAGGAGCAGGTAGTTCATTATCTCCAAGCAGGTCGTATGGCACTTTCATCGAGCGCCGCATCCAATCGATGAGTAGATAACGAGTCTTCAGCCAGAGCCATGCCTCTAGATTTACGCCTCTCGTTGAATCAAAGATTCTGGCTGCTTCTGTGATGGCGACTAGACCTTCTGAGTAGGCCTCATCTCGTAGATAACTCGGCACTGCGAGTTGATTGATGAGAGTTTCTACTATTGGCAAATGATCAGGCAATCCCTCTCGCCATGACATTTTAGTTCTCTTCTCTATGGATAATCTTCCTTCCGTCTCGATAACCAAAAGGCCTCTCGGCGGCATGGAGATAGGCTAATACTGTGCGCGCATCCTCCTTTTCCAGAAGATTGTACAGATATGCCTCACTGAAGAATGGTGCTTCGTCGTCTCCTTCCTCATAATACTCCGAATTCTTGTCAAGATGTCCTGGAAGTTTGAATTCCCACAATTCCCTTAGAGCTTTCTCGAACTGGAAGATTTGCTCTTCAAGTTGCTCTATATGTTTCTCAAGAATTTCAAGAGTCCGTTCTTGTGCCACTTGCGATCTCCTTCATTGCCTCGATGGCGGTACGCTTCTTGCAAGGATTGACTACTTCTGCTAACTCATAGGCGATTACCCGATGCTCACATTGGTCGCAGATATCATCGTGAGCGGCCAGTGCCAAATCCATAGCAACGACCATGTCCTGCTCGCAGGTATGAGGCACTCCCGCTTTAGCGGCCATCTCTGCAACAATACCTTCCATCCGTCCAGAGCCGCACCGAGGACAATGGGATTGTGCGACCCGCTTGACTTCTGCTATACCTTCCTCAACCTTCAACTTTCACCTCCTCCTTCGCAGTGCTAGCATAGACACCAACTTCCATCAATTCTTGGTCTTGCTTTGTGGCACGTCGCCGTACTCTATGCGGAACAGGCTTCACTTCCTGCACACTTGATTCCACTACGGAGACTGCAATCCGCTCGTTCTCCACTGCCCTTGCGAGTTTGGCCTGGTCTACCTTGCGCTCGATGACTGTGATATCATTCCACAACCGCTGCGCCTTTGCCTTTGGCAGAAACTCGAAAATGGCCTTCTTCAGTTTCTCTTCATCCAACTTAGAAGATGAGCGATGTATTTCTCGGGAGAGCACCCAACCATCATCGCAGATAAAGCGACCCGTCTCTTCCAGACCAACTTGCTCCACAAAGATGGCAAAAATGCGCTTCCAGACTTCATCATGCTCGCCTTGATAGCGGGCAATCATGTCCAGAATCTCAGCAAGTTGATTCTCGCACAGATTGAGTTCTGTATCTCTTGTAGGGGTAACTTGAGAAATCATGATTGTTATCCTTTCTCAGTTCTTGTAATAGGCTTCCAATTAGGATTCTCCGGTCCAAAGACCTTCCTCCAGAGTTCCATGAAATCGGAGTCAGTTTCTTTATGTGCCGTTCCATGCTTATGAGGCTCAATGCCTGGTCCTTGATGTTTACGTATCATGGCACAACTAGAGCACCGCTCTCCGCATCTCTCGTAGATCTTCTAGGAACGACGGGACAGAGCGGCAGATAATATCTGCAATTGTCATTGCATCCTGAATATCGCGATTGTTAGGAATGATACACACTGTCTCATTGTTAGCATCTAAGATTGTGATCTGTGCCCAACTGTAATGTGGATCCTCCTTATGCGCAATCCGCCAAGGCAAGATAATAGGCGGAAGGTTGTTTGCTTCTTTTCTCGGAGCCCATTGTGTCCCACAATTAGTGCAAGTCGCTATAATTGGTTCCATAACGACAAAGCCTTGATGATTGCACCCAGGAGCCAACCATTGATCTGCGGGAGTTATCATTATCCAATCAACAGGGATTCTTTGCGGCATTATAATCCTCTTCTCTGCTTTGCAGCTTCTACAATTTTGCGCCGTTCCTGCAGCTCGCCGCTGGGTTGCCATCGTTGTTCGTGGTATCGGCGCAACCATTCTATGGTCCGACCATCTGCTTCTGCTCGAGTTATTCTGATCACGAGTCCCGCATGTTGACCGGTCACTTCCTCCTGGGGATACAATCGACGATTCATTTTGTGCACTCGAATAAAATCTCCGGGGTCTGTGTATTGTTCCTCGGCCAGTTGATAGAGTTGACCATTGTCACCGACTGCGAGATCACCAGGATTCAGCAGTTGCTGTCTGGTGCCATCAGGTTTAGGCCAATGTTTCAATGTCCTTCTGCCTCTCTAATTGTTCTGCGCAGAAATTCGCCTTCATTATCATCATCGTCCAACAGATGTGGAACTATTGATGGACCATGCTTGGTAAGTAAACACATGACTGCTTTTGCATGCGCCAGCAATTTGGGGGCAGAAGCAATAAGGTGCGCATTTGGCATGACTTCCTCTGGTGGCATATTAGGTGAGCCGCGAATGAAGGCGATCACTCGACCTTCCTGCCGGACACTCTCTGCGCATTCTATCACAATGCGTCCACGATCAACTTCGCATCCTGGCCATTCGGTTATCTGCCACGGCCCTGGTGTTGGCCCAGAAATAACTGTGCAGTCATGCTCATTCCAACAGGCGTTGCACATCACTTCCTGGCATAGATCACACCGCATCGTATTGTTTGGGGCGAAGACATCCTCGCATCCGTAACAAATCTCCACTTGTGGTTCACCTGGCATCACAGTTTCCCTCTTGCCTGCTTATGTGCTATGTGTCGATTGACCTGCACTTCTCGATGCAGGCTAGCAGCCCGTCGCCTTCGCCCCTGGTGCGTCAACATACCAGCAGGCTTTGGTTGCTTGGGCTTGGGCACCAGTTCCCTATGGACTTTCACGTACTTATGCTTTCCCATCCTCTTCCTGCACTTTCTCAAACTGCGCCAACGAGCTGGCCACAATGCGCAGATTCTCCAATGTCTCTGGCCATCGATTCTGCCAGCGCAGAACCTTCTCTACCTCCTCGCCATGACCAGAACGAATGGCTGCGGCTGCATGCCGAAGACCCCAGAAGAAGTTGTTACTGATAGAATTGATGCTCATCTCTGCTCCTCTCTTGCCATTCCAATACATTTCTTGCAAGCATATCCATTGCCAACCTTGGCTGCCTGCTTCGAGACTGGCCTGTTGCAAAACTGACATCGCAGAAGCTGTTGCTTGCGCGGTGCAGATTTGTAGATGAACTTTGCCTGAGCATAACCGAGATTCATCTGACTTGCCTTGCCGCTTGCTTGTCCATGCGCGCTTGGATAGCGAAGAGTTGATTCCTCGCTCTCTTCAAACCATGACGTATTCTCGTGGCGCTCCTACAAAAACTGCAATAATCATCGCGCTCGTGATAATCAGTGCATAGTTGGCGAAGATCTTCTTGAGCATCTCCAGCGGCAAGCAGCACCGACCATATCCAACCTGTTGGCAATGATTTAGTCATATTGTTTCTTCTAACTTGCCCTCTCTTCTGGCCGAAGAAATTCCAGCACCTGTGCTCTTTGCCGAAGTTCCACCATTCTTGCATCGAAGAGCTTCTGCCAGAGGCGAGGCTTACTGCGCCGATTTACATAGCGAGAGGCATGCAATGCTGCCCGCATCTCCAGACTCTTAGGCCGACCTCGTAGGGTTGCCGAACGTCTTAGGTTAGCTTCTGTTGGAAAACGCATATTGTTTCTCCGAGGTCTTATAGGATTACAAATCCTACAAGGAATCCTATACCGTAGCCTATTGCGCATCCAAGGCCTGCGTAGATCCCGTAAGTTATGCGCCTTATTTCTAGCCTAGGTGCTTTGCACGAGGGACAGAAATCCGGCAATTCCTTTTGCATCTTTGTCTTTCTTCCTTCTCCGCCCTCTCGATAGCGGCGCGGGCCTCAGCCGCCCGAATCCGTAGCCACAAAGCCTCTACAGGCTGGAACTCCTGGGCCTCCCAGTTGAAGTGCTGGTCGCAGGCTTCGGCTGCTGTCGCTAGCAGGCCAAGCGCCGCCAGGAGGTCGGCGTTGGTGGCCTCAAGCTTCTCAACCGCCTTAATCACCGGGTCTGTTGCCATCTCCCCTTCGCGGAGAGTCCGACTAAGGGGTGTAACTGGCTGCCCCAACTCAAACTTGGTCTCGTTCATGATTCCCTCTCCGTCTCCTCTATGGCCTCGCGGGCATGAATGGCGGCTGGCACACGGTCAAGGCCCTTGTGTGACAGTTGCTCTAGACACTCTTTCAGCGCGGCCAGGAGCTTGGCCTGGCTGTTGGCGGCCTTAGCAGCGGCATACCTATCTGCTCGGCTGACTGCCAACGTGCGATGATGGCAGGTCCATGCTCCCTCGTTTGGGTCAAGGCAGTCGATCAAGGATTGTCTTGCGCCCGCCTCTATGACGGCAAGTCGCTCTGCACATGATTCCTCCATCTTTTCAATGGCCGCTGCAGGCCAAGGACCATAGACTTCCTCACCAATACGAATCGAGTATCGCCTTGCTCCTAAGCGATGCCCTCGCTCGCGGCGATATGGAGAATTTGTCATCGCACTATGGTTGATCTTTTCAATGTAACCAATTTGGCCAAGTAGATATTGCCAAGGCAATTTGAACCAAGGAGACCAATGTGGATCTCTAATGCAAACCTTATCGCCGACTTCTGCAATCGCGCCCTTAGGGTCTCTCATGACTTCGAATCCTTCCTCTCGCTATTCGAGATGCGCGAGAGAGGCCGAAAACAATTGGGCCTATGGCTTGGGTTAGGTCTGCTCATTTAATCAACTTCTCCGCGCTTCTCATGCGCTGCCTTCACTGCCTCCCAAATGAGCCGATCAGCATCGCGCAATTCCTTCTCCACAACATTCAGCAAATCTTCATCCAGTATTGCGCGCGGCACCTGTCGCAGTCGCAGGATTCCATCTAGGATATTGTCTAAGAATTCACTTGGTTTACTCATGAACCTCTGGCTCCTTGAAGTTCTCGCATGCCCTTAAGATCTACTTCAAATCTGTTGCTCATGATTCCTCCACAAGCCGATAACCCCGCTTGCCGAGAGGTCGTAATCGAGACATCAGGATTGTCGTCACTCTACCTATAACTAGATTCTGACACTCCACTACTGCGGGTGCTGGAAGTCGAATAATCTTGAATCGACGTCCACCATCGCGTGGATCTGTGCTTTCCCAAATTTGGCCCACTCGCACGTTCATGATTGATTCTCTCCCTAGTACATCCCTGGGAATTCTGTGCCCTCGAGTTCATCGAGCGCACTCTCTACTTCACTCTGCGCCTCTTCCATCTCTGACTCGAGCTCGCGCAGTTCCTCCTCTTCCTCGTCTGTTGGCTCCTTGCCAATCTCGGTCTCCCTGTCCTTCCAGGCCAAGAATTTCTCATTGTAGCTCGAGACAGCACTGCCGAGACTATCCAGACCAGAGTCCAGATTCTCACAGGCAGCCTCAAGATCCTCGTACTTCGAGGAACTCTCGAGGTTGGTACCCTGCATACCATCGCGCCAGTTCTCCATCTCCTCCTTGAGGCCCTCGATCTCTCCGTAATCCTCGGAGACCTCTTCCTCGCCGAGAACTGAGCGAATCTCATCACAGGCTTTGCTCAGTCGTCTGGCCCTGCTCATGTAGACAGGTGCGCCAGTCTTCTTGAGACCTTCACGATTGATGCACTCGCCACATCGCTTGCCCTTCTCGGCGAGGAAGAGGTCTCTTCTGTTGTTTCCCGCAACCGCCACAGGTCTGCATTCGATATGTCTTAGGCATCGGGATTCTCCTTGCACCAAGCTTTAAATTGGCGAAGAGCTTCTGAGTAGACTTGGTCTTCTTCTTGCCAACCTTTTGCATCGCCGATGGCAGACATCGCAGTCAGTACAGCACGATTGGCCTTGAAAGCTCTACGATCTGCCTTTTCGCGAGTAATCATCAGATTGCGAATCTGTCTTGCTGTTGGAATACCCATTATCCTATCCTTCCTCGGACTGCGTACCAAAAACACAATCCTGCTATCAGGGCTAAACTCCAGATGAGTGCAATGATCTTGAGAGTTTCGAAAATGTGCATCAGTGAGAACATATCTCGCACTGCCAACCCATGCGCGTCCATCGATGCGGTCTGACAATCTTACAAATCCAGCAATATATCAGTAGTGTCATGCCTGAACTTCCATATCTGCCCAATCGGGCTCTGGATCATCCAGCGGCACGACAGCCCGAATTGTCCAATCTTCGCCGATTCGTTTCAGCACATTCATCGCGCCAATTTCCTCATCGAACACGTATGCCCACTCCATGCCCATGTCATCAGTCTCAGTAACAGATGATTCTTCTTCATGCCGATCATCGTGACAATAGCACTCTGCTGGCCGCTCACCATCAAGGAAGTTCACCTTGTCACCAAGTTCTCTGAATCCTGGTGACAGGTCAAGGTTAGCGCCGTTGATTGTAGACCAACCGGCTGGATGCTCGTCGATGAGCAGACGCAACAGATCGGGCAATGGACGCTCATGGGCGGCTGCCCATAATGTCTTGCCCAGGCCAGTCGGATAGCCATCCCAATGATGATAGACACCCAGGAATCCATCCCCGTGCTTTCTAGCTATACAGGCTCTTGTGGACATGCTCTTCTCCTTCTGCCCTTTGCATCAGCCGTTAATTTTCAACGGTTCATGAGGGGACAGAAGTCCCCCTCTTTCTGCGCTGCCAAACAGCCCTGATCCGTTCCTCTCTTTTGATCTCGCGTTCTGCCTTAGCCGCCACCGTGTGATAGCGGCAGACAGGTTTGCCATCCTCAATGATTACGGCGTTCCGGCCACATGGGTGCCTGCTCCATCTACTGAGACCACTGAAGACCTGTTCCAAACATTGCTCGCTCATTCTCACGCCTCCACTAGTTCACATGCCTTGCAGTTGGCGCTGCCCATGCAGTTCTCACATACCAGCTGCTTGCATTTGGGACATCGCTGCATACAATCCAGAGACCTCACCTGCGAGTATACCTCACAACTGTTCTGGATGTCTGAGAGTTTTACCATATTGTTCCTTCCCCAGAGCTACCGGCCCTGGCCCCTGAGTCTAGGGTTAGGCGCTGGACTGACTGGCAGGTACGCTATAGCGGCTGAAAAGCCTTCTCCCTGCACTTACTGCCACCGCTGTCACCCGCAGGCCCAGGGGCGAACGCCAGAGCGCCCGCTAACTGACAGTGTTACGGTCTAAGTATCGCTCTAGGTTGTGACGTTCTTTTCCCTCTGGTTCTATTAGACTCCCAAGGTAGGTTGGCATGCGACCTATAGGCCGGAGTACACCTGCCAGTCCATCGGTGACTAGCCTCTGCGCCTCTGCTAAATTGTCGGCCTCTACATCGCGGTCGAAGATCGCCACTGCTGCCACATGATACCGTACCATCGTACCCTCCTGCCTCTAACTCTGCGCCCTCACACGGCGCACAGGTGGCGGCAGGAAGCCGCCTATTTGTCATCTTTTATGCTCCTCTCAGTGCCACAGACCGTATCTCATCTGTGAGGTGGAACTGGAGCGCCAACCTTACAGCCATGTCTCCTGGGAGTCGCCCTGATCGCACAGCCTCCAGTAGTTTCTTGGCGGCCAGTCGTCGGTCCCCATCCCTTTGTAGCACACCGAGCACCATCTCATGGCCCCAGCGCCACATACTCTGCTCTTCGGCTCGCTCGACGGCCTCTAAAGGCTCTGACCGAACTTCCCATTTAGCTCCCACTTGAGCCTTCTTCTCTGCAGCAGCATTCGATGATTCGAATCTCGACCCACGCCTGGGGATGTCCAAGCCCGTGGTACATGGGAGGTGCAGCAACCTTCTTAACCTCGGCCTCCTCGTGGGTCTTGGTCGTTGCTAGTATCCTAGGGGATGTGCTTCTACCCCACTTGTCTTCTGGCAGGAATCCTAACACATGGAAGTGTGTCTTGTTAACTCCCGCTGGCATGATCTCGGCTCTCCTTCACGCCTTTATTATCGCTTATTAGGTGAAAGAAGGAAAGCTTGTAGAGAAGCATCTACAGGAGTTCTCGAGGATTGAGAGACTACTAGGAGGAATTAGAAAGCGCGTTCACACGAGGACAAGAGAGTTCGCCGTTTTTCACACGAATTCGGGGACCATTAAACATTACTGGGTTTGAAGAAGCTTCTTCGATTGCTCTTTCTGAGTTAAAAGACGAGCCAATACCGTGAGAGCTTTCTTCTCTTTCTTTAATTTTTGATGCTACGCCGAATGCGCCCCTTTGTTTGCGAAGAGTTGCAAATTGGAAGGATCATCATCCCGAGTATGACCATTAATATGATGTACTATTTCACCGTGAGCAATGGACCGACCGATCTTCTGTTCCATTACGGCATGCGATCTGGATTGCCAGCCCATCTCTGTTTTAATATTTATATATTTGGCGCTGAGTCGGCCTCGACTCATTTTGAACGCGACGTCAGGTCTACACACTCCGCAATAAGGATGGGCCTTGCCGCAGGATTTGACTTTGTACATCTTGCCTTTGCTTTTATACATCGGGTCGCGTGGATGCTTTGTGGATCGCCATTAGCACGACTGAGGGTCTAATATTTTCTTTTCTTCTTCCAGCTCCTTCTGACCCGTTGGAGCTTCTGGCGCTATCTCATCTCGCCATATATCAATCTCGCGAGGAGCCTTGATACCGAGGGAAACCTTATTGCGCTGCACTCCTAAGACAACGATATGGATCTCTAGACCATCTTTTCCTTGGAGAATCAGACCTTCATTCTCATGGCGCGTCAGTACTAGCATGTCTTCCTCCCTGAAGACTGCCCCGCCATTATTCCATCTCTCTTGTTAAGTGTAGACTTTGTCTGACCTGCAGCATCTCCCAAGCAGCCCAGACACTGAATGCCATAAATACTGTCAAGACTCCAAGCAGTGAACGCTCGCGCTTAGTTTCTGCGATTTCTTCTAGCATCTCAGAGGCAACTGCCAATGCAACTTGTGCAGCGAGGAATGAAGCCAAAGCATTAAGCATCACGCACCTAAAGCCTGCCTAGTAGCATCTCCTGCTGCCTTGGAGACCATCATTGCCACTTTGTCTATATTTACTGCAGGTCTACCTGGCTGAAGTGCTAAATCCACGATTTCCCAGGCATCCCGAGCTCCCCATTTGGCTCTGTCATTGCAATCATGAGCGGCATAGAGAGATGTGCCATGAATCTTCTGCCCCAAGACTGTCGTCCATCGCCAGGCGAGGATAATTTGCCCTATAATCTCCTCATAATCCATGCGGCCATAAGTCTGGATGGCCGGCAATATGGGGGCGCTACGACCAGGTTCTGGAAGGGTTGGGCCTAGTTTTTGCCATCGCCAATACGCATCATCAAAGGCCATCTGTAGATCACCAAACGGTGTGTTTGGATAGAATGCTTTCGGGTAGATCATTACTAGCCAACCGGCTACATACTTTGCCAGTTCTTTGTGGTAGGGCAAACTCAGCCGATTGCCTCGGAAGTCTGTGCTGGCATAAATGGGAGCAAGACCACCAAATCTCTCTATTAATTGTTTTACATTGTTACCATTTGGCTCGGCCTCATATGGCCCTTCCATATTCAGCGCAACAGAGGCTGCGCCATGTTCCTGGACAGCCCAGCGCAGAGCATCAGCTTCAGCCAGAGCACAACTCGGCATACAATAAATCTCTGCGGCCAGAAACAACCCAGCCTGCCGTATCTTATGGGCGCTGACTGGAAAATCTGCCCTTCTCACGAGATTATTAGAATAGATGGGTTCCTGATAAGCTGCCTTCAAAATGATGGTATTGCCCCCAATATCCTTAGTTAACGCAATCACCTTGTCAATATTGAAGGCTTGCTCATTCCAATGCCAAATTCCACGCAGAATTGTTACTGCCCTCCTTCCTTATGGCACCTTTGTCTTGACCCAATCGATGATTCCCTGAATAGTTACACCACCGCCTGCTAGACCAATGATTGAAACGATGGTCAAGTTGAACTGCTGCTCTGTCAGACCTCCTTGGAATGCCTGAATTGCTACTACTCCTATGATGCCACTGATCCCTGCAATAACAGCGACCAATTTGCGACTATTAAGTTGTGCCACTTCCAACCTCCGTATGATGTTATCCCATTCGACTCCAGGACTACGCCTTGGAAGCCATATACTCATTTCTCTAATAACCGCATCACTACTGCGGTTAATGGTCCTGCGCCAACAGCTACTAAAGCCCAGAGAGCTTTGCCTCCTCCAGCAGCACCTTCCAGCTTCGCCTTCCAAAGTTTCAATGTTCCTACTTCGCCATTGATTCGTTTCATTTCTTTCTTGATCTCTTCATGAGCCAAATCATTACGCTCTGCCATTCCCTTGAACTCTCGGTCGCGGAAGTCAGCTAGTTCGCTCCGAAGAGCTGCAAGTTCTGTTGCTTGATCCATATTATTTTCCTCTCAGAGTACATATCCCTGATTATGCACGTAGCCAGCTGCTGGCGTGTAGTCCGTGGCACAATGAGCCACCTGAAAGCCCATAGCAGAGACGTTAGCGGAGCCCCCGCTACCCGAAGTGGTCCGCATCCCGCCCAGAGTGTTGTCAAGATTAGCCTGCGTCCAGGCCGCGCCTTCCGTGTCTATATCACGACCATAACCCGACCACGCTGGAACCGCCCATGCGGTTGTAAGAGTGCGGGCCGTCTCCGCAATCGTCGTCGTCCGCTTCATAAGACCCGCAGCATCATACGAATTTATGTCAGCAGTCTTAGCCCTACAGACAACCTTCACGGCCCAGATGTAGTCGCCACCAGGAATGCCAATGGTGGCGCAACTCTGCATTCCATAGAGATCGTCCAGTAGATTGCTGGTATAAACATAGTCCGTGTCACTAGAGGGCGCTTCATCAACGCAGGCATAGTTAGTGCCCGCTGAGGGAGTCCAGGCCACGGCGCTATTGCTTATCGGCCTCGATGACCGTATCGCCATGATGCCGCTCTTCGGCGGTGCTATATCTGTACCAGCAACATAAGATGCAACGTAGAGGTCGTCGGTATAGACTGTCAGCCCAGGATTCATCTTTGCGCTGGTAGCGCCCCGCAGGAACTCTACATAGTCAAGCGCCAACAAATTGCTGGTGGTGTAGGTCACGGCCAGAGTCCCGCCCACATAGACGTTCATGACGTGGGTTGCCATTATGTACTCAACACACAGCTCATTCCAGGAACCCAGAGCAATAACGTTGGGTGCTGAGGTTGCGTATATGGTCGCGCCGTCTTCACTGCTGATCTGGAGGCATGGACTCCCGCTGCTGACCGCCCAAAGCAAAGCGAAGGTCGTGCCACTCCAGTACCCAAGCCACATTAGGAGCCCTGCTATGCCCGACCCCGTGATAGCATCCGCCGAGTAGAAACCGAATGTGGACCGAAAGGGATTGTTGACGTTCCAATCTATCCCCACACCAGAAGGCTTAATGTAGGGCTGCTGACCTGCAACGGTGCAATCATGCTTGAACGATGCTAGCCCTGTCCGCTTCTGGGCGGTGCTTCGCTCACAGCCAGTACCAACGGCGGCCTCAGTGCAGTTCCCTGCCGCGCCGTCATACTCGGCCCCAGCCATGAAGAGGGTCTGACGTGCCACTAGAGTTTACCTACAGTCTTCGCCATGTGAGCCGAGTAGAGCCGAAGAGCCCCGAACTGGTTGACGTAATCGGCCTGTTGAAATGGCCCGCCGTCCAACCAAGTCCGCAGCGGGACAGCAACGGTGCGATATATCCAGCCGAAGGCATATTCCTCCTGCTTCGCAGCAATCCTAGTCTGGAACCAGAAGCGGAAAAGTTCGCGTACAGTGGTCGTGGTAGGTGCCCACAGGGCAAGTTGGGAGGCCCAGATGCGTTCCAGGGGGTGTGGAGCAGCAAGTGGCTTGGAGCCTGGTGGTGCTTCCAGCACAGCAGGCCGTACCACAAATAGGCTTTGATTGTCGTCCGAGATATAAACCTGGCCGACCTTACGTTCCGCCGCAACTCGATCCGGCGTCCAGAGGTCAACAGGTTCGGAACAAGAAGCTGCCGTTATAGGAACTTGGGCGTTCCAAATGGAAGCCGCTAGTGCATCATCGACGGCGGTTGTTACTATTCTGGCCATCTATATCTCCACCCAGTCCCGGTATGCGGTCATCACCCCTTCAATGCCTTCTCGTAATACTCCATGTTGACCTTCAGCCGCTCGCTATCTGGGCGGGCAGCCAGAGCAATACCACCATACTTCAGGGCTTCTTTGTTGCGTCCTGCCTTGTGACAGGCTAAGGCTAGCTCGTCCCAGCGATACCAGTCATAGATGGTCTGGTCTACAAAGTAGGTGCTAGGGCTGAATGCTGTAGATGCTAGTAACCAACCGATAGCCTCCTCGTACCGCTTCTGGGCGCGAGCTGTCTTTCCCAGCCAGAAATAAGGCTCTGCCCAGCCAGCGAACTCAGCCAGAGACTTCAATGCTGCCTGCCATGCAGACTTTTCATCTCCTAGTGCTCGCCAACAATCGGCAGCCATGAGACAAGCACGAGAGCGTTGAATAGGCCATCCCGGAGGAATCTGAAGTAGAAGGGCCACAAGCCCCAGACATTCATGCCAGTGCTTCTTGTAAAAATGCTGACGAGCCAGGTAAAACAATGTCCGCTCAGTTAGAGTTTCTTTCTCGAGGTCAGAGCGCAGAGCATCAAACATATCGGCATGATTTGGTCGGTCCCCACTGGGTCGTGACAGATGTTCTACGACAATGTCTTTGTGCTCTATCCGCCCTGTTCCATTAAGCCAGTTATGGGCTGCACCATGCCAACTCCACTCCTTGGTATTCTTGTGCAGCAGTTCTTGGCGAGCATATGTGGTAGCAGGATTCCCATTCTTGTCACGGCTGAAGATCATGAATGGCGCTATACCATCCTGTTTGCCCTCGCTAACTATCTGTCTGATGGCCTCATGGCCCTCTAGCAGAATCTCGTCAGCATCCTGCCAGTAGAGATATTCGCCGAAACATAGACCTTCAGCATAGTTCCGAGCCGCAGCGAAGTCGTCACACCAGGGAAAATGACCCATACGAGCACCATAGGACTTAGCAATCTCTATGGTCTTGTCAGAGGAGCCGGTGTCTACGATGACCAACTCGTCCCATAGACCTTTTAGAGAATCAAGGCACGTGGGAAGAAGTTCCTCTTCATTCTTAACAATCAGTACAATTGACAATTTGGGTTGCTTGCGATGGGCAGTGGCCACAAGATATTGATCAGAATATGGATGAGTCAAAATAGGCCCAATAGCGCCAAGAGCCTTCGGCAATACACCATCTGTAAACTCACGCACATGAGCAGGATCTGGTACAGCAGCCCCATTAGGAACAGTTACCACAAGATGCCCATTAGGAGCGAGGGACTGTCTGATCTTCTTTAGCAAGAGGGCTTCTGTCTTATTATCTAAGTGCTCTAACAACTCCCCCAGGACGATGGTGTGCCAAGAACCTCGGGGCATAGGCTCCTTGATAAAATCATGCACCTTGAACTTCTTGCCAGGATTACGATGAGCAGCTAAATCAATGGCTGCCTGGGAGAAGTCGAGACCAAGGTAATGGCCGTCGCAGAACTGCGCCAGTCTACCATCACCACAGCCCACATCTAGTACCTTGCCAGAGCATAGAGAGGCTGTGTAGCGCACCCTGTTCTCGTCCACGTGGTAGCGCCCGTTGTAGATCTTGTCATAATAAGATGAATCCTTCATCATGCTGGCCTCAAACTTACTAAACACCTAGTAATCGTGCTACATGAATCCACGTTGTACCTCAGCACATCACCGACACTAAATGCTTTTGTCCAGCCGGTCAAGGTCACATCCTGGTCCTTCACGCCGCTAGCAATTGTAGGCTCGTTTGCTGCCGTGATAGTATCTGCATTAGTAGGGGGATAGTTCGCGTACGTATCCTTCCAGATATCAATCTTAATACTGCCCGTAACATTAGCGAAGAGACGAGCACTGGCGATGGTCACAGCAGCAGGAACTTCCAGATCACCTTTGGGACCAGTTGTGATGACAGCGCCACCACCATCAATAACAAACTCCAGAGCCTTGACAGCAGGACCAGTGGGGCCGGTTTCCCCAGTCTCGCCTGTAGTTCCTGTCGCTCCCTTTGCACCGGCTGTCCCTGTATGCCCAGTTGCGCCAGTATGGCCAGGAGTTGTTGCCCCTGTAACTCCTGTTGCGCCTTTAGCCCCTGCAGTTCCCGTATGTCCTGTTGCTCCCTTAGCTCCGGCAGTTCCAGTATGCCCCGTAGCACCTTTAGCACCAGCGGTCCCTGTATGCCCTGTCGCTCCCTTGGCCCCCGCTGTTCCGGTATGGCCGGTCGCGCCTTTAGCACCAGCAGTGCCTGTGTGTCCAGTAGCCCCTTTAGCTCCGGCTGTCCCAGTATGTCCTGTGGAGCCCTTTGCCCCTGCCGTGCCCGTATGTCCGGTGGCCCCCTTAGCGCCTGCCGTGCCGGTATGACCAGTAGCGCCTTTGGTCCCCGCTGTACCAGTATGTCCCGTAGCTCCAGTCACTCCCTTGGCACCTTGTGTGCCCGTATGTCCTGTTGAGCCAGTGTGTCCCGTCGCACCTGTTTTTCCAGTGGCACCTTTGGCCCCTGCAGTGCCAGTATGACCAGTAACTCCGGTTGCTCCTTTAACTCCAGCAGTACCAGTGTGTCCTGTCGCGCCTGTTACGCCTTTTGCTCCAGCAGTTCCCGTATGACCAGTCGGACCAGCAATTCCTTGCGTTCCAGTATGTCCTGTGGAGCCTGTATGACCAGTAGGGCCTGTGCTACCTTTAGCTCCGGCAGTTCCTGTATGACCTGTTGAACCAGTTTTGCCAGTAGCTCCTTTCGCTCCTTGAGTACCAGTATGGCCTGTCGGTCCCTGCGCACCAGCAGTTCCTGTATGGCCAGTAGCGCCTGTCGCTCCTTTGATTCCCTGAGTACCTGTGTGACCTGTTGCCCCTGTAGTCCCTTTTACTCCTTGCGTTCCTGTATGCCCAGTTGCGCCTTTCGCTCCTTGTGTACCTGTATGTCCTGTAACTCCGGTGGCTCCTTTAGCGCCTTGAGTGCCAGTATGACCGGTCGGCCCTGGTACAGTAGAATCGGCACCAGTATGACCGATCGGTCCTTGAGTTCCTGTATGACCAGTATGCCCTGTGTGACCGATTGGCCCTTGAGTCCCTGTATGGCCCGTCGTTCCTTTAGCACCCTGTGTTCCAGTATGACCAGTTGGACCTGTTGTTCCAATTGTTCCTTGGGATCCCGTAGTTCCTGTAGCGCCAGTTTTGCCAGTCGAACCTGTCGGACCTGGAACTGTCGAGTCCGCTCCAGTTGGTCCAGTGCTACCAGTCGCTCCTGTTGGGCCAGTAGGACAAGTTGGGCATTTTCCTGTGGGGCCAGTATGCCCTGTGATTCCAGTTGGGCCTGTACTTCCAGTTGGTCCCGTAGGTCCAGCTTGTGTCGGTCCAGTTGGCCCTGTGGAACCCGTCGGACCCGTAGGGCCTGTGCCGCCTCCTCCTCCACCTCCCGCTCCAGTTGGACCTGTAGGACCCCTTGATCCTCTACCTCCGCCACCGCCTCCTGGCAGGCCACGAGGACCAGTTGGACCAGAAGGCCCAGTTGGTCCTGTTGCCCCTGTATCACCTTTATCGCCCTTCTTTCCAGTGGAACCAGTTTTCCCAGACTTTCCTGGTGTCCCAGGAGAGCCTGAAATGCCTTGAGAACCTGTTGCTCCCGCTGGGCCAGAAATACCTTGCGGACCAGTCGGCCCCATTGGGCCAGTTGCACCCGTTAAGCCTATTGATCCAGGCAAACCAACCCCAGAAGGACCAATTGCGCCTGTTGGTCCGGTTGGACCTGTCAGGCCCTGATAACTTACAATACCAAGCTCTTGACGAGAGACGACTTCTAGCTGTCCGGACTGTGGAGGAGAATGAGGTTTGACTTCGGCAACAGTCTCTTGTATCTCTAGCTTTCCAAATTCGCCAAAGAGATCTCTTCGGTCAGAACTCACAGAAACATCAAGAAAAATTCTGTCTGTCATCCTGCAATAACTTCGGCTGGTCCTTCAATCAAAGTCAGCGACTCGCCATCTTCCGGTTCAATCACCAATCTCCAGACCCCGTTTTCCCAGGTCATCTTTTCGGTTTCTTTAATAAGAATCCTAATAGTGCCAGCAGAACCTCCAAGTTCAATACCATTGCCATCTTCCCAATAACCAAGAATAGCACCATCAGGAGATTGCTTTATCTGTAATTTCGCACGGCAGCCAGACAGATCTACAAGATCGCCATCCTTGTCTCTCCATGTTATGGTAATATCTAGAGGATTTCCTTGATAAATTGTTAGTGGATATCTGCCTGGCTTCATGACAATCTCCTAGACCTTCAGCATAAACCGAGGAGCCGATCCGGTCATCAATGCTCCTCCGCCTGTAAAAGGATCAGGCAAGGCTCCATAAGCCTGTGCAACACTCCAACCTGGGTGTGATGTCACATCCTCGTTTGTTGTAAGCCCCAGCCCTTCATGAACCTGCGTTGTCGCTTTTGCTCGTACGTAAGGAGTATGACTGAATACCCCTCCCAGCCAGTACCATCCAGGGGTCAGAACTTGGTTAATTGCAATCGCAGAATAAGCGACGGCAGCCGTCCCTACGGCACCAGCATCGAGGACCAGCGAGCCAGGGACACCAGCACCCATGTTGTAAATACCCAATCGCACATTGCTTAATGCCACCAATGTAGTTACTTCGATACCAATTTCAGTAAAGGTAGTAGATGCTCCCACATAAAATGGCACCGCATAGAGTATATCTTTTGTAACATATAGAGTTGAGGTGATAGTCGAAGAGAGAGCCAGAGGAGATTCGTAATAGCGCCCGCTGACAAAAGAATAGGGAATATCAAGCACAGGCGAGTAACGAGCAACCTGCCACCGAGACAAATCAGCATCAAATTCCCCATATGCATACTGGGAACGAGAAATCCAGAGACAAACTATGGGCACTTGCTGGACCAGAGCACCACCTCCAGTGAATGGATCTGGAAGAGCCCCATAAGCCTGTGCTACACTCCATCCAGCTTTCTTAGCAGTATCGGTGCCAGAAAGCCACCCTAACATTCCAGGCCCCGCAAATGTCGTTGTCTGTGCCCGCATCGTGGGAGTAGCATCGAAGATACAGACTGCCCAATACATACCAGGCTGTAAAGTTCTGACCATGGCCTGCCATTTCGCCCCAGTTGTGCCAGTTGCAACGACACCTACATCTTGGATTAGTATCCCAGGAATTCCTGCATTATCGGCATAAAGACCGACTCGGCAATTGCCAGCGGAGAGAGTAGACACTTGTACTCCGATTGCTTGCACATCGGTAACATGGAGTAATTTAATTGGAATCGCGTAGAGAGTATTAACTGCAACCACAAAGGTAGATTGAGTGAGAATGTGCAAGGCATCTAGAGCTACACCACCTCTTATAGGAGGCAATTGCTGCGTCCAGCGCCGATCTAGAGGTCTAACTGCCCATCCCATTATGCCGCCCTCAACATCAATCGGGGATAAGTACCTTGCAATGCTATATAATAATTAGGATAAATATCTGATGGCTGGAAAAAGCGAGCAGGCCAACCATCATCTGGAGTAATGAGCCCACGATCCGATACTTCAAGCCCCCAACCTGCATAATTCTGACCAAGAGAAGAAGGATCTGCAGAACGCCAACGCTGAACTGGCCCCGCAATAGAGGCTCGATAGGATACATCGCCAGTATTTGTCACAACTAACCAATAAATACCTGGCTGAAGTGTTACTGCAATAGCATGCTCTTTTCCTCCAACAGAATCAGCAGCTAAAGCACCGTTACCATCAAGTACAAGTTTGTCTGGCCAAACTCCATCCCATTGAGAGTCATAGATTGCCATCCTCAACAGAGATCCGGCTGCGCCAGCGCTGGAAATTTCACATGCCAAACGATCAAAACTTGTACGTGATGGAACCCAGATCTGCCCTCCATGAATAAATCCTGCAAAGACATAACAAGTAGTAACAGAATAACCAGCGATTGGGTAATAGCGCCCGCTGGCGAAAGGCGGCTGAAGATAGCAGGGCGGCCAGGCATTCCTTTTGATCGTCCAGGTCATTTATATATTCTCCAAGACACAACCTGTTGCATCGACACCAACTGCTGAGGCGATGGCCTTAATTGTCTCGCTGGCAGCATCCAAAACTTGAATTCCTCTCCAACTTGCAGTTCCCTTCGCTGGTACAACTAAATCGTCGGCAAAATACTTAGCATTAGCACCACCATCATCTAACCAGTAAACATCCACTGTGATATCCGATGTAGTTGTGTTTGTCAGATCAAGAGAAACCATCATCGCCCGCGTTGCACCGCCAGCAACGAATGCTGTGTAGAGAGTTGTTGCTGCGATTCCAATTGCTGCTTGTATTGGTTGTGGTGTTGTGGCCATGATGATCCTCTACAATGCTACTGCAAATCCAAGAGCAAGTATTTCATCTCCTGCTCCTGTTGCTCCCGTGCCTCCTACACCTGTAGGTCCAGTCGGACCAGTTGCTCCGGTTGGGCCAGTCGCTCCAGTTGGTCCTGGTTCAGTAGGACCAGTAGCCCCTGTTAACCCAGTACTTCCCGTTGGGCCACTTGGACCAGTAGGACCAGAGGCCCCACTTGGACCAGTTGGTCCACTATTTGCATGTAGTCCTGTGTCTAGATAAGCTGCTATATCGCTATTGCCTGGTCCAGCCCAAGCTTCGAGTGCGATAGCAAAAGCGCCAGGAGTAGGATCTACTCCCGCATCCTCTGCCATGGTTGCCGTTGCGCTTGGTCGCAGGTAGTGTCCAGCCACCACTGCTCCCGCAACCAAGATTTTGGATTGATAACCCATGTGGCGTACTCGGCCATCAATACCAACAGCAATGTTGTTATCATCCAGAACGCCGATAACCATATCATCATCTACGACATTGGTGACACCGAATGTCCTATCGCCGTTCTGGATAACCACAACACCCTGGCTGCGAACACCACCGCTGGCATTCTTCCACATGGTGACCGCACCGAGGATAGAGCCAACAACTCCAGTACCGCCTGAGCTTGGAGAGACTACACCGCCAACTGCCGTAGCGCGTATTGCATCGCCAGCAGCAACAGCATCCTTCCATGCCTTGAGACGACGGATCTCGCGGTCATGAAGGACAAGGAGAGCTTCTAGTTTCTCGATTTCTCGACTCACGGTATCTCCGCCCTCGCCGCCAACCCCTGTAGACTAACACGACCATTAGTCAAATCATCAGCATCATAAGTAATGTCAACCCAATCTGGCGGCGAGACTGCCCAAGGATCGCCACGTCGCCAGATAAGCAGATCAGTGTTCAGAACCGCATTAAAGGCGATACATAACGCACCATTATTATCAATGGCGGCAGCCCACATGTCCTCGGTATCAAGAGAAGCATCGATCTCGCTCCCATGGACGTATTCTGCCCAGGCCTGCCCATTGTCCTCAGAGATACGAATGCTTCCACCATTGTTACCAGACTGAGAGATGCCATAGATAAGGCGACTGAGACTCTGTCTTATGATCCAACGCGAGGCTGTGCCAGCAGGATTATCCTTCGTGACCCAGGCAACGCCGTAGTCATCTGTTACCTGAATAAGCGTGCCGCCGCCAGCCACAATGATGCGGTTCCCGTCGCCGAAAACTACCCACAATCCCTCTGTTTCGTTGCCAGTTACCCCCATTGTGTGGTCTTCCCAGGCGCTTGTCGTGAAATTAAGTTTGGTCAGAGTAGCACCATTCGTATCATGGATACTAGTGATGACGACGATGTCCTTGTCCGAGGGATGCACTGCGATATCAACAGGATAGAGACAAGTGGCACCAGTACCAGCGTCTACGTAAACCGCAACACCCCAGGTCACTCCATCATCTAACGACTGATAAACCTTGAGACTCTCGCCATCATCTGTATGCGAGCCCCAAAGTGCCCAAAGTATTCCACCTGGCACAGTTGGTGGCACACCTGGCCCGATGGTCACGGCTACCACTCCGCGATTATTAGGAGCATCCTTTGCCAGCACAACAGTCCATGTCGCCCCGCCATCATCACTCCGTTCCAGATCACCAGGGCCACCAATATTACCCCAGGTCATCGCATTGGCGATTCTGTAGAGATTGCCATTCAGATTTCGTAAATGCCAGTTCTGATTACCGGCATCCGTCGATTCTTCCGTCCAGGCGTTGCCCAACAAGCTAAGGAGTGCCTTATCATCAGCCTCTATCTGTGCCCATGGCTCGCCCACGTAATTCGGGTTAGGACTACCCTGCCCTTCAAATGCTACCATATAACCCCTCGCGCCAGGAGCGGCAGCGAAGTCAGGAAAGCCCACAGCAGGTCGCAGAAGTTCTACGTTCTCAAAGCGATCCCAGGTCTTGTAGAGGAAACCATCAACAATACCAGCGCCATCAAGAGCGGCCACGATGTAGCACCCTGCCATGCCGCCGATGAGAGCACCTATCCAGACACCATGCTCCGCCTCGTACCCCGCCCCTAGTTGACCAGGGGCAGGGGCAACCGTGGCCGTCATCACTCCAGTCGCGGGGTCCACATCCCCTCGATAGTTGATGTTGTCATCGAAGGCGAAGCAGAACTTGCCGAACTCTAGATCCGGTGCAATCCAGCGGCCATGAGGCTTAGCAGGACAGAGAAGACAACGGGACCACTCGGCTCCTGCTCCCAGGATATCCCAGGTGTAATAGACCGCCGGAACATGACTAACAGAATCAAGAATAATAGCAAGCTCGCCTGCCTCGCGAGAAGCAGCTTCACGGACATAGATGTCTACAGGAGCTGGAGCGCCGCCCGCACCAGGACCCCAAATAGTGCGCATTGGAGGATCTGGATTTTCCCCAGCTGGAGTAATTTCATCTCGTGAATCGAAACAAACAGATACCCATCCAACAGCTACAGTCCATTTCTCTACATTATTACAAGGGGAGGATGCCCATACGCGTCTCTCGGCATATAAGGCTTGTTCGGCTGGATGCCAATAAAGACCCCAATACTGAGTAGCCACAGGCCCAATCTGACGCCAATCGCCATCCCAGGTGGTCCCGTTATCAGTAGACCGTGCAATCCGGCCCCAAGTCTGGGTCACATCAAACCATGCACAGTAGAATTCTGATCTGGTAGGTCCAACTATGAGTTGAGCCTGGAAATTGTCAATCCCAGTATTCCACTCGGCAGGAGAAGGAAGTGTCCAGTTGTCTCCTAGATCATCTGTATAAGCTATTAGACTATTAGTCCAGGAACTACCAGCAAAAATAAGACGGTCACCAGACCCCCACACCAAATCACTCCAAAGAGGGCCGCGATATTGTACAGTCCGAGTGTATGGGATTTTAGCCCATTTGGTTGTCCATGTGCTACCACCATTTGTAGTGTAATGAAGTATATCGTAGAAGCCCATATATATTCCGGAACCTGCTACGTTATAGCCTATAATAGCAATCTTATCGGGATCCGTTGGATGGCAAGCTAATGATTCTAGGACTGTCTCAGAAGAAGTAAGGTGTAAGATGTGGTCAAAAACCCAGGTCGCTCCATCGGTATTTGATTTATAAACTTCGCTCTGATTATTATCATTATCAAAGTAACACATCCAAAGAGTGCCATCTGCAGCTCGATCCAAACTACAAACGCCACTGAAATCCGTACTGCCACCTCCATCATCATAAGCAAAAACTTCTGTCCATACCTGCCCACCATCTACTGAGCGGTCTAAACTCCCCACGCCGTGATAAGTATCTCCAAAGCCCTGCGCTGAACGGATACGGAATAGAATATCATTCAGGTTCTTTATATTCCGTGCTGAACCTACTGGGACGGCAGCCTCCTCCATGAGCATTGACCAGTCGGCTACCCCATATTCGATGATCCTATGGTGGTAGTTCCCGCCGCCAGCATCCCAGCGCGGGCCATGGATACGCACAGCGTCATTAAACTGTGGAGCAGAACCACCCAAATCTACTGTCAATTCTCCACCCAAAGCAGCCTTCGCCCAGGTATGTGTGCGTGTGGGATCAAAAGCTATCAGCGGACCAGGAACCACACCCTCTCCGCCGAAGACCCATACACCATCAGGCGCAGGCGTACCAATGCGACTTAGGCGAAGATTAGGCAGATTGAAAACGAGTTTCAGATCGTCATAGAGTGTCCAAGTGTCGCCATCGTCCTGGGAACGATAGAGTCTGCCATCCCGTGTGACAGCCCAAGCATCAGGCGGCCAGTTCATATCAGGCCAGATGTGCTCAATGGGCGAGCCTACAGCAGCCATGACCGAAGTTGGTGCAGTGGCACAATAGTCAGTTGTCTTCCAAATCTCGCCCGCCGATGTCCCAAACCAGGCCACCCCAAAGGTGAGACCATCGGTAACGATCTTGGCTCCGACGCTTATCACTACGGGCGGGACACCGCCAAAGTCCGCCCAATCATTCCAGGTCACACCACCATCAGGAGAGCCCGAGAACCACTGATCAAAGGCAGCGAAGAGAGCAGGAACATACATATCTTCGGAGCCAGGAGTGATAGGAATGGTCAATGTGATGCTATCCGCGCAGCCATCGGGATCTGTGACAGTAAGTGTGACTTCCCAGGTTCCGATTATACCAGGATCAATCCGCACGGTAGCAATTGGACCTGTAAATGTGGCAATTTCTGGTACTGTAACCTGGTTATCGCTCCAAGCGTAGGTGAGAGCACCACCATCAGGGTCCATACTACCGCTTGCATCAAAAGTCACTACAGCCCATAACTGGGTACCAATAACTTCCAGATCGCCAGTATGATTGAAAAGTGCAAAGGGACAGACAGTAACATGGCTACCAGCCTCAGCGCCACCACGTAGATCAAGCGTCGTACTGAAATCTTTCTCATCAATTGAAGTTTGGTAGGATTCTGTGAACCAATGCCCCGTCTGTCGAGAATAGCCAGGATCCTCGATCCCAACCGTTCCTCGTAGGAACACTTGTGGGTCACCATCTACTGCCACGCCAATCTTCGTAAGGAGACGATTTAGTACCCCTACAAGACGCACTGCTACACTAGCAGCCTTAGCAGGAGTATCAATTAACTCATTACTGAACAGAATGTCATTGTAGGCTTGCCCACCAGAGGGTGTACGAATCCAGGGACTGGGAGCCAGGGCTCTACCCTCAACATCAATGCTGTCCTCTGTACCATCAGCATTCGTTTGCGTGTAAGTGCAGCCCCTCACCACAGCCTCATTCTTTGCTTCTCGTATTTCCTGGTCAACCTTGACACTGCGCAGTCGTGGGCGAGCCGGAGCTACTATGCCAGCAGGATAGCCCTCCACCAGTCCTGTCAATTGCATGCCAAAGTATTCTCGCCAGGAGTTCAACGCCGGTATCTGGTCACAGACCTCGACATGCACTGTGCCGTCAGGAATCTCGTACCAGCGACCACCATCGACTTCTGCCACCTTGTCTATAGCCTCGCCATAGGTCTGGAATGTTAAGGTCTGTTCGCAGACCGTGCCAATAGTCCAAGCAGGCAGATTGACAGCAAAGTTGATGATACCTGCCTGCGTAAGGAGAGCAGTGACAGCAACTTGAGCAGTCACACTGGAGAAAGTGTAGATGACCTCGTGCCAATGGAAGTCTAGCGGCCAGGACTTGCCGACGCATTCAATATTGCAACCCTGCTCATCTGGATTAACATGCATCACCTTGCCGGTGAACACGCGCTGGACGACATTGTTGAAGCCTGCTTCTATATAGACATCAGCGAAGAACTTGATAGAAGCCGAAGGGGGATTCTTTATGCGGATAGAGGCTGAAGGAACCTGGCCGATGGCAAAGGACCAAGAGGCAGATTGGACGCGAGAGACTTGAGCGCCAGCAATAACGACCTTGAGGGTTGCCTGTTTGGCATCTACTTCTTCATAGTATTCAGTTAGAGTTGGCATCTCACTGGCTTACCAATTCTATCCTGGCCCGAATCTTCCGTTCGGTGCTGCCATCGCTACAGAGAGCAGCCACCCAAGCAAGTTGTGTCACCTTCGCCAGATAGGCAGAACGACTATCGGGTATCGGGCGTGACCAATCGGTGAAGGAATTTGTCGTGTTGACCAATGCCTCCAGCGCAGCATAGCGGCTAGGACTCAGATGACATTCAAATGATCGCTCTGCTGAACCTATTGCCAGAGCCACAATGTCATCAGTAGCCGATCCAAGGGGTCTGCTACGATTAATACTGGGACTACGATTCCAGCCAGTATCTGTATCTGGGAGAGGCCATTCCTCTCGCTGGAAGAGAAAAGCGCCGAAACCTGCCCATGGATATGCCATTAGCCTATCCCCGAACTAAGAGCTGCACCGCTCTTGAAACTCTGAGTCCTTGCGCGATCAAGAGCATTATCAACTTCAGAATGGACTGCGCTCTTAATCGCTATCCAGTCCATACCCTGGATAGCAACTGAGATGGGAAGCGACCATTGATTGGACGGGACAATGCGTTCTCCACCATGAACCATTGCCATAACTGGTCGCCCAACAGGACCAGGAACAACACCTCCAAATTGGTACCCAGGCGTGTAGATCCATTGACCATTAACAAATGACCAACCAGATCCTGTAGGACCAGTTGGTGCTGCGCTAGCAGGAACATTCGTAGCAGGTGCCGCTACTCCTGGCAGGCCTATGATAGCCTGAACTTGTTGGATATTACCAAGAGCAATTATCATCTGGGCATACTGCGCAATGATATTCTGATTAACTCCGAACCATGCAAGAGCCCCGCTGATAATATCACTCTGTTGGGTTGTGAGCCCAGGTAATGCTTGAATGATACGATTGACAGTGTCTTCAACTTGTAGATCAGTCAGAAGATTCTGATTAGCTAGAGTGGCCTCTGCGCGCCTGATGTCGTTTAGGAGCCGTCGTTGCTCCCCTTGCCGCTGTAACACATCTAATTGTGCATTGATTGCGTCAAGTTCTCGTTCTGCCGGACCCTTGCCCTTCTCTTCGCCTGTTATTTGCTTCTTTAGCTTTTCCTCGAGCAGAGTGTTGCCCTTGCCTTGAATCTGATTCAGACGATCTTGTAGGTCTGATATCCGCTTCTCGCGTGCTAGTTTCTCTTCTTCTGCCTGTGCTTCCAGATCTAGCGCTCTCAATTTGAGTCTGGCCATCTCCAGATCTTCTTGCGCACTCTCAACAGTAGGAAGGCCCAGAAGTCTGTCGAGAGCTGAGGTATAGACATCAACAGAACTGGCAAGGTTAGTGAATAGATCGTTCAAGGCTTGCAGAGGCTCGGCAACAGCTTCTGTTGCCTCGGCAGCACTTCCTGCCGCATCCGATGCTTGACTACCAAAGTTAACATACTGCCGAGTCAGTTTGTCTACATCGATACCTGCCTTTGCGGTCTCTAACGAGATCTGGCCAACCGCTTGTGCTATCTTCTCGAATATCGGCCCGAAGAATGGAAGCTTTAAGAATTCTGGTGGCAGATTAAGTTTGGTGATCCCTAATGCGATGGGAATAGCGATGTGCAATCTCATCACATAATCAACAAAAGTCAAAACTTTCTGGACAGAAAGCGCATCGAGTTGAGGCAAGATCTCAACGACCGTTTCTTCGGGCAGCAGTTTGAATAACTCTAATACCTTCTGAAATTCAGTTTGTGCCGTTGGGCCGAATGCTTGCAAAAATCGTGCACCAAGAATCTGGAGTTCGAGCTGAACATCTTCAGCCCGCGCAGCTATGAAACCCAAGCGGGCATTGTATTCATCTAATTCCCTCTGACGTTCTGGAGGAAGAACACCGCCAAATGAATCTGCCAAAGCTTCAAGATCATTCACCTTGCGCTTTAGTTCGAGTTCTTCTAGACTATTCTGGAAATTCGGAAGGACAAGATCACTAAGTTGTTTGACAACATCATCAACGCCGACTATTTGTTCCGCTACCTCTTTCGCAGATTTACCAACTTCCGCCAAGCCTTCGGCTGTTATCTCAAGTGGACGTATCAGTTTGACAAAGTCCGTTCTCAATGCTTCCACATCAGGATGTAGTGCTCTTAATCTCTTCTCTTCTTCCTCTAACACAGCATTAAGAGCTTTGGCTGCTTGTGGATATTTCTTTGTAATGTCGTATAATTCCCAAAATGAAGCTGGAGGACCCAATTTAGAATATTGTTCAATCAGTTTTTCAAGCTCATCTCGATGCTGCCCAGCAGCACTTGTGCCTTGAACATAAAGCCAGATTGCTTCTCGGAGTCCAGTCTTCTCTTTTTCTTGCGCTACCATCAATGCAAGAAGAGCCTCAGTAGTTCTTTGTATTCCAAGCCTACGCGCTTCCTGATCCGACATACCTTCTGCTATAGCCTGATTCACAAACTCTAATGCATCACCGTATTCTCTCTGTATCTTCGCTGCAATCTGTGCTTCTCTTGCTGCGCCCGTGAGCCAGGCAATAAGCCCACTGCCTGTTAGTTTTGAGACTACTTGGTCTGCTAGGATAATGGTTCCTGTGAAAAGAATCAATTGACCTTGGAGCGTCCCGAAAGCAATCCCTAGCAAAGTGGTACTTGTGGCAAGAAGACCTTCAGAAGCAACTGCTGCGCCCAACCAAGTCACAAGATTCATGAGCATCCCAATGAATGCTGCAATTTGAACGGCTACAATAGCTGCTCCTATCGCCAAAAAGCCAAGCGCAACCGCAGGCAAAGAGCCAGCAAGCGGAGTGACAATTCCAGCAGCCTTAGATGCCAAACTGAGAAAGAGACCAAAGGCACCCGCCATTTTCGCACCCGCTGCAACGACAGTTGCCTGATTCTTGTCTATCGCCTCAATGACCGCACCCAGACCTGCCTTGTATTTCGAGACAAAGGGCATTGCAAGGGCTGCTAGCATTAAATTGAAATTGTCACCTAAGGTAGATTGCAGGCCGCCAATAGTCGTGGATTGTTTCACCATCAAGCCACTAAAGCGTCCTAGCTCTGTAGATAATGCAGCGAACACCTCATCCGCACTGGCTCCTTCCTTCGCCATTTCCTCCATTTGATTTCTGGCAGTTCCAGACATAAGACCCAATTCCTGGAGACGCATGGCCGACTCTCCAAAAGGTCTGCCAGACTGGATGGCGCTGTACGCACGGCCAACCCAGAAAGCAATCTCCTCGATGCCAACACTTACGCCTGCCGCTGCATCACCGACCATCGTTAGGTTCTTCATCGAATACAAACCAAAGGTCTCAAGAAGACGAGCAGCCTTTGAAATGCCTGGAAGTGTGAATGGTGTTTCGGCAGCAAATTTCGCCAGTTCGGCGATGCGTGCCTGGGCCTTGTCAGCAGAGCCGAGCAGAGTCTCGAAACCCAGTTTCATCTGTTCCATCTGATCGGCTGTACGGAGACCCTGCATACCAAACTTCATCGCAGATGCACCAACAGCAGCAATACTAACAGCAGCCGCTGCTCCAGCAACCTTGAGTTTGGTGCTAAGGCCTGTAGCCACCTGCGAAGTGGCCTGATTCATCTGGTCCATGCCACGCATGTATTGAGGCAATCCCTCGATGGTGGCAGCTACTCCGATCTTCTCATACGCCATTATTTTGTACCTTGCGGAAGGTGATTTTCGTCATTTGAGGCAGACAAACTAGTCGGGGCTAATGAATCGGGCGGGCCTTTTATTTTAGGCCCTGCGATCCACGTAAAATCGGGCGAGACAGCCGTTCTGAAGCCGTTCCCGCGCGACATTTTTAGTTCCTCTTGGCCTTAGGCATTTTGCTATCTATATGCTTCTGGATCGCATCTTCCTGATGTAATTCAACAAGGCGATGTACACGATGATGAGCTATTCCAAATATCCTATCTTGCTTCGGCAACTGCTGCCATTGTGTCCAGTTATAGTTATTGAACCTTGCGGCCTCTCTTTCTTCGTATAGGGGGATTAGCCCTAGGTACGATGGCCCCAGCGTCAGGCCGGTTTGAATCGCTTTGCTTAGATAGGCGCTTGTTATCGGCTCGCCGTTCCGCTCTATTCCGAAAGGCATCCACCGCGAGGGCCACCTCTTCCTCAGTCGCGCCAGAACGTCGCAAAGAACTGAAGACCAGTGTCTGATCTGTCATGGATCGCATGGCATAGCACCAGATCCACTTCAGATAACGAGCTCTAGGATTCTCAGTGTCGAATTCAATGCCGAGGAAGTTTAGATCCTCGACCCAACCATCATCCTCTGGTCGTTGAAGATCCTCCGGAACATCCACTAACTGCGTGCCCAGGAGAAGCATCACATTGATGGCTGCGAGTGCAGTCGCCTTTGTGTACTCCTCTAGGGCGCGCAGATAATTTGGATCGTTTGGGTTCTCTTCCTCTCGTCCTTTCTCTTCTATAAGGATACGAGGAGGACTAGGTTGCTCGATCCGCGCTATAGCTTGCTCGATAGCTCCTGGTGGCGCACCGAGCAACCTTAATCTTATACCAGAGGAGAGAGTGACAATCTCTTCTAGCACATCTTCCTTGGCCGCTGCATCGAACGCTTGCCTTTCGGTGCGCTCTGATGTTTCCTCCATCATTTAAGCCCCTCCTAGCTTTAAGCAGCCTTTACCAAGAACCCATCAATTGCACCAACCGCAAGACCACCACCGAGGATAAAGTTAGGATCCTCGCCACAAGTCGCCAGACTATTGATCTTGTTATTGGCGGGGAAACTTACAGGATCTTCTGGCAACACGTACCACGAGTTACCGCCATCAATGGTGCGCAGAATGACAGCATTGTGCGCCATGTAACCGACAGTTGGTGTAGAGAAAGAGATATCGTGCACTTCGCTTGTGCCAGAACTAGTGAATGTCTTTTCTACCCAGGTCACTCCTGCATCACGAGTATAATAGAGTCTGCCATTGGCAGTTCCCACGAACCATTCATTCTCGCCCTTCATCCAGCAACAATTGAGAGCGATACCAACATTAGCAGGGGGACCTGTTATCCCCTGCCAAGTGCTACCTCCATTGCGCGTGTAGATTACAACGTTAGCGGCACCTACAGCCAACAAGTTTAGTTCATCGTAGCCATGAATGTCATTTAGGTTCGTGACAACTCCAGAACTCTGCGCAACAGGCGCAGCAGTAATGTCATCTGTGAAATAGACAACGCCGCCATCCCCAACAATCCAAGTGAAAGCCGAGCCCAGACTAAATATCGCATTAGGAGCCCCTACGATCACGATTTCAATCCAGGTCTCTGAATCATCTAGAATGTCGGCAATGGGGGCATAATGTATTGACTTATCAGCATTCGAGATAACCACCAGATAGGTACCAACGCAAGTCATGTCGCTAGGATTTACGTTTACAGGAAGAGAGCCGATGGTGCTTATCCCGATTGTCGCGCCCTGGTCTGGACTATAGACTATTTTTGCAGGAAGCCCAGGAGAACCTGGGTACACCAGAGTTACAGCAAATATTTTCTGACAGCCATCGGATGGCAAACCGCATTCACCACACTGCCTGCTATCACAGATAGAGACGGCAATTACTTCACCAACAACTTCTGTACCTGCAAATTCCGCCACTAGCAATCTCTTCAATTCATAGGCATCGCGTCCTGTGAAGGGAACATCCTCATTAATCACGGCATCCTCGCCCGAGTCAAGAGCGCCGAGTTCAGAGACGCCATAATCAGTAGGATATGCTCCCTCTATTACCAAGATCTTGTCCCAGCCATGATTGAAGTCTCTGGGATCCTGACATTTGCCCATATGAATCTGGAGGTCCAGAGGGCACCGCTTGCGTACCAAGCGCAGCAAATCAGACATATCTCGCGAGTAACGAGTCTGTATTGGTAGGCTAGGCAAACCCTGAGCTCCTCGGACTTCATCGATGACTAAGAACTGACCATACTGATCAGGATCGGGAATTCTAATGGGCGTGATGTCACCCTGCGGCCAGGCAAATGCCATCGCTCTGGAAAGCCCCATATAGAGTGGCGCATTGGCTGGTCCTGCACGGTCTTCAATTACAAAGACTCGGCTATAAGGAGTACGCTGTGGACTAGGCATGGATTACCTCCCTTTCTGGGTACAAATCGACTATCTTCTGGACATCTAGTCGCAGTACAGCCTGTATTGCTGTAACTATATCATGTCTTCTTTGTTTCACATCTCTCGACCTCCACAATTTCCGTGCATAAAGTTCATTATGCAATTTGACTTCTAATTCTAGTGGCAAACCTAACGATTCTAGAGAAGGTGGCCCAATAGGAATACCCATGGCGGCATCTTTATCGGATGCTTCATCTGGTAGCCAAACCTGAAATTTACGTCCTTTCTTGTCTGTGTAAGTAGCCTCGCGCATTAGACCGAATCTCCTAGAGCTTCTCTCTGAACTTGCTTCCATGCCTGTATTGCTCCCCTTCTTGTGCCAAAAGGATTACTAAGATCCTCAGAACTTAAACTATAACTGGCCAACTCTTCAGCGCCAGAAGAGAATGCTAGATCTTGTCTCCATCGCTCAACACGATCATGCGCTGTTTCACAATCGCAGGTAGGCCGTGCTAATTTTGAAGCAGCAAAAGCTGCCACCGTCTGTTTCCACGAGAGAGACATATCTCTTTCTGAGCAGATCAAATCCTTGTCACGCAGACCAGCCAGATAATAAAGTCGAACAAGGTCTGGTTGCCGTTCGACTGCCCACCCTACAGAATCGAAGTCCAATGTCGCAGAGTTCCATTCAGCTGGTTGATAAACTACCAGAGAATTCCTTGGATTGCCTCGCATCATCAGGCAACCGCTCTGAATAGCATAACTACAAGAAGCGCAGCCTGCACCATCGCAGATACTGCATCCTGTCGGCTCCCATAAGAAGGAAACCTGGGCCTGAGGGTCATTGTAACGACGGTAAACATCAACTGTGGTCAAGAAATTAGCATCATCGGTTCCTTCCACTCCCTGGGCGCTTAGGGACTCAAGAAGAGCTTCCAAGACACATAATTCGCGCCGGAATGTAATGGTTGCGATACCTCCGGCAATCGTCACGTTGGTTGGCCGTATTTCCCATTCGTCTGCGCCCGCCTTCCCTGGATAGTAGATAGCAATCTCACAGGGGTCTATCACGGTTGTCGCATGATCCACAGTCCCTGTTTCCTTATAACCAACTGCATCCGGCGCGGACCAGGTTATCGCATGAGCGGCAATAATGAGATTCTTGGCCTTCATGCCACCTGTGATGAAATGACCCCAGTTGGCCCTCGCAACTTGCCCATAACCCCTCAGATCAGTAACAGATAGATTTATAAGTTCAGGACGATAGGGCCGAATTGTGGGTTGCCATTCATCCTTCTCCCAGGAAGGACAGAGACGATAACCAAGCATACCTTCTATCTGGGCCTCGGCCTCAGCAATAGCCATCGCAACTTCTTCCCGACTTACACGGTCTGCTGATTGCCAACTATATTGAAGCCAAGGAGTCTGGCAAGTAGCAGTAGGAACAATACCTTGGATAAATACACTCTCAAATAAAAGTGGATGAATCCCCATAATTCGAGCCCATTCAGTTAGAGAAAGTTTTGTTACATCAGTTGCACGAGCCATTAGTACATCCCCCACAAATTCTTATCGCCTGGTTTCCTCTTGTGGCCGGAAGGCATAGGTACGGGTTTAGGTATGGCGATAAATCCAGATGACTTCCGCGTTGAGGGCCGTGCCATAAATCCAGATGGCTTTAATGCTGAAGGCCATGTCGCAGGATTTAATAGTTCGAACACCGAGACATGGCCTCTCAAGATTAACTTAGGCAGAGCCAGAACAGCCATTGGGCGAGAAACTACAACTGGCAAAAGTATTATCTCAACCTTGGCCTGGGCGATAATGATTGGCATTGGAAGTACCAGAAAAACGGACACAGAAGAAAGCATTATTTCTGTGATGCCGAGTTCAATAGTCAGGGATGATAAGACCAGCGGCACCGTGAGGGTTAATGGATTGATCCCGGCAATTCCTATCGCGTTAACAGTCGATATGGGAAGAGCCAATGATAACGCCACAGGCGCGAATGTCATTTCTATAAGACCCAAGATCAAGAGTTCGATTGTGGGCTCAGGCAAGACAAAGAGAATTATTATTGAAGATGGTATTACCTCGACCAGTCCTACACCGCTGGCTGAAGGGGCGAGGATCACCAGATCCAAGGCCGTGGGTGAAGGTATAACCTCGACTATACCCAGACCAATCACAGAAGACACTGGTGTTGCCAGGGGCACAATAATAGGATCAGGAATTACCTCTATAATGCCAAGTATTCCAAGCACAAGCGGCAGAAGTTCCAAATTCGTCTCTATAGGTGTAGGGATAATCTCAGCAATGCCTGGTAAACTAAGAGCAGAAGGTAAGGCCGAGATCCGCACAATTACAGACGAAGGTACGATTTCAAACATGCCCATGCCATTGGTAGCAAGAGTCGGCGTGACAAGAAACATCGCTATAGGATCGAATGCGGGCGCGCAAACGCCGATGCCACCGATATTGGGCGCGGGAATGGTAAACGGAATAATCGCAGGTGAAGATGTGATCTCAGCAAGGCCCATAGCCGCAATAACTGGCGATGGCATTGCTATAGGTATCGCCACAGGAGAGGGACTTATACTCGTTGTACCAAGACTGCCGACCGCAGGTACGGCGGCAATGAGAGGCATAGTCACAGAAGATAGAATGGTTTCGATTGGACCTATCGGAGCATCCTCCATAGTGATTGGAGGATTGGGATCGTGATAAGTGAGGATAGGCTGCCACTGCCAACGCGGGGTATTGTTGCCTATAGCAAGGCCCTGCCTGCAGAGTGTACCAAAGTGCCGAAGAGTATTTAGTCTCACAGCGGCCTCCTAGCCGCTAACGAGCGTGAGGCTACCCCAATAGGTGGTAGCTGTGACGGTGCCAGTAGGAAGTTCCAAGAGAGTCATACAGGCATTTACAAGAACTTGCACCAGGTTGAAGGCCGAGTTGATACCATCGATGATGACTGGCAAATTCGCTACCGGGATCGGGATGTACATCAATGGGTGCCCGATAAACCAGCAGACCTCGCCAGAAGCGTATGCAGCCGAGAGGTTTATGGCGTTCGCACTGTTCTGCAAGGCCCGCACCCCCGTATCGGCTGGGTCGAGCGGCACGAACCAGTTGGGTGTCGTAAGTACGATAGTGCCAACCACTGCGCCAGTTAGCAGATTCACTGCGGGACTGGTCGTGTTGACTCCACCCTGGTCAACGTAGTCGAACGTCGCGGTGTTTGAAGCCGCAGGCAAAACCACTGAGACATCGCCACTGATGAAATTGCCCGCCGCCGTTGCATCCTGGTAGCGAGTTGGCACATTGGCCGCGTCGCAGGAACGGGGGTCAACCGTTAGGACATGGTTCATATCCCACAGCCGATCGTATACCAACAGAAGGTTAGTGCCATAGTTACCGTTGGCTACGACAGTGACAATATGCAACGTATCACCGCCAGCGGGGTCAGCTTGCTGGAGCGCCCCCACACTGGTTCTGCCAAGAATCCTCCCAGTGCCCGTCGCACCGCCCTCGCCCGTGCCCTCCGTCGTCGGCACAGGGAATGTGCCCCTGAAGAACAATTCCGCCCCTCGTCCCACAGTCTTTGTGGGGCCAACTTTTGCAAACATCCGTTCTTGCCGTTTGCCGCCGATGGTGGCCTCACTGATTAGGTCTGAGAGTGAAGAGAAACCACCTGCCTCAGCACCGACGGTTCGCCGGATCGTGGGCCGTCCTCGATGCCAAAACATTGGGTCGATTGCTTTCTCATGGATACCTCTTAGCACAGACAGTGAGGAGGCCTGCTGGATGTTACTGGGCCTCGGAATGATCAGACCATCGACGGCATAGTATGGCGTACCGCCGATGGCAATCGGAACTCGCGTTCCTTGACTAGCACGATAGATTGCTTGTAAAGTATCCTCACCAAGGTAGTTAGCAAGTTCCCCCTCGCGGACTGGCCGAGGAATCCAGTTACTCATTCGTGCCCTCCTATAACTGGCGATAAAGCTACGTTACCTGGATCAGTCCCTCCGCATTGGGCGTGATCTTAAAGTCACTGCCATTGGTCCATCGAGGCAGCGTTGGTATACTGGTATCGAAATAGGCGATAGGATAACTATTCGCATCATTGGTAACGAAAAGAAAGAAAACGGCAGCAACTACCTGGAAGTCCACAGCGCCGCCGAGAGCCGTCCAGGTCACAGGATCAGCCATGTACTCACCACGATTATTGATGAGATCAGAGATTATGACCTCATTAGCCAGTGCCTTGCGAACATAGTTGGTGGCATTGCATTCATCCAATGTAGCAAAGCCAGCGAGGAACTCCATATCCTCCTCTGTGTCACATGTTGTAGCAATTCCTACCAACAGGACCCTGACATCTGCCTCTGCCTTGCACCATTCTGCGACCTTAGCCTTTGCGCGGGTGTAAATAAAATTAGCCATGTTCTTGTCCTCCTGCGCGATCTAGTGCTTTCTCTAGAGCCAGAGCTAAGCCCATTGCTCCTAGAACTAACACAATTCTACTTTCAAGTTGCCAAAGACCCCATACCAAAAGAGTAGTCCAAATACTCAGACACCATGCGCATGTTAAGAGACGAGGCAGAAAGGTCTCTGGCCAACTGACAGGTTCTCCATTCTCATTGTGCTCGATGCCCACAAGGGAACGTAATTTTAGGATTATGTCTCCAGGGCCACGTTCTTTAACCAAGAGCACTGCCAGTCTCCAGCCGCCTAACCCTACGGCCAGGATCTCCACCAATTCTCTCAAGACACATTCCTATTCGGCGGTCCCAGTGCAACTAGTGCAGGCTGCAGTTCTTCTTCAGTTTTGACTTCAGGTCGTTGACCATTAGATCCCCAGAGCACCATAAATTCAGTTCGCTCTGCGAAGAACTGGGCGTCCTCTTTCAGCACATACTTGAGCCGGCCTCCATCACTGTTATCAAAGCGATAAACTGTCCCGCTAGGACCAGCATAGGCAATAGAACCTCTTTGCTGGCCGGTGTATTCAACAACTACAACATCATTGCTTGGCGGTGGTAGTTGAGAAGTTACAGACCGCGTTACAACTTGAGATTGTGACCTCATAACCTTTCCGCCGCCACCCCCACAAGAATGGCAACCCATTAGTTCCTTGCCTCCTTCCGGATCCCAAAGAGCGCCCCATTTGGCCTTGATGCCTTCCTTGCTGACCTCGAAATCTGCATAGTTTTGATCTCGCCTGCGTCCAAGTTCTTTACGGTATACAAAGAGCGGGTCTGGCACCCTGCTGCCACATACCCCAATATCCGCAAGTGCGAGTTGAAAATCCCAATCTTCCCAGGCTACTAAATCTCTATCAAAACCTCCAACTCTCTCCCAGGCCTCGCGCGGATACAACGCCGTGACAGCATGCAGGCAACCTTTACTAACAAGGAGACTTGCATCATAATCAGGTGCTCTGTACAGAGCAACTCTACCGTCCTCCCATTGCTCCCACCAATCTGAGTAAACAACACCGCCCACTTGTTCCCAGGCCTGCAACAGAACCTCTAGAGCATGAGGTTCCAGATAATCGTCTGCATCTAAGGGTACAAATAGAGGAGCCTTGCTCTCATAAATTCCTGCATTTCTGGCCCCTGCCACTCCTACTGGAGCACCTCTAATGTTGATGGTGCGCACCCAAGATGGCATGGGCGGTAGTGCTGCGCCAGTATCATTGACAACAATGCATTCCCACTGACGGAAGGTCTGAGCATCAACAGAATCAATTGCATCCATCACTAGGCGTTCATGACCTGATCCAACTGGAATAATGACAGAAATTCTAACAGGCTCCAAACTTGGGATGGGCAATTGTTCCTCTGTCACTGCGCCTGCGGGTGTTAATTCTGGTCTCGCTGCCCAAGGGAACCATTCGGCCCAGCCCGCAGCAGGAATCTGACGGCTCATCGAATCTGCGCGATTACGATAGATGAGTGTGTCGGCCTCGGTGACCATCGCGGGTCGGAAACCGTAACTACTGGCCCTTGCCCAGAAATCAGCATCTTCCGCAGTACGGCAACGAGTGCGATAACCTCTGGTTGTCTCCCAAACTTCTCGGCGAAACATCGAGCAATAGGGCAAGAGATTTCTTTGCATGAGTTGCCAATCATGACGGTAGGCCATTGGCCAACCTGAATGCCAGGCGCGTCCATCAGGCTCAATAAACTTAGCATTACCATAAGCAATATGGATTGATCGGTCATGATCGAGCGCATTGGACAAAAGTTCAAGAGTAGCGGGTGCCAGCATATCATCAGCATCGAGAGGGATGATATATTTTCCCTTGGCCGATGCTATACCAGTATTTCTAGCACCAGCGAGGTATTGATTCTCTTGATTGTGAAGAACACGAAAGCGAGGATCCCGAGCAGCCCATTCATCGGCAATCCTGCCGCAACCATCTGGTGAGGCATCATCTACGATGATGCATTCCCATTCCTTCAGCGTTTGGTTTTGCACCGATTCCAGGCAATCTGGCAAATACTGCTCGAGATTGTAAGCTGTAACGATTACCGACACCTTAGATTCAGGGACAGATTCCAAAACTTGTCTATAGAGATTTGCATAACGCTCTATGACAGATTGCCATTGGTAGCGTTCTTTTACGATGGCTCTAGTTTGGCTTGCAATATCCATTCTGTTATCTCGTGCCCAATGGATACCCTCAACAAGCCCTTCAAGATCGCCAGGATTCACAAGCCAGCCTATCTTTTTGTGTTCGAGAAGTTCTCGCTGGCCACCCCATGCCCAACCAACAACAGGAACTCCCGCTGCCATAGCCTCCAAGGTGCCAATCCCGAGAGTCTCTCGCGTGGTACAAAGATAGACTGCTGCATGCTTGAGCATTTCTCTAGCATCGGCATATGGCAGAGCGCCAATAACTCGGACATTATCTGTAGAAGTGCCAAAGGTTGAGACAAATTGGGTCTCTGGCATCAACTTTGCGAGTTCATTAACTGGAGTAGGATCACATACAGGATCTTGCCTCGTCTTATTCCACAGAATATAGCCTTCATTCTCTAGCGGAGATTCCCAGTCTTCTAAATTGACACCATGGCCAACAACTGCAACATCTCGCATTGTATGCCGTCGAAGAACCTGTGCCACCCATTCACTCGGCGCTGTTACAAGATTGGCTCGCCTGATAAGTTCCATGCAATCTTTATTGGCGGCCAATGCCCACTTAGCCCATTCATACTCGGCCCAATATAGTCCGTGATTTGAGGCTACCAATGGCACCAAAGGATGTTCATCAAGCCAACGTCGAACCATGTCGCTCATGATTGCGTGACAGGTAACCACGTCAGCATCGTCAATATTATCAACAACCTCTATGCCAAATTGCGGGAGCCATTGTCTCTGCGCTTCTACTACGCGCCGAATACCACCATCCCCTTTATCTGTCTCGGAAAAAGTTGGCTCTATAAATAGCTTCATGCCGTCTCCACCAAAATTGCTTCTGGCAAATTAGAATGCCGAACTCTCTCGACTCCAATGTGCACAAACAAGTCGCCATCAGCATGCAAAATACAAATTGGCCAGACAACTCCAGACCTAGCTCCTGGAATAGCGCAGACATTGAACTCTGTCATATTGGGATCCAACCTCTCTGGCCAGGGACCAACTGACTTTTCCCATTCAATAGTTTCTAGCCGTGGATGACCTGCAAATATATGCCGTTCTTCGGAAGCCGGATCCAGCAACAACCATAATCTCTCATTGGCTGCGACCAATTCCCCCTTCAGCGGTTGTGTTATTCCCAGATATCCCAATCGGATACAACCAAATTTGCCCTCGACCAATGCTCGCACTAGATGATCAAGATCAAGGTGGCGAAGAAGTTCCCAATCGTCCTCTAATGGCAGGACAATGCTGCTGTGTCCGTGTATGACCTGTGTTGCCAGATTATAATTTCGACCATAGCCGCCTTGCTCAGAATTGGTCACTCCCACGCCTTGGATATGAGCATAACCTTCTGCCAATTGGATCAACTTTTCTCTGTATCCTGGCCCTGAACCATCATCTGCAATGTGTACACACAAGGGACCAGAATAGGTAAGATTGTCCAGCGCAGATCGCAGGGTCTTCTCCGCACAATCCAGACGATTGTATGTCAGCAGCAGAATGCAGAGATTTGGAAAGTCAGTCATATCAATATTTTCCCACACTGACGACAGCGATGATTACTGCCAAGCCAGACAAGTTGCCAAAGACGACACTTTGGACACACAACCGAATGCGCCATAGGTTCCTTTATCGACCAATCTGTGTGATGCGGTCGTTTCATGCTTTCTTATGACTCGTGCGAGTAATATCTGTCAATCTCCAATAACCACCCTTCTGGCCCTTCGGTGGTGGCGGCATGATCTTGCCCTCTACACATGTTCTCTGGTCATGCGGCAATTGCGACCATGTGTACTGACCGCTCTTGGGGCAGATGTGTCCGGAGTGCAGTCTGAACACCCTGGCCAAGAAACCTAATAGACCCATCTCATACCTCCAATCATGGCAATTCCTGGAAAGCCTCGGCAAACATTATATTGGGACCATGCAAGATGCCACGGTAATGATTAAGAGCAAGTATTGCATCCTCAAAAGCGTTCTGCCATTGACTCTTATGTGCTCTAATGGCTCCTCGTTTTACAGCTGCCCAAGCGCTAATATCTGCCATCAAATCTATAGAAAGAAGTGGAGTCCAAATCTCATACATATAACATTGCGGCGTCCAATCCAATTGCGCGACTGCCTGTTGCACCAATTTGGTCGCAGCCCTATGATCTGGGTGAGAATCAAAAAGGTGAGGAGTATAGATTCGATCGGGCCGAACCTCATCCAATAACCGCGCCAATTTATCAACAAGTTCCCTTGTCACTGTCAATTTCCCATCGGGCTCTCTCCAGAAATAGAGAGCCTTTGTACCTAGGACTTGACTAGCGACTCCTGCCTCTGTCTCTCTAAGTTCTCTAGCGGCCTCCATTTCCATATCATTGCAGCCTTGTTCTCCAGAAGTAAGATGAAGAACCTGAACCTCAGCCTCTTCTTTGTAATGGAGAAAAATAGCGCCCCCACAGCCGATTGCTTCATCATCCGGATGGGGCGAGATGATCAATACACGACTCATTGGTACTCTCCCTGCCCAGCCATATTCTCCCTCACTAACTTTGATCAAAAGGCCCTTCGACAAAGCCTCTCCAACCACTTTCCTAATACCTGGAAAATCGTTGTCAGGATCAGTGTCAGTAGTATCCTTCCAATCATGAAACCAGACAATTCCCCCTGGTCTAACAAGAGGTAGCCATGCCTCCGCCTCTGCTCTTGTATGTTCCTCTGTATGGACACTATCGATGAGTAAGAAATCGATTTGGCGGTCTTGGCATTGCTCTGGAATTTCTGCTGATGTTCCGACAATCCCCATCCATTTGTCAGCACATCCGCACCGTTCAATATCCAATCTCGTATTCTCGATCTGCTCCGCATTAATGTCGATGCTTGTGATGTGGATATTGGAATCTCGCGCTGCCAGAAGAGAGAGCGTAGATGTTCCTACTCCCACTCCCAGATCCACAACTTCGACATGTTGGGATAAGGAGAATGTCGCCAATAGATCTTGAAGATGCTGTACATCCCTCTGCGTGAGGAAATGACCGATGCGTTTGTTCAGCTCTTCAGTCGGAGTGGTCATGCCATTCTTCCCCACTCAGGAGGCTTCCAGGTACTCAGGATTACCTTTCGTGTTTCTTCCACTGCCCCACACCACGCGCCAAGCCTTGATGTCACTGTCTCGTTGTGAACTCGATAATCATAGAGTGGCTTTCCACCCTCTACAGGTATAAGGCGATCAGGAAAGTTGACCATAATAATCGAAATGTGCGCCTGGTCACCTGCGCCAGAGGCTGCTTCGATAGGGAGACCGCCCGTTAGTCTCCACAATCCCTTTGTGACCATCGCATTGCCGAAGGGAACAGTCTGATCCGGCCATTCATTACCAATGTAGTGAGCTCCGACATAATAATAGGCATCCTTCCGCTGATTCTTTTCCCATTCAGCTACGCACAATTCCAGACAATCGGGACGGATCATATCATCGCAACTAAGTAAGAAGACAAGATCATTGTCGGCAAGACCAACGCCACAGTTAAATGCACCCAAATCCCCGAGTCGCCAGGGTGCTCGCCAGATCCTGCCAAGAGGTTTACCATGCTTCAACAGAACGCCGAATTCAGGACGAACAGAGCCCCAATAGAGTTCATCTGCAAACTCTCCAAGGTCTCCCAACATCACATTAGCCATATCATCTATTAACAGAACTTCGCTCGGAGGCAATGTCTGCGCCTGTACACTTGCAAGGCACTCTGCCAACCACTTCTTATAGACGGCATAAGGACCGACTGGAATTGCAACGGTAACAAGAACCGAATCCGTCATTCTCGCAAGTCCTCTAAGCAGTTTCTATAGAGATCGTAGTACATCTTGGCAACCACAGACCAATCTATTTCTTTCAGGAGATGCGTCCAACAATCTTTTCTCTCGCCGGCTGCTCTTTTTATCATCTTGGCCAATTCTGCTGGAGTTTTGAATTCTTCCAAAGGCATACTGTAAACGTAATCCTTTATGTCGGAGAAGTGCCATACATCAGGAACTATTACTGGTACCTTGGCAGCAATGCCTAGCCTTACAGCGCCACCTATTCCACCATTGTTACCTTCACTACCGAAGACGGCCACATCGCATTCTCTGAGTTTTAGGATGATCTCTTCCTCTGATAGCCAGTCATATATTATCTCTACGGGTATTCTGCCATCGATTATACTCAAGCACTCTTGCGCCTGAGCTCCTGCATTGATATGATGTGATTCGGGCATTAGCAGAAGCATAGATGCTCCCTCTATCTCCGCTGTTGCTCCGCATATTTCCTGGATCAGTTTGTGCCGGAAAGGAAATCCCGCAGTGCCTACTCTAAGTCCTCCTGATGGCTTGCTTTCGCCCTCAACCTCGACGATACCAAATGGTATATAAGTGCAATTGGGCATCTGATGGTGGGTGATAATTCTGTCAAACCCTGGGAAACTGGGATACTCTCCTGGCAACGTAGTGTGATGCTCTATGATCTTTGCTGCTTGGAAAGATAGTTCAAACCAAGTACTAGACATTGGAGCAGTTGGAATGTAGCCCAAATGGACTATGGCACAATCTGTATCCAAATAAAGATTGGCATCCTCATCAATTCTGGCGATCTGGAATTCAACAGGGAAAGTTGCTAGGCTCTTCATCAAGTTCTTGCTGAACTCTGCCAGCCCACATTTTTCTTCCCAGGTTGTTACCAGAAGGATTTTCATCAAGGCACTACGCCAAGAAGTCCTTTCACTTCCTCGATCAATTGTCCTATAGGCTTTCTGCCATCCAACGGGATTTCCCCATCTATCCTGAAGAGAGGATAGTCTTCGTTTGGCTGCACTATTGTTATGGGGGATTTTCCTAGCAAATGAGCCAGAACAGCATTGGAACTTCTATTCGTAATAACCGCCTCCGCTCTCATAATTATGCCTGCAGAAAGCCAGAAATCTGCCGAGCAACCATCAATGCCGTGCCCGCCAAAATCTGCACTGTCTCCTAGCCAAACAACCTTTGGTTCCTTTATTGCCCGACCTATAGCAATCATCGTGCTAGACGTATGATGATTTACGACCACAACATATGGCGTAGGAACCTCGGCGATAGGGAAATTCGGGACAAAGTCCAGCGGTTCTATCCCTGCTTCCCTTGCGATACAATCCCGTAATCTATCTTCAAGACCAGGCATTGATTTAAAACCCAGATGGTAAACATGCCGATAACCATTTACTGGCATCACCCAAGGCTGTATCCCCCAACTATCATATTGAATAACATAGCCTTCTGGGACAAACGCTGTTCTTACAAACTTCTGCTCGGAAACAAACCGTAAAGCTCTTCGACAATATTCTGAAGTCGCGACATCAATCTTGCATCGATGCTTGCGCGCGATAGCATTCATAGTTGGCAATGACCAAAGAAGATCTCCTAACTTGCCAGGAAAGGTACAGACAACTTTAGACTTGGAAGGTTTTTGTTCCATCATGAATTTGGCTAAGATCCCCTGATGCCAATCTTTCATCTATTTCCTGTATGAGCTTAGTCCTGCGTGCGTTCTGGGTAAGCGCCTTTCTCGCAGCAACTGCAACCTTCTTGTCGTCTTTCTCGACAGCAATAATTTCTTGCCACGTCCACACCCGCATGGAAGTAGTTATGAGTTCATCTATCAGCTGGCCTATAGATAGTTTCATGACTTCCTCAATATAAGCATAGCACCATTATAGACACATGGAGGATCGCCCCAGACAATGTGCTCACCTGCATAACTATAGTCCCATGGCTCAATAGGCGAGAGACCCCGCGCAGACAGGTAGGTTATCAACTCCTCCACACTATCCTGCGTATAGAAACGTTCCTGGTAACAGGTCGGAGGTCGGGCCTCCTTAACAAAGTCGAAACTCAGGACAAGATATCCACCAGACTTGAGAACACGTATCATTTCTTCTAAGGCGGGCCGATCGTCTGGAATGTGCTCGATGACTGAGATGGACATTACACAATCAAACCCCTGATCACGATACGGAAGGGCTTCCGCCGGACCAGTCATCCAGAAAACATTGAGATATCCAAGGCCTCTGAAGAACTTTACCAAGTCGGCACCGCTCGGGTTAATATCCACCACGGTGACATTGTGCCCAAACGAACTGATAGCAGCCGGCAATATAGAACCGGCACCCCCAACATCTATAATCGCACAGGGCTCTAGCAGATAACGCTTACAGAATGCGAGAGCCCGTCCATATTCCCAATAACGGTTGTCATTAATCGGGACCAATGCAGGAGTAGCAGTAAGGAGGTTTACCTCATCCTGGAGATGCTGCATCTCCTGCGGGTCGTAAGGCTGATTAAAATGCAGTTCATCCACCGCTAGATCTCCTGCTCGCAAGCGACATCTGCTATAGCTCCGCCGCCTGACAAAGTAGTGAAATGGTAACCGAATGATCTAAGATACTCATAATAATTCTCAAGAATATCCCCAAACACGGTAGCCGAACAATTCTCGTATTCAAACAAGATTACTGGCCGCCAGCGCTCAATGATGGCTCGACACCCCATCAGAGCGCGCAGATCGGAACCTTGGGCATCTGTCTTGATTATCCGCACAGGGCCGTCATCGCCGACTACGGAATCCACTGTACAGGCTAATATATCTCCTGGTGTATCTTGGACAGCAACACTGGAGAAGTACTGTGTAATACGGTGGTCAACCTGCCCATCGGGACGCTGCGGGAAATGAAACTGCACTTGCTCTTCTGTGGCAATGCTCACTCTGCCATCGCGGGCAAAGGCCGCTGCACAGATTGGTTCTACATTGTAACAGAAATTCAAAGCTAGATTGCCGCATAGCATCCAGTAAATCCATTTCTGCATCTCAAAAGCGTACACCTTGCGATTACGCTGCGACAGGTAAACGGAATGAAAACCAAGGTTCGCCCCAATATCTACAGCAACTCCATCCGGATCGCTGTACTTGTCGAAATAGGACTTCAAAAACTCATCCCAAAAAGCTCCAGACAGAATGCCCTGGGAAACGGTTTCCCATGGACAAACCAGGAACCTGCCATAAGGCGACTCTGCCATGACGATCTCACCCATCGATAATGCACTCCACCTTCGAACCGAACAATTTGTCAAATTCCTGTAACATCGATGACCTGTACTTTAGGCAGGGGCACTATAAATTTACCACCCGTCTTAAGAAAATTTGCTTCTCTTTCTACGAATTCATTGATGAAAGAATAAGGCAGTACGAGCATGTAATCTGGATTCTGTGCTCTAACGTACTCTTCATCGTAGATAGGAATTTCTGTCCCTATAGTAACTTTGCCATATTTGTCGGGATTCCTCTCAGCACAACCATCAATCAGGGTATGATCAAGGCCACAGAATTGTAGTATAACTTGTCCCCGCGTAGAGGCTCCGTAAACATAGACAGATTTACCTTCAGATTTAATCTGCCTAACCAGTTTTGTAAGTTCGTAAGAGACATTCTGGGCATAAGCATAAAAATCTAGATACGTTTTGATATCAGTTAGACATGCCTTCTTCTCTCTCTTCTTTATATCCGCAATTCTGATTTTAGCCCCATCGAAAACGATTCCCTTAACCCCCTTGTGTCTAATGTAGGACCGGAAGGAACCTCCATTCAAGTCATTAATTTCGACATCAACTATTTCTAAGTCATGTTTCTTGAGTAACTTCTCAAATACAGAGAAGGAGTAGTAGCCTTGATGCTCATGAGAAATATTATCAAAAGCCTTGTTCTCTATCATCGCGCAGAGGTAGTTTTGCTGATCTATCCAGATGCCGTCTGGAGCCAATGAAGATTTAATATCCTCTAGGAATATGTCTGGATCTTCTAGGTCATAGAACATAGCACAACTTGTTATAATCTTGGCTACGTACCCTTTGTAAATGAAATAATCATTGTAGATTTTTAACCACTTTGTCTTCCTTAAGGATTCCGACCAGACATTGCGAGAAGGTTCAAACCCTACTCTTTTAATGGTGTTGGGGTAAAATGCAGCCAGAGTGCCATCATTAGATCCTATATCTATAGCAACATCTCCCTCTGAATGATTCGCGAGGGCGAGAGCCTTTTCTACAACATCCTTCAGGGCTAGACGCATTGTGTCGTTGATTCCTGATTTATACCAATACGTGTCTCGTCCCCATATGTCTCCTCTGTATATAGAGTGCTCTAGCTGGACAAACTTGCAGTCTGCACACATTACAAGCGAGAGAGGACAGATAAGACCCTTCTTGCCATTCTCAGGAAGCGGAAAATCAAATAACCACTGATCTCCTAAGGAGAAAAGATACTGAATATTGCTAGATTTGCAGCATCTGCATCTAGTGATTTCTTTATACGAATTCATTCTGGCGCTGTCTTCCAATCATATTCTCGTATATTCTGTCCCGTTGGCACCCCCGTAAGAGGATCAATCTTCGCAAAACTAAAATCCTCGTAGACATAGAGAGGTAAGCACGGCCCCCAAATCTTCACAATGTCTGCATCCCACATTTTGTAGACCGCCCACTGGTCGCCAGTGCCGAAGGTCTCACCCATCCATTTCATATAATCCGGCTTTAGCCGCGTTTGAGTTCCTAGATGTCTGCAGGATATGGGTGCAACCATATTGTGGAATCCTGCTGCAAGACTCTGAAGTCCAAGAGCAATATCATAATGATAATTGTGTGGACCATAACCCCCTGTGACCTTGAGCATTTTGCGCCGGAGAATCATAGCAAAGCCATCAGGCACAGCGATTGCTCGCGGTTCGCTAATTCTTGCGCCATGTTGTTCCGCGTCGATCATATTGCTCCAGCCTGTTCCTATGCCTGGATGCATACCGCCTCGACTACCATTAGCCATAACACCAGGGCAGCCGAAAAATGATACCAGCCCGAGTTTAGGATCACTGGCAAAGAGTTTCAGAACCTCAGTATCCCAATCAGGTTGGAGGATCTGTACATCATTATGGAAAATAGCCAAAAGATCAGTGGTACAATTATCAACTATCAATTGCGAACCGACAGGTATGCCTACATTCTCATCACTCCGAATGTACTTCGGTTCGCCAATGCATCTACCTTCCCAGTAACTTTTCAAGTCATCAAATAGAAACTGCTTCATTGGTTTCTCAGAAGCATCGTCTAAGAAAATGAAATGATAAGGACCAGTTGTTGTTGTGAGCAAACTTGCCAAGATATCCTGCATCCCAGAGAATGCATTATGCACCATTGTTGCTATTGTTAAAGTCAACTCTTTCGTGGCCTCCCAACCTTGCCACACCCTACAGTAATATTTTGTATTGTTTGAACACTAAGACCATAATGATCGGCAAGATTAGCGCAAGATTCTCCGGCCAGACGTGCCTCCCTTATCCCATCATCCCTCTCGGCATGCTTTCTGGTAAGGCCGTTATAGATCGTCTCATGACTGTGTACATAACGGCAATCCGGGAACGGGCAGGTAAAGCAGTCCGAGTGATACCTGCACCCCATATTCTTGTAAGCAGTCCGCTCGTGATAACCATTAGACGTCTTGGGCATCTATGATCATCTCTTGCATTTCGGATACTGTGATCCACCGAGCCGGAGAATGGCTAGCATAAGTCCACTGTTCACCTTCTGCTGGTGAGCCAGTTGGCAAAAGTTCGAAATAATCTCCCCGTTCTCGTATGCGCCCACTTTCTTCAAACTGCACTAATTCCTCGTGTTGTTTCTCTCCTGGTCTGGCCCCTACAACCTCAATAGCGTCTCCAGCAATGGCCTTCGCCAAATCGCCCATCTTCATAGCGCCACATTTTGGGATGCCAACAGATCCAGAGGGCAATTCAGCGATAGCCCAACAGATCAAATTAACTGCTTCATCTATCGACAACCAGAAACGGGTCATTAGGGGATCGGTAAGTAATACCTTACCTTGTTCAGCAAGTTGGCGCTGGAAGAGAGGAATGACACTGCCTGTGGAGCCGACAACATTACCATAGCGCACAGATATGAAGCGAGTCCTACCCCATCGCGAAGCCTCAGAGAAGAGCCTTTCGTCTAGCATCTTGGTGGCACCATATACGTTCACTGGACGAACAGCCTTGTCAGTAGATATGCCAACGACAGTATCTACACCTGCTCGCCATGCCGCCGTAGCAACAGTCTCGCTGCCATGCAGATTAACTGCGATGGCCTCAGCAACATTCTGTTCACCTTCAGGGACATACTTCATCGCGGCAGCATGGATTACTGTCTCGTGACCAGTCATAACTGCTTCTAGCCGGTCGCGATCTCTAATATCGCCAAGAACACAATTCACATCGGGCCAGCGCCGATACAGTTCTTGATGTTTATGTTCATCACGACTGTATACAGTAAAACTACAAGGCCAATTCTCTTGGTGCGCAAGGCGCAGGATACCTCGCCCGAGGAAGCCCGCTCCGCCAGTAATCAAGATTTTTCCATCGAGCTTTGCCATCCTGGTCTAACAGTGTGTGCTAGAAGCGGCTCGTCCCACCGCTGCTAGCCTCCGCTTTAATCGAGCACAGCGCCTGTCTTCGGATCACGGTTCAGATAAACTTGAACCGAACCATCCTTGCGCACAAACACTATCCACGACAGATCTTCGGGCTCTATCCAGCCAGCCCAACCGCCAGTCTGCTCTGGGTTAGAATAGCGCCCAACGCGGATATTACACACTGCCATCACCTCCTTTCCTCAAAGACAAGGAGGGAAGACCTGACACAATCGCTGGCGGGGTATGCGTTGCTGCCAAGCCTTCCCTCCCTTTGCCTCCTGCTAGAGACGGAAGTTCTCTCTCTTTGTTTTCTGACTTGCGAGACTACTTAGTAGCAGTCCCTTGCAGTGTCTTAACCACCGCAGCGGCTACAGCAGCTGCTATGGCATCCACAGAGACAGTGCTACCAACCGCCAGGTGTGCCACTTCATCCAGGTTCCACTGCCGATCAATGGCAATGTCGCTGTGTCGCACAGCCTGCTTGCTCACCATGTTGGCTGTTTCCACAGCATTCTGAAGCGACTGGTTGGCGATGGTCTGTCGAGCATTGTCAAACTGCTGAGCATCCGTTAGAAGTTTGTTGAAAATAATCCGCATCTCACGAATCGTCTCCAAAGACTCCTGCTGGAACTCATCATAGGTTCGCTTGACATTCGCAAACCAGGATTCATCCCGCCCAATCTCGAACTCCCGTTCCGTCTTGGGACCGCCACGAGTTTCGTCCATCTTACACCTCCTTAGGATGTATGGACTGTCTTCTTTGTCTGTCGGCCCCGCTAAAACCACCAGACATTACCAACTGTTACTGCCTTGCATGGGCATCCGCCCAAGGAGTCCAAAAACTCGGACCGGGACGGCTTACACCGCCACCGTCAGAAAAATATGGAGAATCTGGGAAGGGCTCCCTCTCGTGCTGGAGCGGGCAGTACTCGACATGCTGTAGCCTGCCAGCAAGCCAAGGAGTCCGCAATACCAGGCGAGGCTCTATCTTAGTCTGCCAGACAACACATTGGTTGGTCTGCCGAGGCCAAGTCAGAAAAGCCCCTTCCACCCTACCTAACACCATGTTGCCGAGGGCCTGGGCAATGTCGGCATTCCCGTAGTCGAAGTACTCCAGGAACGTCACAGCCTGACCGCCAACCACCGACATCGGAATCATGTAGATATCAGAGCAGAAACAGCCCTCTGCGACGTCATGGTTGGTTGTAGCCGTGTCCTCGGTGATGCCGTCGTCAACCACAACCTGGATCTTCTCGCCATCAATCAAGAGATACTTGCCGGCCCGCATATCGTCGCGGAAATTGATGGCGTCCTGAGCACTTACCATCTCAAACGTGTTCGCCCCTGCAGTCATTGTGCAGCGGTAAGTCAAGTATGAGCACGGCCAAATTGCCGTAATCTCATAGAAGAGCTGTGGTCGCATTGCCAGGACCCAACGTACTGGTATTACACCTGTACGCTCAGCCAGATCCTTTAGGTAGTGATACATCGCCGTGATAGCCCGGACCAAACCTGTTCCATTTGTGTCTATACTCTCGCAATGGAAATCCTTCAGATCGCTGTCCAGGCTAGGGCAGGAAACATGACTCTCAGCATCAACATGGCCTGTGTTGATCAGGACATCGAAGCCTGTCATCTCCTTGTAACCGCCACCGCCAGTATTGTTGACAGGGTTGCCAACCCAGAGCTGCCGAGAGAGCAGCCGATGGATACTTACATTGCGCTCCCAGAACTTTCGAGACACTTCATTCTGGAGCAAATCCGTTGGTGTGGCTGGACTCTCCGGCCCTGCCGAGAAGACACCAGACTGATATATCGGACTGCCGATGAGAGACAGATCCAAAGGATCAGCCCTGTCCACTCGCTGCCCAAGACGGTTCAACTCGATCTCAGGAGTGGCTCGCTCATAACGGCCAAAGACCGATGTTATCAGACAGGACTTCATCAGGCCTGCGGTTGGAGCATCGTCACAAACACCACTCTTCTCACTTCCACTGTCGGCCCTCACACCTGTAATGGTGTAGTAAGTGGGGTTGATATATTTGTTAGGGGTTGCTGGCAGCTGCCCCAATATGCCACGATTACCTACAATCGTATGAAAGACCGCAGGATCCACGCCAGGGAAGGTCAGATTCCCCCCTGGGCCATGGCTATAACCTACTGCTATTGGGGTGCCCGAGGCATCGTGCTTAAAGCCGATACCCTGTGCCTTGAGCTTTTCAGTCAGCGCGGGGGCAAGGACCTCAGCCAGTGCCTCAAGCACAGCTTCTTTACTCATTCCGCCTACCTCCTACTGTAGCAAATAGATCATCGATGTAGGGAGCAGCGGGGCTCTTTTTCTCATCACCCTCGCCCTCCAACGCCGACTTAAGCGGGTCTGCCTTCTCGCCATCGAGCACGTTGTCGGGACTGCCCGATGCGGGAGAGCCAATTGGGCCTGCCTTTGCCTTGAAAGCATTGGCTATCTTCTCGTCATCACTCTTCTGGAGTCCAATAAGGGTAGTCTTCTGTCCCTCCTGCTCCTGCGAGAGAGTTTCGATGCGAGACTTCAAGCCCTCCTGGCCTTCCGATAGACCGGCAACCTGGGACTGCACATTGGAGATGGCCTCGACTAGTGGTGCATTGGCCAACTTCACGGCCTCTGCTACTAGTTGTACCAGAGCTTCCTCAGAGCCTGTCCCATCATCGGACTTCTTGGCCTCTTCCTCGGAGGGCTTCTCAGCCTCCTCTTCAGAGGTCTTCTCGTCCGAAGAGCTTACTTCTTCTTCCTTCTTGCCTGGCTGTGGATATCCATATCCCTCGGCACCCTTGATGGCATCACTGGCCTTGCCTAGCGCATCTGCCAATTGCTTCTTGAGACCTTCGTCAGCAACCTTGCCAACAAGCATCTTCAAGGTGCCGATAGCCTCAAGCAGATCCCCAGCCTTTTTCTTGGGGATAGGATAATATTCCTCCGGAGGAGGCTTTGCCTTCTCCTCCTCTTCTTCCTTCGTCTTCTCGCCTTCTTCCTTGAAAGCTACCGAGCCCTCTAGAGCTTTGGTCTCATCTTCAGCTCCCATTATTACCTCCTCGGCTAGATCTTTACCTAAGACCTGCGTCAGAAAATCCTTTTTCTTGTTATCTAATGGCAACGTTTTACCTCCTGTGGGTAAGAATTGTGTCCATCTATTTGCGGCTGCCTCTGTTGGACAAACAGAGCGTTCAAATATCTGCAACCATTCATAGACCTTGTCGGCCTCATCTCCCTTTCGGAATTTGAAGCCAATACTCACACCAAACTTTTCGTCTGTGTTCTGGAGAAAGAATTCCTCTGCCTTCTCCCCCACTGGTGTATTATCAAATGTCCCTGATTCGACAAGGAAGCGACCGACTACACCTTGAAAGTCGCAGGTTCCAACATCTGCCCCTGGCACGTGGTAGAGGCGCAATGGTCCATGCCCGCCAAGTTGATCTGCCTCTTTGACCGCTTCCTCCAGAGACTTTGTGGTGAAGATCTCGCCTTCGCGATCTTTGAAGGCATTTGAGGAGAAAGAGAGCCAACGGCTGCCAACCTTTGTAGCAAAGACACGAAAACCAGTTCCTAAAGAGAACTGTTCCTTAAGCCAAGTCACACTCTCGCTCTCTTTAGTCTCCATGTCTTCATAAGAGGCCCAGGAGAAGAGAGACTTGAGTTCCTCCAGAAGCCCCTTGACTTTCTCAACCCAACCTCTGTTCAGTCGGCGACCAACTTTGTCGCCCTCTATAACAGGAGAGGATGCATCTAGGGCATCCTCTTCCCACAACCATTCTCCCTCTTCATTTGTAGGCATTGCCTATTACCTCATGGACTTTTTCCTCGCCTTGTGTGAATTATACCCTTAAACTTCCAGAAGCAAAAATAGGACGGCGCTTACTACCACGGTCACTGCAGAACAACACCTCCCTCCCCACCATTTCGCCCTTCCGCCATAATACGAACAAATTGCCGTCTTGAGATTCCAAACTGAGATAACAATTGCTCGGTCGATGCCCCTTGCCGCCTAAGCATCCGTATCTCTTCATTCCTTCGATAAATTTGTTTCGCAGGAGACCGAGGAGATTCCTCATCATAGCGACACTTTGGAAGAGGGCACTCTAGACATCTGGAAAACAAATCACAACCTGTATCTTGGTATCCACGATCATCTGGAAACTTATCGATGCGCGGCATCGCTAGCGAGGACTTAGGCATCGCCATAGAAATGTATCCTTATCCTGCGGGTTTGCCTGTTTCTGTGTTATACAAAACAGGTTTTCCTTTACCATCACCCCAGACCAAATACCGTTGACCTTTTGATTTTAATTCCTGTAGAACATCTTCTAATTTATGAGCAGAAGTATAACTTTCTTGTGATTGCGGCCGATCCAGTAACCATACCCTCCTGACGCCTACAGGAGCATATTCTACTAAGAAACGTCCCTTCAATTTGTTCCCATGAAGGAAAATTTCAAAAAGGTGTTGTCTCGCCGCTCCCAACTTGTAAGTGCCTGTATCAATAGCAAAAAACTTACTGTAAGATTGACTGGTAGCTCCTACTCCACCTGGCTCGGAGACATAAGGTTTGCCCACGCCGACGCGTAGCCACTCCTTGGGCTGGGGCAACTTCGGTACAGCCTGGAGATTATCATCTGCTGGCAAACTGCAAAGACGACAGCCACCAGCCTTGCGCACATTCTCGGTTGTACCAGTAAACGCCGACCATCCCCAGAGAGCCTTTGGGCCTTCCAGCCGCAGGTCTTCATGCAGACTATGATCTGTCTGTAGTAATTGCTCTTCTGAGAACTTGGACTCCTCTTCGCTCAAACCACGCCAGTGATGATGCAACACAAAGCGCCCACCACCAGCAGATATCGGCAATAGTTCCTGCCAGTTCTCTTTCCATTCTGTTTCAGCTGTTCCTCCTCTTGTCTCGCCACCTTCTTCTCCTGCCTTGGCATATTCATTCTTAGACAATTGCATTTTCTCAACTTGAAATTTCTCGGCGATCCAATCTATAAACGTTCTCATCTAAGCACTTCTTCATTTATCCACTTAGGTCTAACAGTTCCACTTCCAACAACCTTCACGCCACTGATTCCTGTTCCCCAAACACCAAATTCATTCCAGCCTTTTCCGCCATCTCTTTTTCTGGCCACCCCACTATATATCTCATGCGCATTCTTGTTCGTGTAAGATGTATACACGATTGCTTTGCGTTGTACATTTCCTTTTAATACTTTGCCAGTAGGACCTGCGAAAACCTCTGCTTGCCGTCGATTTGTAGTCCAAAACGATAATCTTGGCGAAGATACGTGCGGGTCCGCAGTTTGTACTCCGCGATAAAGTTGAAAACTTTCTGGCAATCCCGCAAGCCTCTTTTGGGTCGAATTATACAAAGCATCAACTCCTAGCCGAGTGTGTTGTTTGTATGGAGTATCTGCTGTAAAAGGAGCATCACCAAATTTATTCTGTACTGCTGCCAAAAATGTCTGACCTCGGGGGCTAGTAGGATTACCAGTTATATCTCGCATATTCGCGCTCAGAGTATCACCAATCCAATAAGCCCCATGTTTTTCTCCTGCCAATTCTCCAGTTAACTTTTTTGCCGCACCATCTAATTCAGTTCCCAGAAAAGGACAATCTGTGCCTTCAAAAGCATTTAATTTCTCCGCAACCTGCTCTGGCGATCTTGTTCCTCCTCCGCCGCCGGCAAACCTTCCTCCAGCTCCATGATAAGGATTGAATTTCTGTCCCAACAATCCATTCTCTCTGACAATCCTCGTAGCATTTTCTATCGTATGACATTCCTCGCCATCGGCACAGATTGGAACAGGTCTGCCAATATTCACTTTGCCATCGGCGATAGTTAGTTCCTCTATTCGCACTCGCAGGACTTCTCCTGCCTTTGCTAGTTTCTGTGAACTAGCAGCAGTCTTGCCTATCTTTACATCCTGCCCATTCTGTCGCAGAGCGATAGTGTAGACATATCCATTAGGAACCGGAGTAGTCCTTAATACTTTCGTGCGAAGTTCGATGGGCTGAGGAATGTTCTCCTCATCAGCTTCCTTCCTCTCGTGCTTGAAGAACTGTATCTGTCGCTCTCGTACTATCGCTTCTCTCTCTGTGTCAAATCGTCCTAGAACATGGCTTCTGTCGCGAGAATAGAGTATCCATTTTCCATCCTCTTTAACGATAATCTTCTCGGCCTCGCTTATCTCTTTTGATAGCACTGCGCCTTCTGGCTTATTGCTGCCACAGCCGAGATCGAGTTTGATTGGACCTGTGTCCTTCTGCGCCTCTGCTTGACCTTCCTGCCCTTCTGATAAATTAACAACGGGCAACTTTGTTTCTTTTTCAGACATCTCCTTGGCTGCAGAACCCACATACTCAGCAATAAGCCGCCCACCAGATCCTCGGCCATCAACTTCGAAGGTAGCTCCGTGGCCTAGAAGGAACTCATACTCTGGCTTAAACATCTGCGATCTCTGTGCGATCGCTTCAACATAGAGTCCCCTGGAACCTTTCGGTATTCTAATCTCTAGAATAGTGCCGCCATGGCGGGTGGAGAACCCAGCAGCTACCTTACGATCAAATGATGTACTAACAAAACCATTATCATTAAAGCGTTGTCCAGGCTTAAATTCAATACCTTCAACTCCACGGAAAGCAATTACATCCCTATCTGTCCTTGGAGCCCGATCCATAAGTCTGTTCAGATCTTCCACAGTCTCGCGATTGTCCTTATTAAGTTTGGGCGGCTTACCTTGCCGCAGATGCCCATTGATTGCTTTATACCCCGTCCCACGATAGTCAGCAAGAGCTTGTCGCTCACGTCCTGAAAGCTTCGTATCCCCCTGAAGTGCTGCTCCCCAATCATGTGCCTCTCCCACTGATCCAAAACCCGCAGTCCCAAACCTTCCAGTTGTATCATGATAGGGATTAAACTTCTCTCCCTCGAACTCAATATCCTCAGGGGACCAGCCAAAGCGACTAGTATCTCTCTTGACCTTCTCATACTCCTGCTCCTTGAGTTTAGTTGGATTAGAACCCAAATATTCCACGATTGTATGTCCAGCACTACTTCGACCATTCACTTCGAACCTTGCGCCGCGTGGCAGAAGGAACTCCATCTCCGCACGGTCACCCATAATGCTATCTACATACCGCCCTTTGCTTCCCTTAGGAATATGTATCTCCATAACAGCGCCAGGAGAGCCCAGATTAAGACCTACCTCAGCCTTGCCAGACGCAAAATCCTTGGCTACATTCATCTTGAAAGAACTCGAAACAAAGCCGTTATCCTTGAAAGTCGTGCCAGACTTCAGATTAGCCGCCACCTCACCATTGACTCCCCGAAATGCCGTTACATCCTGATCAAGCGGCTTGCTGCGCCCAATCATCCCGTCCATAACCATAACTCGCATCTTCTGATTTGGCGGCAGATTCCCAGAACGTAGACCACCATTTATGGCGAGATAATCGGTGCCAGTGTAGGAAGCCAGAGCATCAACATCCAAATCTGAATCAGGACCGCTGCCCGCTATAGTTCTTGACTCATGTGAGGATGCCCATTTGTGGGCAGCATCCTCAGAACCGAATGCACCTCCACCACCTCCTCCACTAGCAAACCGCCCCCCAGCGCCATGATGAGGATTGAATTTCTGGCCCTCAAATTCTATATCTTCTGTTTGCCAACCAAATCGAACAGGATTGCCCTTAGACCTTTTCCTTACTTTCTCACCTTCTGGCGTCTCTTGCAAGACCATTGCTCGCTGTGCCATCTCGATAACCTGGCGAGCAACATATGGTTCTGTGCGCTCTTTATCCACATCCAAGGGATTAGCGCCGAGCCAGTTAAGTCTGCGGTCTGGCCTGTCCCAGTTTATCTCCTCTACCTCGGCTGTGATGATATCTCCTGGGCTAGCGGCAAAGCCAACATTGAAAGAGAAGCCGAGGTCTACATATTTCTTGCCCTTGAAATCTACAAGATTATCTAGGTCACCTTCCATCGTCCCAGGAATCAATCCGCCTCGGAAGTTGTATTTACCTCCGGTCACGCTCTTGACCTCGAGCACAATGGCCTTAATTTCTAGAGAATGTTTGATCTTTGCCATCCAGCCTGCAGAAGCACCTGGCTCGTATACTCCATCTAGCGCCTTAAGGACTAGACCTTCAGAAAGGGTTGCCTTGCCAAAGCCTGGAGATTTCCAGGCAGCAATCAGATCTCCTTTGCTCCTAATCCTTGTCTGTGGGGATATCTCTACACCTGCTCGAGAGAGAATACCCTTCACAGATTCTAGCACTTTGCGCCGCTCTGCAAATGGTCTCTCATTAGTTGAATCATTCTGCCAATAGAGAACATCAAAAGCCGTGATGAGAATGTGCGCTGAAGCTTTGAATTCAGAAATTTCCTTCTTGCCGAATGTTCCCGCCATCAAGGCATAAGCGCCCGGATCACGACTCTGCAACAGACTTGGCTTGTATAAATAATGCGATACTACCTCGCCCGCGTATTCGCTGGGAGAAGCAAGAGCATAGGCCGACACAGGCCGAGAGCCTTTCATCCGAGTATAGGCTCTTTGCAAATTCCCCAGACCACCTGCATCCGTTGGAGAAACTTTTCGATCTGGCAAGCCCGCATTCTTTAGGTGTCCAGCTCGTAGATTTGTCAAACTTCTCACAGTTTCGCGGCCCAGAGGAGGATTATCAAAAGGCCTCATCGCATTATGAGTATATTCATGCGCAAGAGTCATACGGAGAGCATCCCCCTTTAAGGACTTTGATACCCGCAGAGTATCACCTTCGTGGTAAGCTCCTATTTCTCCTGCCTCTGATTTAGGCATACTCTCAAAACTCACCACAAATGTCTTGGGGATTTCTACAGGAAAATCTCCAAAAACCTGATTTACTATTGCCTCCTGCTCTGCTGATCCTCCATTCACTACTGCCCCTTCTGCAAACCTGCCTCCAGCGCCGTGATGAGGATTGAATTTCTCTGCGCTTGATAATTCTGGTCTGCCTGCAGTAAGTGTCATCAGGCGTGGACGAGGCCAAGGCTTACCACCTTCCTCCACTCCTACGTTGCAATCCAGAATACAATCTGGCAGATTCTTGAGTTTATCCAATTGTGGATCTGCCGCCATGAGTTTTGCCGCCCGCTCCTCCTGTGAGTCCTCGAAAAAGATAGAAAGCCGAGAGCCAGATTTCTGGCATATCGCACGAAATCCATTGTACTTTGGCTCCGCCACTACGCCTGCCTCTAGATGCTTCTCTACCCACGGCCATATCTCCTCTGGAGAGAATGCATCAGTATGTGCCCTTCCTTTCTGTGCAGGCTTAGGAGGAGTAAAATGCTGGATTGGTTCAAGAGCTACCTTGAAACCTTTGTTCTCCTTGATGGCTCGCAATATACCTTTTACATAGACAGTGCCAAATTCTGGATTTACCTCTTGCTCTAATTTCTTCACTTCAAATTTGGCCTGGATATCTGCGCTCTCGCGCAACGTATCGTCCGTGAACCAGTTGAAAGTCAGAGCATTCCAATAACTCTTATGCGTCGGGTCTGCGAAAGCTCCTGGCCCTTCTGTGGAAGGAACTTCAAAGATCAGTTCTCCACCAGGTTTAAGGACACGCCAGATCTCATCCATTATCTTGATAGGCTCTGGCATATGCTCAAGAAAGTGATGTGCTCGCACAATATCTACACTGTTGTCTGGATATGGTATTCCTTGCTCCAAATCCCAGACCTTGTCAACTTCTGGCCCTGGCTTCTTATCTATGCCGGTGAAACCTTCTTCCTTATTCTCTCCGCAACCAAGATCTAATTTTATCTCTTCAGAAGTTTGCTTCTGTTCCTTATCCTCTTCATCTGGCAAGACTGACTCTTCTGCAATCTTGCCAAGAATACCAAATGGCAATTTCATCAATGGACTCGGTCCAACCAATTCCTCTGGAGGGATCTTCGGCCTCATCACCAGATCATATATAGGCTTGTAATCGCCATGTGGTCCTTCTGGCGCTGGCAGGATATGTACGATGCCTTTCTTTTCTGGGTCAAACTTCTTGCGCAGGAGAAGATAGATACCTTCCAACAGGCTCTTGGTCACATCTGATTGCGCCAGCCGCACCACAAAGTCTATATCATTAGCATCGCCTGGATGCTCTAGTGTGCCCCCTACCTCAGAGATGAAATCTGGAATAAGTACGATATCAGAACCATTGGTCTTGAATGCTTCACCAGAAGGTCGGAGGATGAGAGAATATTCCTCTGTCTGCGCAATCTTGACATCACGTAATAGATCCTTCTCGACCAAGAACAAATCTGGAATCTCCCGACCCAATCGTGACCAATTTGGTACATAACTGCCTAATGTCTCTTTAGTTTCTGGTAACACTCCTCTAAAGCGGCATATATCCAAGGTCTGTTTAGACACCTTCAAAAACTCCTATTTGCTCCAAATCAATTGTGGCCTTGTTTCCTTGCCTGGAAACATTAGTGATGCGGAATACTCCACCTGCAATAACTTCGGCCTGCTCAGAACCAGAAACAAGACTAACAGGAATACCTCTGGCTCCCTTCGCGATTCTGTATACTATTCCATGAGCAGATGGATTCCAGGAGGCAGAAAATTTATCCGCAACTGTTCTTTTGGTAGTCGCAGACATTGCAGGAATATCCAAAATTGCTCCCTTTTTATGAGCCATCAGTACCTTATCGAACGCCCCTTTGGAACTAAATCCCAAACCCCGATACAATTCGCCATCCATGCCAGGAGCATGTTTTAGATCTCCTAACAAAGCCTTCCCTGCTGGACCATATGGGCCTGCAACAAGAGCTGGCGGCCCTGTAGGATTAGCCAAGATTTTCTCAGACGCATTTGTTAATTTCTCATATTGACCATCGTTAGTCCAGGCCTCTGCCCGCCTTATAGTCCCTTTCATTTCGGGATACTGACTCGTTAATCCATCTATCTTCGCTTGAATCTCCTGCGGTTCAAGATCAATATCTTCTGGGGTTATGGCTTTTAATGCAGCAAGTCCAGGGCTAACTTCAGCAGATCCCACACCCGCCGAAGCAAACCTGCCTCCTGCTCCATGATGAGGATTGAATTTCTCACCGATAATCTTCACTTGTCCCAAGAACGCTGCTGCTTCTTTATCTAATTCATCTTGCTGTGTATGTTCTATTCCTCGGCTCTGCATTTCTTGTAGCAAGAGCAGATGTCCGTTGATTACATCCTCGCGGCTGGAACCATCAGAAGACTCTAGGGTATTGCCAATAAAGTGCTTCTCCCAGAATTTGTGCAATTGCGCATGAGTAAATGCAAGTTCACGATTGCTCATGTCTGGCAAATCGGCGGGAGAGATTTTCTGGCTAATTGCTTCCGCCGGCAAGTTCATTCTTTGGATCTCCTAGCAATTGTCGCCACCATTCTTTGCCATAAACTCCCTGGCGATGCACCGGAGTAGGCCCTTTTTCGCGCAACGCCGCCTTATGCTCTGCGCTTACAGAACCATGATTCCGTTCAATACCGTAACCTGGCCAAAACGTAGAATACCCCATTAGCAAGGCATCAACATATGTCTTTGCCACAATCGAGGCTGCGGCCACAAGATTATCCTTGCGTCCTGCCTCCACCATTGCGATACTATTCTTGTGAACAAGTTCTGCTATCTTCTTTAGACTCGTATCGCTTACGACAAAGTCGGCAGCTCCAATACCTGCCAGTCGCAACTTGTCATCCAGAGCACGCACCGCCGCTACTGCTGCCATCTCGCGAGCAGGATAGACTCCGAACCTGCTAATGTCTGCTGGCGTGGCACACTGTACAGAATAGATGGCATGCTTCTGCAGTTCTGCGAAGACTGCCAGCCGTTGCTTCTCTGTTAGATCCTTGCTATCCCCGACACCTGGAATCTCAACCCCATCTGGCAACCACAGTGCTACAACTACACAATCACCAGCAAGGCTGGGACTGAAGTTGCTTTCTTCGCAGGAAATTTTAATCACCTATAGCCTCCGTTCTAAATCTGTTCATCCAAGTATCCATTGTCCGATTGTTCCATTGATATCCCGCATCTAAAAATCCTATAGGCTGAAACTGACGCTCCTCGCCACAATGCTTGCAGATGCCTTTGTTCAAGGAATCCAACATCCAATGATGTTTACAAGGAATCTCGCCCATACCCGCGCAGGAGCCTTCGCGCGTTACAACTTCAACTGTTATCATTTCTTTACTATACTCATTCTTATATTTGGCAGATGTCTCTGCCATACTTCCTTTGCCCTATCTGTGAGACTCTGCCAGCCTCTTGCGGCCATAACAGCCCTCTGCCTCTGCCCTTTGGCTCCTGCTCGGTATCCTTGGACAGAACCTGCGTAGGGCACAGCATTTACTATCAATACACTCTCTGGACGCAGATCGCTATAGAGCCATCCTCTCATCAGAGACCCTGTGCGCTTGCCACCTGCATATGGACCTTTCTTTGGTGGTCGTTTCCAGGGCATCCAGGGAGGATATTTTCCCATCTCGCCCACAAGATCTATGGCAAACTTCTGCAAAGCCGCCTGTATCTGCCCCTTGTCATATTGCGCAGGAGGCTTCTTGGGAATTATGGGTCGAAGAAAGATTGTCATCTATTTCGAAGGTGTCTTCAGAATAACTACATCTCCCAGTTTCCAGACATATCTGAGTTTGCGCTTTTTGTCTGCCATGTCACACAATCTCCAAGGTTAATACTCGCTTCTTAAAGGTAGGGCCAAGTGCCTCAAGTGCATCACTCACAATTCTGAAGGTCGACCCGCGAGGCAGTAATATTTCAGCCTCGGTTGGAAATTTAGACCAAGGCGTCAAAGCAATGCAGGGTTGGTCTGGTTTCAGGATAATCTTCATTAGAACCTCACCTGGTGAGTCAACATAATCATAAGCCGTAGCCCAATCTGCTGATACTGAGGTATAACTAAGATCTGAAAATTTAATACCTACCCCTGAACCGGGACGACCTGGCAGCCCAGAGATATTACCCCCACGCCAAGTTACCAATGGCTGCCTAGGCCTTGATTTGCGCATAGCATCATCTAAACCCTGCTGCGCCCGGACAAACATCTTCTCCGGAGCTGGACCACCTTTCCGCAGAACAGCATTCAGTTCCTCACCAAAAGCACCACTGTATTGGCCGAGAGCATCTACGTTTGTCCTTGTAAGATACTCTCCCTCAAGATAATCAAAATGCCGTAGATACGGATTATCAATGAATTGAACCAGATCGTCCCCAGCCAGTTCTAGCGGTTGAACAGCCTTCTCTAGCATGGGGAATATATGACACCTGCATGAAACATGAAGTGGCGGTTCCTCATTCTCTCCAATGCGCCAACTCTGGCCCTCTAGCGGACGACATCTTGAGCACGTCCAAGGATCTTGTGCAGTTCTCCACTGCACCATCTTTACGCCTGCCTGCTGGTAGGATAACATTGCTCCCTTGGCAAAGAGCCTGGTAGTTTCTGTACTGGCGATACGCAGAGCTCTTGTCTCGCCGAAGAGAGGCTCTATGCTTTTTGTCAGTTCTGTGAAACTCAAGCCTTGTTGCACATTGCTGCGTATGGCTCCTCGCAATCTCTCGCGAGTGACTTGATCTAGACCATTCCACCAGTTTGTAGCAAAGGCTTTAGATTCTGCCTCGAGAAGTCTATCAATTGCTTCTGTGGGAGGAGCGAGTTGTTTGAAATCTTCCAACTCTCCTTCATCTACGAAAATGCCAGCGATGGCTTTGTCGGCAGCTAGCACATATCCTTCTTGAAACAGGTTGTGTGCAAGAGCATCGAGAAAGGCTTCATCCCCTACTTTAACGGTAATCCACTTACTCCCATCGAAGTACTCCGCGCCTCGAGCAAAAGCTTTACGCCAGAGCTCTTCCGCTGCAGAATCATGCGTCGACTTGAGAATATCTCCGGATGCTTCGGCACGTAAGACCTCTACAGCAGCACCTCTCTTAGTAGGAAGGCGTGTGACCGTTATCATATACCCATCTTCTCGAATACCGCTTCCGAACGCGGACCTAGCTTGACGCCTTTTCTAACCCGCATCTGAAAGCCCTCTGCCCAAGCCTCGTGAACGTTCGTAGCTGTGGGAGAGATGTCCTTCATATCTTGCATGGCGGCAGAGACTATCAACGCTTTGTTAAGGCCTACACTTCCGAGCCTTGGACTGTATTCTATCGCATGTCCGGCTTCGTGTAAAACGGTGATCTCTCGAACGCTGTGAGAATCAATACGCATGGTGCCACTACCCGCTTCGTAGCTACTAATCCCATCAAAATCTCCAACCTTAACCGTAAGATTTTGTGGTAGGAGATCTGGAGGAGCTTTGCCTAGCGCACCTCTGATTGTCGTCTCTTGCGATCCCGTCGCTCCCTCGATCGACCCGCCCCAACTTCCCTCTCCGAATCTTCCTCTCGCATCATGATGAGGATTGAATTTCTGCCCTATCTCATGTAAGTGTTCCTCTGCAACTTCATATCCTGCCTCGAGGAGTTTTCGGAAGACTGGAGTCATCGTTTTCTGTACTTCTGTTCCTATATCTTCCCAGAAGACTTGGTCATCTAGAAAATTCTCCGTAGCAGCCACAACAATCACAATGGCTCCTCGTTATGAAATTTCGTCAGCTTTTGACTCAAAACTTCGAGATCGTCAAGCTCGCGTTCCCATATAACTAGCGTCTGGAAGCCAAACGAAGCAAAGAAATCTATTCTGTCCTGCGGATTCTCGCCTCGATGCCAATAGTCGCCATAAAGTTCTATGAGTTTCTTCTGGCCGTCGGCATTGGCAAAATCTGGACAACATCCGCCAAGAATGAGTTGGCCATCACCAACATAACAATATTGGCAAGGAAAGAGTTCATCCAGAAATTGGCCAAGAAGAGTTTCGGGCTTATTTGGGCGAATAGCCATAGACTTCATTATTGCAGCAACAGTATTCTGGCGATATTTGGGATCTTGCCAAAGCCTCTTGTTATTCTCTCTGCGTTCGGCTCTTATGACCGGATCCGCAAACCTGCGAATGTGCGCAAGGCTTTTCTTTTTCTTTGTATTCTCACTGTCAGTTCTGCCTTTAAGTGCTAAGCCGATGTTAGGCTTAGAAAATGATTTCCCTATAAGCCCAGCGCTAATCCTGCAACGATGCTCTTCGCTAAGAGCTTTACCTGTCCGTGCGGCTATCTGTTTGGCACGGTATTCTGGGTCTCGCCACAGTTCCTTATTAATTTCTGCGCGCCGAACTCTGGCTGCAGGATTGGCAAATCGACGGATGCCAACTTGGCGCATTTTCTCCCGCTGAGGAGTTCCCTTCTCTGGATCTTGCCAGAACCTTTTTAGTTTAAGACTGAGATTCTTCTTTGTTTCTTCGCTATGCGATACGCCACGACGATCAAAACTGCGTCGCACTTCTTCCGTAAGAGGATGAGAAGCACGGTAGGCTTTCATGGCAACGGACATCTTATGGCGCGCTTCCGGTGTCCAAACACGACTCTTAGCTTCTGGTGACCAAGCCACGATTCTCCCCCCCCAGACAGCCTGTCCTAATTTCTCTGCAAAATCTGAAGGGAGCTCCAGCCCGACAAGTTCCGGCCTGCTAGCTAAACTCGTTACAGAAACTGGAGCTCCCATGCTACGCCTGCTCCTGTTGCATGCGCGCGACGATGCGCTTGTGCATTTTGCGGAGCGCCTGTTTTGCTCGCTCCTTGACTGTATCCTCTACATCCAGGCGTTCTTGCTCTATCTCCTCAGGCCCAGCGTGGCGTATCTCGTCCGCAGCCTCGCGCAAGGCTTCACCACTTAATACATCGTCCAGACCTGCCTCTTTGAGGATCTCATCGAGTTCCTTTAGTCCTCGCTTCTTCTGCTCCTGGGGAATTGTCTGAGCAGGTTGCGCTGTCGGAGAAACTATTTGATGGGGCTTCTCTATGTCCTGGAGAGTTTCATTTGGCGTGAGGTCCAGACCGCCCATGGAATCAAAGATCTCTGGCGCGAGATCTCCAGAGTCTCTTGCCATCTGACGAGCCACCGCTGGAGTTATCTCTCCAGAGACTATGCGTTCTGCCCGTTCTTTGGCCCGCAGTTCTGCGAGGGCAGCCTTCTCTGTCTCTGCCTGTACATCCAGTTCTGTCCACCTGAATTCTACATTCTGCGGCAGCACTCCTCGGAAGTTGAGAAAGTGTGACATGATCTTCTGGAAGAGGGCTGGCCCCTTGCCTCGGCTCTTCAAGTGTAGAATGTATGACTGGGCTGAGGTACCCAGGTTGCCACCAGGCAAGGGGGCAAACTCCTGATAGTCTGTGAGAAAGGCCATAGCAATAGCAGAGATGTAGAGTTTGAAAGTTACTTCCTCATCATAGCCATCTGGCATGGAGGCCATCTCGATTGTGTCATGCCCAACATCAACATTAGGCGCGACCGAACCAACCATTAGAGGCTCTAGATAGCGCTGCAGGCCCTTACTGTCGGCAACAACCTGTTGCTTCTCGAGGGCATCTCTTATCTGCTGAGGTGTGATGCCCTTGACCAAGTGGATTGCACGATTGAATCTTCCTCCGGTTTTCTCTTCACGGTATACAGAAATGTTGCGAATGACCTGTGCTGCTCGCATTAGCCTGGTAAGGGCACTAAACTGCAACTTGTAGAAGACGCCTTTGACCGCATGCTCAATTGGTGAGGGCAGCTCCATCAAATTAACAATTTGGTAATACTTCATATAATGATAAGCATTCAGACGATCAAGATAGATAAAAGGAATCTTAGGATCGCCCGTAGGATAACATCTGCCAGCGTCCAGATGATTGATGCCAATGCAGGGAGCATCTGGACTGTCGGAGGCTCTTATTATTTCAACATATGCTCCACTATCTTGACTATAGAGATCTAGAGAAATTTTTGTAATGAAATCTTCCCAGCCTTCGCCTAGGTCAGCATTGAGGAGGATATCCTGATAGATGCGTGCTGTGCGAGGAGGCCCTTCCACTGCCCAGCTCAGGGCTGTATTGCGAGCAGTTACTATCCCAAGAGCTGAGGCGAGAAAGTTCTCTGTCGGGATAAAGGCACGCAGTTGCCGATCTCGCATCTTGGGAGATTGCCCCCATGGCGTGATAGCATCTGCTACCGCTGCTACCCAGAGGATATATGATTCCGCAACTGCTGCTCCATCAGGACTCTCAGGAGTACTTACGACAGAGCGAGCAAGAGCTTGCAGGTCTGCTGCCTTCTCAGCCGTGCTTACGCTCCCGTCGCCGTCATCTGGCATAATTGCCTCCTCGCCCGCCAAAAACCGATTTCAAGAAAATTCCTCGAATATTCGGAGAGGGTCCATTGCCTTCAAAACCAACTTCACGGTTGTCAATTCTTCTTGCTGAATTTCTCTGCAAGTTCTTCTGTTCCTCGTCGAATCCCTTCCAAAATAATCTTCTTCTTTGTCATACGAGGCTTCTTGGCACACTTCTTCATTCCTAGATCTTCCAAATAAGGCAATACAGGACTTGTCATAATTGTTCTCCAGCTATAGAACTAGCCAAAGACATCTGTTGGCTGCCATAGATAAAGCAACGACTAAATCCACCTTCCGCTCCATTCCCTTTTTTACGATCCTCAGTTTTGTATCTTCTTCCTTGGATATCTTCATCGCAGCATTCTGTATATGTTCTCGTAAGTCCTTGTCACCTGTGTGCCATATGCGCCGGTTTACTATCAGATCTCGCAACTCGCTGTCTGCGATCATTCTCTCTCGCTGCTGGGGGAAAGGCTCAACCCATGCGACGCTCTCCCGCCGCAGATTCTGGCAAAGGCTTTCGAGTTGATATGGGTCATACGCCACCTGAATTATATTATAACCTGGAACCAGAACATGATTTTGGCAGGCCTCACAATCATCGCGCGTGAAAGGAGGATAATGCGGATGCCCTGCGGCGCAGCCACCTTGGCAGAGAAAACGAATGAATCCTTCTGGCTCCTTGAAGTCTATGTAACCCCCTTGCGGTTCCCATTTGCGGCAAGCCCTGACTGCGACTTCATCATGTCGCACTGGATGTCTGGTGACTGCAACTATACCGAAGCAGTCACCAGTCACTGCCGCATCCACACCCAGCACGCAAGGAGTCTTGTCCCCTGGGAGGAATGGAGGCAATTCTGGATCCTCGCATCGATCCCACAAGGCCAGAGGGATGAATTCCATGATACCCCCGCCGCGCAGAGCATCCTGTGGCGTCATTGGGGCGAAGTGGTCCAGGGCTTCTATGGGCATAGAACCTTCCTGCAGCTGGTACCAGTTTGTAGGACGCTCTCTGGCATTCCAGGGCTGGAAAAGAGGATACAGAACATTAGAGCCGGCGACGGCAGAGTCCCACAGAGAGGACACAAGGTCTGCATCACCAGCGCCCCTGGTCACGATGTGACAGGAACCATTCGGTGCAATAGTGGAATAGACTGAAGGCCAGGTCTTGTCGGGGAAGGGCATGCGCGCGAGTTCATCTACGTGAGCATGAGCGCAACTCTGATCAACCGACACATGGGGACCAGCGGGATAACAAACTATCCTCCGTAAATCCTCCAGCCCCAGCCGGAAGCGCAGGCTATGAGTTGTGTCGCCACCAGCTTCTTGAGACAGGAGGTTCGGCCTGATCGCTTCTGGCAGCTTCTGAAGCCCGAATCTAATATACTCTAACAACTCCACAGAGGCTGTGTCGCTGCGTGAGAAGATATGCACCCGCGCATTCGCAGGTCCAAAGAGTGCGACCCATGCATCATACGCGCATTCTAATTCTGTGAAGCCGAGTTTACCAGCTTTGAGTGCGAGTATCCATTTATGCTCTTGCGCGACGGCTACAAATTTATCCTGACCAGGCCATAGGCATTCTCCCAGGATAGATATCTGCCCAGTCTCACGATTCACAAACTGCCAATGGCCGAGGAAGTTCCTAAATGAGGCAGAGCAGAAGCGACGCAGTTCCTCGGTTTCTATCTCTCGCAGGTATCGTTCTCGGTCTTCGGAAGAGAGTGCTACAGCATTGTCAACTTGTACCATTTGTTTATCCTGGATATGCAGTGTTTTTACAAACTAAGCCATCATAACGCAATTTCTTTTAAAGCGCCTGGTTGTGAACCGAGGTACTTAGCGACTACATTCCCACGTTCACTAGTACCATCGATCCTAAACCTAGCATTGCGGGGCAGAAGGAACTCCATTTCGCTTCTGGCAGGCACAACTCTTCCAACATATACTCCCCTAGAACCCTTTGGAATATGAATCTCCAATACCTTCCCTGTCCCTGCCCTGCCCCCTGAAGGAGCAAAGCTTTCTGCCACAGAATGAGAAAATGATGTACTGACAAAACCTTTATCTGCGAAAACTGTGCCAGGCTTCATTTGAGCAGCAACAGGACCACCAACGCCTCGAAAGCCGATTACATCAATATCAGTGGGCTTCCCTTTTGCAATAGCTGAATTAAGGTTACGAATATGATTCTTATTACCAACAGATATTTCATCAGGGGCTTTGCGTAAACCACCATTTATTCTTGCATAGCCAGACCAGGTATATACTTCTACTGCCCTCTCTTCCGCTGCATCGAGATCAATCTGGTCTTGATATGCCGCTCCCCACATACCATTCCCAGGTTGGATAGCACCTGCCGCCCCTCCTCCACCTGGTGCAAATCTTCCACCTGCACCATGACGCGGATTGAATTTCTCTCCCTCGAACTCAATATCTTCAATGTTCCAAACAAAACGCACAAGTTTGGAATTAAGTTTCTTAACGCCCTGCTCAATTTCTTCTAGGAGTATTTGTGCTATACCAGGCTCGAATTTCGCACCTAGATCTTCTAGATAGGGCTGCGCTGGATGAATCATATTAATTACCGCGTCCCCGTGCTAAAATCGGTTTCTGGAAAATTACTCGAACAAAAATCGATTCTGAGAATTTTACTCGAACATTTGGGGAGGGTCCATTGCCCCTCGATATCAAATCACGGTTTCGAGTTCTCCTCATATCACTTTCACGGTTTCGAGTTCACAAGCCGACAGAACACAAACTTCTTTTCACCAGAAAGAGAATCTGCCTTGTTGTTGTATCCTATCGCAGGTCACGTGCGCGCTCTCGCGAGACTCCTTTTGCGATAGAGCGTGTGCGCTGTTCCATACCGAAAACCCAGGGTTAGTGCGCTTAGGCCCGTTTTTCATCTGTCCTTTCGGCGGAGTCACTCGCTTTGTCCCTCTATAGGAAGTTCTATCGCTGTGCTATCTACTACTTCTCCCTGGGGCAGGAGTAGGGATTCTTTGAACTTCGCAAGTTGTTCGTCTGTGAGGTCTTGTATCTTCTGAGGAGGACTTCCTGGTCCTACCTGGATGTAGGTGAAGCCTGGTATCTGGGGAATTCCATTCTTGCCTCGTATGTGCTGCAACTCCTCTATCGCTGTCTGATTGTCGGAGATGACTCTGAGGAGTGCTGCCTTGCCTGCAGCATCTACTACTAGTGCCTTGCGCCGGTCACGGAATGCAGCTTCCTGAATAGATTCTCTAGCGATGACTGCCATCTCCACTAGGGCGGCAATCTTATCTACGCCCTGGGAGAGATAGAGTTGCTTCCCACGCTGTATATCTCGCCAGACTGTGATATAGGCAACCTTCTGCTCCTCTGCTATGGCGACAGGAGAGATGCCCTCCAGATAGGATTCCCACACACGCAGGACACGATCTACAATATGCGGCTGTTCATTCCAGGGGAGACGGCCGGTTCTAGGTGTCATCTCTCAGATCCTCGGGTATTGAGCTGGGTATAAAAGTATACTTTTGAAGCTGAGAATTTCTCATTCGGGAGAATCTTTCTTGAGGATAGTGATGAGACTGGCTTGTAGAAGCCTTTCGTTGAAGATACAACAACAGTTCCCTTGATCCCTAATATCTCCAGTCGCTCCCAACCTGACTTCATCATAATCTAGTCTCTTCCCTAATCTTTCTTCTATTCATTTCCGGATTTGCTCCCGTACCCTCAAATTGTTTCTCTATTCATCTCGCATCAAGAAAGAGATTTCCTCTCTGGGCCTATCGGCCTAATTGAATTTTACCCCCTCTGGAGTGAAAAGAAAAGGTTTCATTCTGCATCTACTATCCATTTTACGAGAAGTTCTTCCCCACGTAGGAAATATCAGTCCTCTCACAGTTGCAGAGTATGTGCTCACGAAAGTCCTGAAGCGACATTTCATCCCCATAATCAGTCTGGATTCTAATATCGCCAGAGAGAGTCTCTAAGATTTCTGGCGGCAGTGCGAATATAAACTCAGTCTTGCCTTCGCCAATGCCTGCTCGCTTGCCAATATGCAGGCAATAATTTGTTCCCATTTGGTCTGCTTCTCCTTATGGACATCGATCAGGCAAGTAATCTTTTATCCCATTGCCAGGATTCTCGTGATCCCGTTTACAGACTCGGCCACAAGTAGTGCAGCGATCTGCCAGCGCCAGAGATTGGCCACCAGTCTGTCGTCTCTTCAAAATCCGCGATGAGCATCAGAATGCTGTGCTAAATGCTCTTCGCATATTGGTGTATGCTCCCACACTCCAACTGCTGATTTGCCACAGAGTTTGACTGGCATAACATGGCCTGCTTCATTGGGTCCCCAAAGTGTGATGCCACAAGTTAAATGTTCTTCCTCGCGAGCAGGAGGATCTATCGCAGTCATCAGTCTATCTCTTCTGCTGCGCAGCAGTACGCTCTAGATTCTTGTCCTGGAGTTTCAAGGCAGTTACTCGCCATGTTGAACCACAGTTCTGGCATTCATAATCAAATCCCAATGATCCCCTTCCAATCCAGATCATATCACTTGCCCCACACCAAAGACAGCGGCTTAATACTTCTGCCATGTTTCATTCCCCGCTGGCAGTAGGGTGGGCTAATCTGGTTTCTCGCCTTGCTCGCATTCCTCCTTGTGCGCTTCAAGACAAGCATCAGAGCAAGCGTAGGCACCGCAGATCGGGCAATTTAGATCTTTGCCACAATCAGCCGCGCACCATACACAGATTTCGGTCTCCTCATTCTCTACTATCATTCGTCTCTTTCTTGGTTCCTAATAATGTCTCTTAGGATTTATCTCATCGAGTACCGCCCAACTATCATCGTGACCAGTCCCTGGATGCCATTGAAAGCGACAACCCCAGAGAGTATTGCACTTTGTGCACCGATAGACCTGATAACCTTGACGAGAGCCATGCGGTGCATTGTCAAAGTCTACCACGTTTAGTGGGTGTTCTATTCTCTGCAAGTCAAGCGCAGGATCGCAGCATGGACGAGTTTGCTGTCCAGAACCACGACAATGAGGGCAAGATTCTGTAACTGTGTTCATCTACGTCTTGGATCTGGAACTCTGGTTGCGTCTGGCCGTGATCCATGTCTTTCTCGAATAATTTTTTCTCTCGATTCAGACAGCAGTGGTTCTATCTCTCCTTGCACAACTTCTAACTGAGGCTCATCAAAGGTCTGGAGTTCGACAGGGACTCCATCCTTCAGATGTTGCGACTGTACAGCAATCCTCACACAACCATTTAACCAAACTGTGCGCGCGACTGCAATTCCCTCCATGCTTGTGATGGTATCTCTGACTTTCTGCCCTAGTTTGATTTCCACCTTAGAATCTCCTTTCTCTGGTGGCAATTATGATTTGAGATCTGCCTCTGTAATTATATATGTTTGCCGTCCGACAAGTTGGTCGCGCAGGCCAAGCATTTGGCGAACTGAGGCAACATCTATCTGCCCAGAATGTCCCTGTTGTTCGGCTAGCGCATCTAGATTATCCATTCATCTTCCTTCATCAATCTATATCCAGAACTGATCCACATTCTGGGCAAGTTCTGACTTCTCTCGCAACAGCAAGCCATTCTTCTTGTGTGCGCCAGTTCATATCTCTGATACGCCGAGAAACTCTCGCCAATTGTGCGATCAATGCCTCTCGCACAGTCAGATTCCCATGTTCCTCTACGAAATCAGCATCATCTGTGAATGATTCATCAAGATTTCTATCTAGAAGTGCATCCTCCCAATTGAGCAGAGATCTTAGAGGGTTGTAACTTCTATCCCAGAAGTCGTCCTGTTGCCATTTGCAATTATGGCAATGCAGATATGCCATCATTCTACCTCAAGAACCTTATGACAACTGTGCGCTAGACAGAGTGAAATATAGAAATTTCTGTGCGGGGCGATAACTTCCCAAGCAGAACTAACATCTAACCACAATGCCATAACTCTACTACAGTTTTTGCTACAGACCCTGAATCCCCAACCAATGCGAGGACGTGATTGGGGAGAATATTCTCTATGGAAAAGCCGTTCGAAAACGGTCCTAGATATACTGAAAGGATGACTTGGTTCCTTGAGTTCCACACGATAATGCGGATTGGGCAAGCCGCGCAGACAAATGCAACAAGTCGGGCCATGCGATGCTCCACCTTCGGGATAATTGACTTCAGTGATCTTTACCTTAACTGTTCGACAACTCATTTTTGGCATCCTTTTCCTTTGAGTCTTTTGATCCAAATTTCTGCTCCATCCACCTAA